AAATGATCTATAAAACGTTAAAAGTATATTATGTAAATATTTACGTTTTTTTAATAGATATATATGTCTCTATAATACAAATTAAACTAAAAAAATTAAATTATGAAAAAAACATTATTATTGATTGCACTATTATTCGGTACTGCAATATTTGCACAAGGTGGCGACATTGTAGCAGTTCCGACATTATGGGATACTATAGTTACTATATTCGTTCCTGCAATACTAGCTCAAACTTTAGTACTTTTTGCTGATGCTAAAAAATATTACAGTAGTGAAATCTGGTCTTGGTCTATTTTCTTTGGTACAAAGATTAAACCATTCCTTATTACTACATTTGGTGGGGTAGCACTATATGTAATATTACAATTAGTACCTACCACACAGCCATTTATTGAAATTTTCGTTGGATCCCCTATCGCTTCATATAGCGCTGCTGCTTTATTTGGTGCTGCTGCTGCAATCGTTGATGGATTTACAAAGAAAAGTAAATAATACTAAAAAGATATAAATTCTTTAAATAGATATATATTAAATAAAAAAGGAGCCTTCAGGCTCCTTTTTTATTGTAGAAAACTTTTTTATAACCATACTTTAAAAAATTAGTTTTTTGATATATACATAAATAAGATTTTAGATCAGATGGCATATAGAATAATACTAAGAAAAGATACATCGACAAAATGGGCAAAGAATAATCCAGTTTTATTGGACGGCGAACCTGGCTACGAAACAGATTCTCGTATGATGAAAATGGGAGATGGTATTACTCCCTGGGCATCACTAAATTATTATATAACTGGACCAACTGGTGCTGCTGGTATAGGAATTACCGGATCATCAGGAGCAACTGGTGCTACAGGAATAGGAATAACAGGAGCAAACGGAGCAACTGGAAGTGCAGGATCATCAGGAATAGGAACGCCTGGACCTACTGGCGCGGATGGTATAGGTATTACTGGTCCTACTGGAGCTACAGGTGCTGATGGTATAGGTATTACTGGTCCAGGAATGATAGATAAAACAAAAACAGAATTAGATGCTTTAATATTAGCTAATGGATTAATACCAGGTACAACTTATCAAATATCAGGGGTTCATCCAACTCTTTATGATGATGGAACTACATCGGGGACTACTATATTCTTAACCGCACTTACTATAAATGAGCTAAGTAAGGAAGGATATGGTGAGTTTTGGAATCCAAAATATGATACTAATTTCATTTGGAATAATAGAGGTACATGGGTTGCAACACTTATTGGAGGGATTAAACCAGATAGGGATGAGCCGATCACTGGTGATAATGGTGCAACCGGTGATTTATTTGGTAATTTCTATAGTAATAAATTTGTACCGACTAGTGGTACTTGGTCTACAGTAACTATTATTACCGGAAACTATTCGGGTTTTAGTGCAAGCGTATCATCAATTACATTACCTGCATATAGCATCGGAAATAAAGTAATATGGGGTGGGTATACATGGACAAATTTAACAGGTAATATAGGTACGTATACCGATGGATTTCTATTGGATAATGTAAATTGGTTAAAGGATACATATGATACGATAAACTATAATAGAGTTATCGATACTATAGAATATGACCATATAACTGATAGAATTAAAAGAAGAAGGGATGTATATAAAAACGATGTTTCTGATGATGATGGTGTTATCTCCCCTATAAAAGCATTCATGTTCGGAAATTCGCTAGTTAGTAAAAATATAGTAACTGGTGATTCATTTGTGGATAATATCAATTTCGATGGAAGCTACTTCACCGATAATATATTTACCGTCTCTTATTTTGAAAGTAATATGATAGTTGGCGGTTTAGCCAGAGTACAAAATAATATAGTTACTAATAGTTCCATTAACACCAATATATTAACAGATAATTCAAGAATATCGGATAACACTATATCTAGTTATTCGAATATTTCTGATTGCTTACTTAGTAATACCACTATTATAGAATTTAATATGGTTTTAGACAGGAGTTATATACAATATAATACGCTGAGCGGAAATTCATCAATAAAAGATAATTTTTTACAGGGAAATAGTGGTATAGATAGCGACATACTTAGAAATGCAAATATAGTCTCAAATAAGTTTTATAATAGTTATTTCTTTTATCATGATTTTACAAGCTGTAATATATACGAATGCTATTTCTATAGCAGTGAAATAGATAGTCAAATCTGGACATCAAAAACCATGGGATATTTAACTATGGAAATAGGTGGTGGTAGCTTTAGTACAAATTTAAGTGCGGCAACCATAATATTTGGATCTTATCCTAAAACAATATATAAAAGGCCGGATGGATCATTTAGATTAAGATATTATGATAATTCAGATACACTTACAATTACTACAATTACTACATAAAAATATAATTTATACGAAATGGCATACAGAATAGTATTAAGAAGAGATACATCAGTAAATTGGGAAGAAAACAATCCAGTATTACTATCAGGTGAACCCGGATATGAAACAGATTCACATATGATGAAGATGGGTGATGGTATTACTCCCTGGGCATCATTGGATTATTATATTACTGGATCAACCGGTCCAATAGGAGCAACTGGTGCTAACGGTATGGGTATTACTGGAGCTGCAGGTGCTGATGGTATAGGAATTACCGGACCTACTGGAGCTACTGGTGCTGATGGTATAGGAATTACCGGATCGGGAATTATAAATAAAACAAAAATAGAATTAGATGCTTTAATATTATCTAATGGATTAGTAGCAGGAGCTATTTATAAAATAACTGGTGTTCATCCAACTCTTTATGATGATGGAACTACATCAGGGACTACTATATTTTTACAAGCTCTTACATCGAATACACTTTCCAAAGATGGACACGGTGAATTTTGGAATCCAAAATATAATAATACATTGTCTGGTTTTGGTATATGGAGCAATAGAAGTACATTAACGAGTGGATATGGTGCAACAGCGGTTGGCATTTTTATTCATAATGAAATTATTACTGCAAGCACCGGTGCAACAGCTAATATGGTTTGCGTTCCTTTTTCATCAGCACTTTCAGAAAGATATAGTTATGTTGCTATTACTGATCCAATTGGAGATTGGTCGATAGCAACCAGTATTACTGGGAATACATCCGGTGCTACATTAACGATTTCTAGTTATACCCCAGCAAATTATAACATAAATGATAAAGTTATTTGGGGTGGATATTCATGGACTAATGTTAATGGAAATATAGGTTCAGCTTCTAATGTTTTAAGTTTAGATGCAGAATGGACCAAAGACATATATTCTATTACTGATTATAATAGAGTCATAGATGTTATTTCATATGATTATATTAATGATTTAATTGTTAGACGACTGGAGGTTGAAGGCAATAATGAAGTTACTACTAGCAAAGAAAATATTGATCATTTAAGTTCGCAATATGGATTATCATTTGGTAATGAACCAATAAATGTGTTTATGTGGGGAAATGTAACTCTATATAATGGGATTTTTAATAATAAATGCGATAGCAGTTACTTTGAATGTATTAACTTCCAGGGAAGTTATATAAATGGCAATACCATTAAAACGAATAGTGCTTTTTATAATAATTTAATTATAGAATCAAGTTATTTAGAGTATTTAGAAATAAAAGATGTTAGTTATATCTATGGTAATATTTTATTAGGATCGACCATACGGGATACGCAGATAATTGATCATAGTCGTATTATATCAAATAGCATGACAAATTCCGGCATATATTCTCAATCGATGATTAATAATGGAATTATTAATAATAATACTATATACATAGGTGAAATTGGTTCAATTATAAATAATAATGGATCCATTGAAAATAATTTGGTATGGCAAGGTTCCATTAAAAATAATCATATTAAGCAAGGAGGAATTAGTGGATGTGATTTAAAAATAGGACATATTGAAAATTTAATATTAAATTTATCTACAATAAGTAATACCGCGTTATATACGGAATCGTATATAAGTAATAGTATTTTTAATAATAGTTCAATAGAATTAGGTTTACTGAATCCATTATCTACAAAAACGATTACTAATCTGATAATGGAAACGTCTGATATTATCGTTGATATCTCATTAGCCACATTAATATTTGGGAGTTATTCTAAAACAGTTTACCAAAGACCCGATGGAACTGTAAAAATAAGATGGTATAATGATAGCGATGTTCTTGCTATAGGAGATATAACAGATTAAAAAAATAAAAATATAATGATAATATATTCACCAAAAACAGTAAATGATTTACAAGCAAATTCAGAGGGAATAATAGATGGGGTAGTTCCAAATTCTCTCAATTTAACAATAATAGGTACACCGTACAAACCTCTAGGATTAGCATTACAACCACCAATAATATTAGCAACTTCAAGCGGGATACATACCAGTACTATTTCAAAAGTTATATATGATTTTACATTTAATGAATCGGGTCAAAATGATCACATAACTACGCTAGCATTTAATGATTTGGAAGGAATTGTTAGTAATTTTTTTCCTAGCAACATGACAGGTCTAACTACATTATCATTACCCTTATTAAGTATAGTGATGGGAGATTTCAAGCCACAATATTTACCGTTACTTACAACTTTAAATATAAATTCATTAGAAAATATAGTTGGTAATTTTAATCCAAATAATATGAATATATTAACTACGTTAAGTGCTCCTTCATTAAAAAGAATATATGATATAAATATCACTAGCATCCCATTATTGTCAACTTTAAGTTTACCAATGTTAACTACTTTACATAATTTTAATAATACATTACCCATAACAACATTAGATTTATCGAGTTTAACAACATGTAATATATTTTCACCAACTTTAAATAATCTAACTACATTAAGTCTAGATAATCTAACTACATGTAAAACGTTTGAACCTATTTTTGGTTTAGTAACATCACTGACCATGAATTTATTAGATGCAACGTCTTCTTTTGGCCCGAGAGGAGATTCTATAACATCACTGGTTATGACATCGCCAACATTGGTAAACTTTCATCCTATGTATATGAATGCATTAGCAACATATACAAATACAACGTTATTAAATCTTAGTGGTTATTTTTATATGTCGGGGATGAATGCAATGACGTATCTCAGTTTTACTAATCTAACTACGATAGTAAAAGAATTCTATCTTCAATATGATTTTCCATTATTGAATTCTATCGATTTTCCTATGTTAGCAAGTGTTGGTATATTTGAATTCACAAATCTTAATAGTTTAACAATCATAAATTTACCCAGTTTACAAACAGCAACTAGAATAGCTATTTCTAATATGCCACTATTAACTACAATTAGTCTTCTCTCGTTAGTATCAGTAGGCGGCACAATAACAACATCGGTTACACCTAATATAGAAAGTATAAATATTGGTACTATAGGTACGCTTAAAAATATCGGAGGTAATATATCGTTTACTGATATAAAGTTAACATTAGTATCGGTTGAACACATATTAGGAGTACTTGCATCATTAGATGGTACAAATGGAACTACCACTTGGGGTACAGGAAGAACCTTAAATATATCAGGAGGTACTAGTGCAGGTTTAGCTTCGTTATCATCACAAGGAATAATAGATAGAAATGTTATAATTGCTAGAGGTGGTACAGTAACAATGAATGCTTAAATATAAAGATATATAAGACATGGAAAATAAAATGATGAATTTCGAGGAATTCGAGAAAATTAATGAATCTATAGACATAGATTCTATACAAAAAATAACTAATCTTGATAGAGATATTGTAAAAAATTCTATATCTAATTTATCAGTGGGTAAGGAATTATCACAATTAGACAAAAATGATATTAAGGTATTACAAGGTATAGTTGCTGTAGTACCAGATGGTATTTATGGAGCTAAAACTAGAAGTGCGGTTAAGAAATATCAGGAATCAACATTAAAAATGTCAGATTCAGATCCGATTAAATCTAAAAGACCTGATGGTATATGGGGTCCGGAAACAGCAAAAATAGCATTTCCTGACAAAGCCAATACAGAAAAATCTTCAAAAATAGAAAATACTAAAAAGCCTAAAGAAAAAAATCAAAAAACTTATTTATTCTTCAATGGTAATAAATTGGATTTTATAGAAAATGGTAAAATAGTAAAAACGTGGAAAGCAATATCAGGTAGAACATATTATCACTGGAACGTAAAGCCTGAGATATGGGAAAAAAGATATACTATTTCACCAGTAGAATTATCAAAAGTAAAGCAGGAAGGACCAATACCTCAGGGAAACTATACGCTAGGTTCTACTCAAACTAGACCGACCGATGATAAGTGGAGAACTGATCAGGAATACATTAAAAAAACATTATCGGAAGTTACAGTAGCTGGTTTACCTGGTGCAAATTTTCAGCCAGATACCCACGAATTCTACGATAATACACCATTATCACTAATGGCCTGGGGTAACTGTAGATGGGCAATTATACCAAATAAAGATACTAATACCTATGGAAGAGGAAGTTTCTATTTGCATGGTGGAGGAACTCCTGGATCTATAGGATGTATAGATCTAGTAACAGAATCACCAGAATTTCTGAAATATTACGAAGCATGGAGGAAAAAAACGGGAAATAGTACAATAGCATTAAAAGTTGATTATTCAACTTTTAATAAAAATGTACCTATTGACGTAGCATCACAACCATATAAAATGATATCGCCTAAACGACCTGATAAAATAACATGGTATAACGAAACAGATTCGGTAATAAAAGATACACTAACTAAGAATAAAATACGTATAAGATATCCGGAAACTTTGAATGCTAGGAAAATATAATTTTTTTTACTCGAAATTTTATTTTATTTTTGCATAAAAATATAAATGCAACATCAAATAAATTAAAATGAGCGAAGAAAAACCTAAACCCCCTTATAACAGTAGTAATTCAGATAATACTGGATCCAATGATCCAGTATATAAAAAATCACAAAACAAAACTCCATTTCTAGATCAATACTCAACAGATCTTACGTTTATGGCTGCTAACGAAGAACTCGATATTATAATAGGAAGAGATGAGGAAATAGAAAGGGTCTCACAGATATTATCAAGAAGGAAAAAAAATAATCCAATTTTAATAGGAGAACCGGGTGTTGGTAAAACTGCAATTGCTGAGGGCCTTGCTATAAAAATAATACAAAGAAGAGTTTCTAGAGGATTACTTAATAAGAGAGTGCTTATGCTAGATTTGGGTTCATTAGTAGCAGGAACCAAATATAGAGGACAGTTTGAAGAAAGAATTAAATCTATATTAGAAGAATTAAAAAACAATAAGGATATCATAATTTTTATAGATGAAATACATACCATGATAGGTGCTGGTGGATCATCTGGATCCTTAGATGCATCTAATATGTTTAAACCTGTTTTATCCAGAGGGGAAATTCAGTGTATAGGTGCTACTACGTTAAATGAATATAGACAATATATAGAAAAAGACGGAGCTTTAGAAAGAAGATTTCAAAAAGTAATAATAAATCCACCTAGTGCAGAAGTTACTATAGATATATTAAACAACGTAAAAAGTAAATACGAAGAGCATCATAATGTTACTTATACTCAAGAGGCTATAATAAACTGTGTAAAGCTAACCGAACGCTATATAACGGATCGAAATTTTCCAGACAAAGCTTTAGATGCTTTAGATGAAGCGGGCAGTAGAACGCAACTACATGATGTTAAAATACCTAATAGCATAACTAAGTTAGAAAAAGATTTAACGATTCTGGAGGTAAATAAAAAAGCATCAGTTAAAAAACAGGATTATGAAAAAGCTGCTAGTTTTAGAGATGAACAGAAAAAAATGGAAATCACTCTAGAAAGAGAATTAAAACTATGGGAAGAAAAGCTAAAGGATAAAAGAAAAATAGTAGATGGCGATAAAGTAGCAGAGGTCGTTTCCATGATGTCAGGTGTTCCTCTTAAGAAAGTATCGGAAGGGGAAAATACGAAACTTGCAAATATGGATGCCATATTAAAAAGCAAAGTTATCGGTCAAGATCATGCAATAGAAAAAATAGCTAGATCTATATTAAGAAATAGGATGGGATTAAAAGATCCAAATAAACCAATCGGATCATTTCTTTTTTTAGGTCCTACTGGTGTGGGTAAAACACATCTAGCAAAAAAACTAGCTGAATATATGTTTGGCGATAGTGATTCTTTGATAAGAGTGGACATGAGCGAATATATGGAAAAATTCGATGCAACTAAAATGATAGGATCTCCTCCTGGATACGTTGGTCATGAAGATGGTGGTCAATTAACAGAAAAAGTTAGAAGAAAACCATATTCAATTATACTTTTCGACGAAGTTGAAAAAGCTCATCCTGACATATTCAATATATTATTACAGGTTTTGGATGAAGGACATTTAACAGACGGAGCAGGAAGAAAAATCGATTTCAAAAATACTCTTATTATATTAACATCAAACGTAGGTCAAAGAAGATTACAAGAATTTGGATCGGGAGTAGGTTTTTCTACAGCTAGTAAAAACACACAAAAAGACATTGAAAATGAAATGCTGTTAAAAAAAGAATTGGAGAAAAAATTTCAACCTGAATTTATAAATAGATTAGATGATATCATATACTTTAAAAATTTAAACCAGGAAGATATACTAAAAGTACTAAATATAGAATTAGGAAAAACTTTACCTAGATTGGAAGATATGGGTTATAAAATTATAGTAACACAAGATCTTAAAGAAAAAATAGCAAACATTGGATTTGATCCTAAATTTGGAGCTAGACCATTAAAAAGAATAATACAAAAATATATAGAGGATACGCTAGCTGATCTTATGGTTCAAAATAAACTACCAGCAGGATCTACAGTAACTCTATCATACGACAAAACAAAAGAAAACACATTACAATATCCAGTTAAGATTAAAATAAAATAAAAATAAAAAAAGCTAATGATTTATATCATTAGCTTTTTTTATAAATTAAGGTATTTTTTACTTATTGTTATATATAGAAATAATAAATAAAAATGATTACCAGCAATAGCGAAAATAATACAGAGAAGCAAACTATACTTAATGAAAATATGTTTCTCAAGAATAAAATAATATATTCCATAGGCTCATTAGAAACTATTAATTATATACTTAATGATAGTGAAAATATACACGAAATGTCAGATAAAAAACTAGAGCATCTAAAAACTACTATAAATAGAGCATTAGAAAATCTCAGGGATATAACTTAAAGAGTTACACTTATAAATTTTGAATACTGAGAAAGTTTTTTCTCTCCTATTTTTTTATATTCTAATGTAGATAAACCATCTCCCATTATATACTCATGCGTTGGATTTTTTTGAAATAAAGCTAGTCTTTCCAAATTCTTATAGTACGGTGCTCTATTAATTATTCTTTCGTGATCTAGAGATGAATATCTACAATTTTTTCTGGAAACCGGTACATCCATTATAAGACACCTATGTAATACATCATCATCTTCTGCACCCCATCCCCAATACTCGTTGGCATACCCGTTTATTTTTTTAAAGCTTGATTTATCAAATATGGTAACGCCCCCAAAATATCCCTCATATGGTAATTTATAACCGAATTGTTCAGCTTCGGAAGCTAAATGAGTAGGGCAATCAACATAACTATAATCTGAATCTACAGGTAGCATATCAACATCATGGAAAGCAAAATAATCAAAATCTGATGCTAATTCAAATCCAATATTTAATAATTTACCTCTATTGAAATCTTTATTATCCCCCTGATTTATTACAAATATATTAAATTGTATGCCATCTTCCTTCATAGATTTTTCCATATGTGGTATGAATTTTTTAAGATGTTCTTTTCTATCTCTGTATGGGACAATAATAGCTAATTTTTCCATAATATAGTTTATTTTTTTTAGTTTGATATTGGTAATTAGTTTCATTAATAATGAAACTATACGGTCACAAAATACTAATATGTATAGAGGATTTTAAATAAATTAATAATGATAACATTTAATAGAATAGGCTATATGGGAAGATTGGGAAACCAAATGTTCCAAATGGCATCAACCATAGGGATAGCAAGAAAACTTAACTATGATGTAAAATTCCCATCAGAAAACTTTATAAAAGGATCAGGATATGAATATAATGGGTGCGATTTAATCGAATGTTTTGATATACCGGAAATTTTAATAACATTAAGAGATTTTATACAAATTATTTCTGGGTATACAGAAAAAGAATTTACATACAATTCAGAATTATTAAATATATCAGATTATACCAATATAAATGGATATTTGCAAACAGAAAAATATTTTATTGATATAGAGGATGAGATAAGAAAGATATTTACATTTAAAGCCAATATACGAAATATAGGAGATGCAGTAAAAATAGAAGATGGATCACACGTTTCCTTACACATAAGAAGGGGAGATTATTTAAATTCAATGGACTATCATCCCGTGCAAGACCACGATTACTTTAAAAATACAATGTCGGAATTTAGCGACGATCAGAAATTTTATATTTTTTCGGATGATATCGAATGGTGTAAATCTAAATTTATTGGAGATAGATTCAGATTTATAGAAACAGGTAGTCCTTATGTCGATATGTACATAATGTCAAAATTTAAAAATCACATAATAGCTAATAGCTCATTTAGTTGGTGGGGAGCTTGGCTATCAGGAAGAGATTCAAAGGTAATTGCGCCAAAAAAATGGTTTGGCCCAGCAATAAACAACGATACAGCAGACATATATTGTAAAAATTGGATAATAAAATAATGAAAATAGGTGTAGTATTTTTCCATAAGAATCTAAATAAGATATACAGGAAAGAATGGATAGAAAAATGTATAGATTCGATTAAAAATCAAACTTATAAGAATCTAGTATTATACGAGATTGATTACGGAAATTCTGAAACTAACCTAACCGGATGTAACAATTTCTTTTCTTTAGAAAAAGAAAATTATGCAGATGCTATGAATTTCATAATAACAGAAGCATTTAACGATGGGTGTAATTATGTATTCAATACAAATATGGATGATATATTTACATTGGATAGAATAGAGAAACAATTGGAATATTTAAATAAAGGATATGATCTGGTAACATCTGATTTTATGTATATTGATGAAGATGATACATTTAAACAGAACATGATACATTCACCTTATAATTATCTAATAAAGGAGCATCTTAATAATAACCATAACATAATAGCACACCCATCAGTTGGATATAGCAAAAACTTCTGGGATAATAATAAATATGATATTACTAAAACACCAGAGGAAGATCTGGATTTATGGAGGAGAGCAATTAATAATGGATATACATTCTATATAGTTCCTGAAATATTACTATTATATAGAATACACGGAACACAAGTATCAAATAAAAACTAAATAAGTATGTTAAAATTAAATTTTCCTCTAGTTAAGGAATGGTTCGAAGTAGATGGGGATAATACAAAATTACTAGAATATGATCTAGACCAAAATTCAAAAATATTGGATCTTGGTGGATATAGTGGTGTATGGATAGACAAGATGATAGATAAATATGACCCGTTTGTTTATGTAATAGAACCTGTTGATTATTTTTATAATCATCTAAATATCAGATTTTCTTCTAATCCGAAATTCAAAAGCCTTAATGTCGGTGTTGCTAAAGAATCTCATGATGGTATAATATATCTAGATAACGATTCCACGTCTATGCATGTTAAAAACGGGAATGCAAAAAAGGTTAGATTCGAAACAATAGAAAATATATTGGAATCATTCGAATTGGATGAAGTAGATTTATTACAAATAAATATAGAGGGAGAAGAATACGAATTATTAGAAACTCTAATATCAAATGGAATGTTATCTAAATTTAAAAATATACAGGTACAATTTCATATGGGTATGCAGGATTATGATCAGAGAAGAAAAAATATACAAACTGGGCTTATTAAAAATGGATTTACCTTATTATTCGAATATCCATTTATATGGGAAGGTTGGGGTAAAAAATAAAATATGGACTTCACTTTCGGTATAGTCACTGCAGGAAATAGATACAATATAGATCTTATAATAAAAAGTATAAGATTACTAAAGATTGAAAGATACGAAATAATTGTAATAGGTGGGGATGAAATAGTGGGTAATGATGTGATACATTTAGAATTTCCTGATAATATAAAAGGGGATTTATCAATAAAGAAAAATAGAATAACTGATGCTGCAAAATACGAAAATATAGTTTATTTACATGACTATATAATATTCGATATAAATTGGTATAATGGGTTTCTAAAATTTGGTAACGATTTTGATGTATGTATGAATAAAATAAATAATACAGACGGAACCCGATATAGAGATTGGTGCTTATGGAAAGATGATGCTGACTTTTATACTAGACCTTTAAATTATCTGATACCATATGATATGAAAAATCTATCGGGAATGATGTATATTTCAGGAGCTTACTGGGTTGCTAAAAAAGAATTCATGGCTAAAAATAGACTTAATGAAAAATTATCATGGGGTCAAGGTGAAGATGTTGAATGGTCATTAAGGGTAAGAGATAACACAGCATTTAAAATGAATATACATTCAAAAGTTAATTTATTAAAATATAAGGATAGGATTTTCAATGAAATTTCGGAAACTGAAAGAATTATTTTAGATGCTATCCCATTTTATATAAATACAAAAGCATACGAGCTTCTTATAAATAATCATTTATCGCAATGGATATAATCAACAAAGGAATAACTTTTGGTATAATAACAACCAAAGAAACACAATCTTATCTTGATATCATAATAGATACCATAAAAAAACAGCAAATACCCAATAATCTATATGAAATAATAATAGTTGGTAATTGTGATATAATAGACATAGAAAATACAACGGTAATCCCTTTTGATGAATCGGTAAAGCATATGTGGATAACCAAGAAAAAAAATACGATAACAAATAACGCAAAATTTGAAAATATAGTTTATCTGCATGATTATATTGCATTATGCAATGGATGGTATAATGGATTCTTAAATTTTGGATTTGATTGGGATATATGCATGAACCCAATATCGAATTTAGACGGTGGATCCAGAATATTAGATTGGATGGGCTTACCTGATGATAATATTTACGGAAACGTAGTTCTGCCATATCACTATAAGGGATCTAGTGGAATGTACATACCTGGTTATTATTGGATAGCTAAAAAAAATATAATGTTAGAATTCCCACTGAATGAAAATTATTTGTGGGGAGAAGGTGAAGATATAGAATGGAGTAAAAGAGTACTTGGCGGATTTCCTCCTCCGTGGTTAAAATCTCGTAATGATATACTAAATAATCACGTAGCTATAAAAAAACATAAATATGTTATAAATACAGAATCAAGAGTTTTTTCTTTTAAATATAAAGAATCGCATATAAATTTTTTTAATAAATATGATTTACACAGTGGCGACGAATCTAGACCTTTAGCATCGAATACAGAAAATTATGAATATTTAAAATATAGGAAATCATGAAGTTGATAATATTTGATTTGGACGGAGTATTAGTAGAAGCAAAAAATATACACTTTGTTGCTTTAAATAAAGCACTAGGTGAAAAATATGCTATAGAATGGAATGAGCATTTATCCATATATGACGGTTTAAAAACAAATCAGAAATTAGAAATGCTTACTATCAGAAAGGGACTTCCTGTAGAAAGCTATAAAAAAATATGGAATGATAAACAAAAATACACAGCTGATGCATTAGCAGATTTGAAAGAATCGGAGGATTTAAAAAAATGTATAAATAGTTTATTGGAAGATGGGTATAAACTTGCTGTTTGTTCCAATAGTATAAGAAAGACTGTACTAATAGTTCTTTCTAAATTAGGAATAATCGGAAGTTTTGATCTTATACTATCAAATGAGGACGTAAAGAATAGCAAACCTCATCCAGAAATATATTGGAAAGCAATGTCAATGCTGGAATGCCTACCTGAGGAAACACTTATAGTAGAGGATTCTCCATATGGTTTACTAGCAGCATCCCGTAGTAGAGCAGAAATAATGAGGGTAAAATCGCCAGATGATGTAACGTATATTAATATAAATAAATATATAAAAAAAGAAAAAATGAATAATATACCTAAATGGAAAGATGAGAAACTTAATATACTTATACCAATGGCAGGTGCGGGTAGTAGATTTGAGAAAGCTGGATATACGTTTCCCAAACCATTAATAGAAGTAAAGAATAAGCCAATGATACAAGTTGTCGTTGAAAATTTAAATATGGATGCCAACTATATCTATATAGTACAAAAAAGCCACAGAGAAAAATATAATCTAGATACTCTTCTCAATTTAATTACACCAGGATGTAAAATAGTGGAAGTTGACGGAATAACCGAGGGAGCAGCATGTACAAGTTTACTGGCCAAAGAATATATTAATAACGATTCACCTTTATTTTTTGCAAATTCTGATCAATTCGTAGAATGGGATTCTAATGAATTTATGTATAAGATGAACGAAACAAATGCTGATGGCGGAATTGTAACATTCAACGCTACCCATCCTAAATGGTCATTCGCTAAAATGGATCAAAGCGGATTGGTAACGGAAGTTGCAGAAAAAAATCCAATATCAGATATAGCAACGGTTGGCTATTATTATTGGAAAAAAGGATCAGATTTTGTAAAATATGCAGAAAGAATGATAGAAAAAAATATAAGAACAAATAATGAATTTTATGTATGTCCCGTTTTTAATCAAGCAATAGAAGACAAATTAGAAATACGAATATTCAACGTTAAGAATATGTGGGGATTAGGAACGCCAGAAGATCTAAATTACTATCTAGAAAATTATACAAAATGATTTATACATTCGGAAATAGCCATTCCCATCTATTTACTGGATCACAACCAGGAAAATCTGGATTCGGTGAAAGTAAAAATGAGAATTTTACGAGTTTTTCATTAGGTCCAGTTATAGCATACAATTTTATGGAATCCCATTATTCCAAAATATTAGAGGTTTTGGAATTAATTAAATTTGAGAAGGAAAATGATCATATTATGTTAATAGTCGGTGAGGTTGACTGCAGATGGCATTTACCATATCAGGCATCTATACAGGGAAGATCTAATGAATCAGTTGTTGATGAATGTATAGATAGATTATTTTCGGTTTATATGGATCTAAAAGATAGAGGATATACCATAATAGGATGGGGTGGTCATCCATCAACAACAGATGGACATAATGACGATCCGAATCAACCAGTATTTGGCGATTGCGTAAATAGAAATAATATAAGCAGATATTGGGATAACGCTCTTAGAACTAAATGCGAATCTAATAATATTGAATATATCTCAATAATGGATAATTTAATAGATGAAAACGGATTAACTAAAATGGAATATTTTATAGATTACTGCCATCTTGATACACTGAAAACATATCCACTATACATAAATAAATTTAAAAATTTAAAAATAATATGAACGAAAAATATACAGAATGGTCTGATTTAATTAATATAATATACGAAAGCAGCGGTATATTATTCGAAGCTGGAAGATGTCACCCTGAACATAATGGTCTATCGATATCAGGAAATCTACCGTTTTCCATAAGCGAATATGAATTTAATTATATTAAAAATTTCATAATAAAAAATGATCTAAAAAATGGCTATGAGCTTGCCACTGGAATAGGTATATCCACAATAGCTATAGGATATGCACTAAGTAAAAATAACGGAAAGTTAATTACAGTTGATTCGTATATGGAGGAGGAAATACAGAATCAACCTATTGATAATACAGGGCTAAGCTTTTCGAATACGGGATTTTGGAGAAACTCCATGTTATTCAAGTCGATGGGATTAGAAAATGTTATACCATATAAAAGATCAAGCCCGGAGTGTGAAGATATACTCGATACTGAATTTAATAATGATATAGATTTTGCATTTTTAGATTGCCCTAAAGATGCTAACGATTTTGTTAGAGATGCAACCATATTAAAAAATAGAATAAATAGGGATAAGTTTGCAATATTTGTTCATGATACGCATTGCTTTGAAAGGGAATTTCTTCTTCTATCAAAGGAGATTTTTGGAATAGAAGGTATATTTATATTTGACTTCAAAGATAGCCTTGATAATCAAATTAAACAAAAATTTCAACTTGGACTAATAACAAATATAAAAATATGATACTGATATCACATAGAGGAAATACAAATGGTATAATGGGATCATGGGAAAACGAGCCAACATATATAGATCTAGCATTAAGTAGAGGATTTGATGTTGAAATTGATGTTTGGTATAAAGATAAATTTCTTTATCTAGGACACGATAAACCAGATTACGGGGTTGGTATTAATTGGGTAAGCGAAAGAGCAAATAATTTATGGATACATTGTAAAAATATAGAAGCATTGATTTATTTAAAATCTGTTAATAACTCAGAACTAAATTACTTTTGGCACGAAACAGATAAAGCTACATTAACATCAAATGGTTCAATATGGGCATACCCAGGAAATCAACCAATGATAGGTAGTATTTCAGTATTACCCGAATTATATAATGATGCTACCGATCAATGTAGTGGTATATGTAGTGACTTTATAGAGCGTTATAAATAATGAAATTTTATAATTTATTTAACTATAATGAAAATGAAAAAAACTATTACGCTAAATTTAATAGCAACTAATAAATATACGATTTTTTTAGATCAAATTATAGAATCTGCAGTAAAATTTTTTATGACCGATTCGCTTTTAAAGTTTATAATTTATACCGATTCATTGGATATAGAAGAAAAAGAAAATCTAAAAGTTGTTCATATAGAACATGAAATATGGCCGGGACCAACACTTAAAAGATTTCATTATTTCTGTAAAGGTGAAAGCTTGATAGAAGAATCAGATTTTTCTTTTTATGTTGATGTTGATAGCACATTCACAAAAGAAATTACATCCGATATATTTGGTGGCATAAGAACAGATTGCATCATAGGAACATTGCATCCAGGATTTTATAATAGTATAGGAACACCAGAAAGAAATCACGAATCTACCGCATGCATACCATACGGGAGCGATAATTTATATTATTGTGGAGGATTTTTTGGGGCAGATTCTGCTTCTTTTATAGAGATGTCAAAAAAAATAAGTGGCAATATAGATTTAGATCTTGATAAAAATATAATTGCAATCTGGCATGATGAATCGCATTTAAATAAATATTTTTTTGAAACCCCGCCTGATATAATATTGGGTATCGGTTTTACGTGCCCAGAAGAACAGATTCATGATAGGATAATATTATATGGCCAGCCAAGCATAGTATTTATTAACAAAGGATCCGATGAAAAAAGAAATGAACTTAGAAATACATAAATTATAAAAAATGTTAGATTTAAAACAAACAACTATAATTATACCCATAAAGATAGAACATCAAGATAGGTATAGAAATGCAAAGACTGTCTTAAATTTTATGAATACCCATTTCGAAACTAATGTATTCATATACGAATCCTCCGATAATGGAATAAGTAGATTAGATTTCTTAGATGAACTTACAAATCTAAAAATAAAAACATGGATAATAAAAGACGAAGATTCTTTTCATAGAACGAAGTATTTAAATATAATGCTCGATGAAATAGAAACTGATGCGGTAGCTAATTATGATATTGATATCTTATTGGAGCCAACAAATCTATATAACTGTCAAAATTTATTAATATACAATAAAGCTGATGTTATATTTCCATACGGGTACGGAAATAACCAAATACAGATACTAGAAACATTTAACTATCCAGGATTTGCAGAATCCGGATATAATTTAGATTATATTAAAAAATCTGACAAAAAATTAAATCATACTTCAGAATGCGGGCATTGTGTAATGTTCAGAACCTCAGTATATAGGGAAGGATTCGGTGAAAATGAAAACTTTATATCATATGGACCTGAGGATAAGGAAAGAATGGATAGATTTAAAAAAATGAAATATAATGTTAGATGGATGCCAGGTGAAACTGTCTATCATTTAGAACACTATAGGGGAAATGATAGCTGGCAAACAAATCCGTACTATCGATCAAATTGGGAAATATTTGAAAGATTGAAGGGATTATCATATGGGGAGCTAATGGATTATTACATAAATCAGATATATCAAAAAAAATATAATACAATAGGAACACAAAAAAAAATTCTAATAACTGGTGGAAATGGTTTAATAGGAAGAGCTTTTTCTGGAGATGTACGTAAAATAGGATCAAAAAATTGTGATTTAAGAAATCCAAGTGAAGTAAAAGCATTTATAGAAAAAGGAGAATATACTGGGATAATACATTGTGCTGCTAAAGTTGGTGGTATACAAGGAAATCTAGATAGACCTGGTGAATTCTTTTATGATAATATAATGATGAATACTAACGTTATAGAAGAAGCAAGAAAAGCAGGAATTAAAAAATTAATATTTTTTGCTTCTACCTGCGTTTTTCCTGATTCAGTTGAATATCCGCTTAGCCCTGAAAAAATACATAATGGGAATCCACATCCATCCAATTATGCATATGCATTTGCTAAAAGAATGGGAGATGTGCAAATACAAGCATATAAAGATCAATATGATCTTGACTATTTTACTGTAATCCCAGGTAATGTATATGGTCCAGGAGATATGTACAATCTTAATGATGCCCACGTAATTCCGGCATTAATACATAAGATGTATTTAGCTAAATTGAATGGAACCGAATTTAAAGTATGGGGAAGTGGTACTCCATTAAGAGAATTTATATTCTCAGAAGATGTTGCAAAACTTACTATGCTACTATATGATAATTATACGGGTAGAGATCCGGTTATACTATCAACATCAGAAGAAATATCGATTAGAGAGGTAGTTCTTTTAATAGCGGAACTTATGGAATATAAAGGATCAATAATTTTCGATTCATCTAAACCCGATGGTCAATATAGAAAACCTAGCGATAATTCAGTAATAACAAATATGTTTCCGGATTTTAAATTTACACCAATTAGAGAAGGTTTAAGTAAATCTATAAATTGGTTTATCGAAAACTATCCAAATGTTAGACTATAAGTAATATGAAAAGAAGAGCACTAATAACAGGAATAAATGGGCAAACTGGTAGTTACCTAGCCGAATTTTTAATTAAGAAAGGATACGAAGTATTCGGAACGATTAAAAGAAATTCAATAGCAGAAAATCAAACAATTAGATTAGATAGCATATATGAAGAAATAAAAAATAATTTAATATATGCTGATCTATTGGATGTTCCATCGTTATTACATGCTCTTAAAATATCAGATCCCGATGAGGTTTATAATTTAGCAGCTCAATCCCACGTTAAAATATCATTCGATCAACCAGTATATACTGCGCAAGCTACAGGAATAGGCACATTAAATTTATTAGAAGCTATTAGAATATGGAATCCAAAAATTAAAATGTATCAAGCTTCGTCATCGGAAATGTTTGGTAATTCAGTAGATACCGATGGCTATCAGAGAGAAACAACACCAATGAATCCAGTATCCCCATATGGGTGTGCTAAAGTTTTTAGCTATAACATATGTAGAAATTACAGAAACTCGTATGATATGTTTATTACTAATGGTATACTATTCAATCACGAGAGCCCGCGTAGGGGTACAAATTTTGTCACTAACAAGATAGTAAAGTGTGCAGTGGAGATTAAGCTTGGTTTATCGAAACAACTCGTATTAGGCAATCTAAATGCAACTAGAGATTGGGGTCATGCTAAAGATTACGCTGAAGCAATGTGGTTAATGTTGCAAGAAGATAAATCAGACGATTACGTTTGCTCCACCGGTATATCGCATTCTGTATTGGAATTAGTAAAATATGTTTTTGAAAAACTTGATTTGAATTGGGAATCATACGTGATTACGAATGAAAAATTTCTAAGGCCCGAAGAATTATGTAATCTAAAAGGTGATTCTAGCAAACTGAGAAACAAAACAGGATGGAAACCAACATATGATTTTGAAACTATGTTAGATGAAATGATGAAACACTGGGTTACTTTTTATTACGAAAAATAAAAATATGAGAGATTTAAATGAAATCGAAAAAGAATTTATATGCAGACGGTGTTGTATATTTTTAAATACTGTAGATTTAGAAGATAGTAAATGTCCAGCGTGTAAAACAGACGGAGACATTTTTCTAAACGATTTGATAGATGATAGCGACGAATATATCTGATACTAGCATATTAATCCAAAAAGTCATAACTTTTAGTTATGACTTTTTTTTTGATATATACAATAAAAATAAACATAATGGGAAAAATATTATCATTTGGTGATTATCAAAAAATATTCGAAGCAGATGAGGATACACAATCATCAAATGCAGCTGAACAATTAACTAATGCTTTCTATCAGGTATATACCGGTCTTATATCAGGTATAGATGGCGGATATAGTGGTGTAATAGATGATCTTAATACAATAAGCAATGAGAAAGATGTTACCAAAAAAGGTGATAGAATGTCAGAGGTAATTAATAATATGTTAAATAAAATAAATTCGACATATAAATCCCAAATTAGCAGTGATGTTAATAAATTTACCGATGCATTAAAGAAATCTTATACAGATTTAAGCAATTCTGAAGATGGTAAAAAATCTCAAGAATCTATAAATGATAAAATATCAGGACTTATAACAGCATATGTTAAAAATCTAGTAGATATAGTTAATAAAAATAAGCAAAATACCGATATAAAGGATACTAGCGTTAAAGAATCTCTTAATACGGAAGAACAAGATCATATATACGAATCACAATTATTCGAAAAAAATCTATTCAATGAAGAAAGAGGGGAATTAGTAAAAACTATAGATCCTAAGCTTGCTCAAGTTAAACAGATACAAGATAATTCTACAAGTCCAGCATTGAAGACTGCAGCAAGTACAGCATTTAATGATCTAACCAAAATAGAGGCTGAATTAAAAAGTGATGATACATGGACTACGAAAAACAGAAGAGAAAGAAGAGAAAGACTAGCAGAAATCCCTACTGAAATTGATGCTATCAATAAAAAAATGAATGATGCTAATATAAATTACGTAATTCAAAGTAATATAGATAAAAACATATCAAAAGGTATACAAGATCTTTTGGGTACTGTAAGTATTATAAATACCAAAGTAGCAGATCTTATCAAAAAACAATCAGAAGCAGAAGCTAAGAAAAAAGACGATGATACTAAGAAGGAAGACGGTAGTACTAAAGAAGGTGATTTTAAAGAAATAATTTCGGGAAATATAGATAAGGATAATCTTCGTAAGGTAGGAAAAAATAGGGACTCTATACAAAAATTTCAAAAAACTTTTAATACGTTATTTACAAATGAGCAAATAAAGGATGATGGACTATACGGTAAAAATACAGAATCTGCAGTATTAAAAACAGCAAAAATGATTAGCGGTTTAATGGGAGAAGACATTACCAAAGGTACAGAAGATGGTAAAAAACTTACACCTGAATTACAAAAAGCCATTAGCAAATTTATAGCTAATAAGGACAAGATAAAAGAATTAATAATAAAATAAAATGATAAAAGATTTTCATAAATTTTCAATATCTGAGGATGATGGCTATAAAGAAAATACAGTCATTAAAAAAAGGGATACCGGACAAAGCTCAAAAGATAGCTATTTTATTTTTTTAACAGAAACATTAAATTGTATTGCTGAGATGGTAAATATAATATCTCAATACGATAACAACATTACCAAAAACATAAGCGAGCAAGAATATAATTTAGGTAAATCTTTAAAAAAAGATAAAAATTCTCATAAAAAATTATGGGATGAATTATTAAAAATAGGTTCAGTATTAATTTCTAAAAAACCAACAACCAATCCTGTAGATCAAATAGTAGATAAATATAAGGAATCTCTAAAAGAATTAGAGGATCAAGAAAAGAGCGGTAAATTAAGTCCAGAAAAAGCAATCGAAAATAAAAAAGCATTGCACGATGAAGCTAATAAACACCTAAAAGACGGAAAAAGTGTATTTTATAAAAAAGCACCGAATGCTTTATTGCATTACAATGAAGCAATAATTACATTTGCAAAAGGTGCTTCTATTGAAATCGATAATATGGAAAAAGAAAAAGAAGATAAAGATAATAAACATAATAGATTATCCGATGTTACTTTTGCCGTTTCTAATATACTAACTAAAAATAAATAATATGGATATAATATCAATAAATGAAGGATTTTTATCAGATGTTAAAGCATTTTTATCAGGAGAAGGTGAGAATAGTGGTAAAAAAGCATTAAGCAACGAAGAAGTACATTCAGAAAATTATATGTATTCCGCTGAATTATTGAGAGGATCCATAATTACACTAGCTAATAAATTAGATAATATATTGGCTGGTATCAATAGGGATGATAGAGATGCAGCAAAATCATCAATATCAGAAATAATTGGATTTTTAAACGAATCATTTAAGAAACTTCAGGAGATAATAGATAATACCAAAACCGGCTCGAATAAAGAAAAAAGAACAGTAATCGACGAGATATCAAATAAGATTAATATCTATAATAGGCCAGGTGGTATAATAGATAAATGGAAAAGCGAATACTTAACTGCAAATCACATTACGTCCTCATTTTTAGACAAGGGCAGATCATTAATGGAAGAAGCAAGATCTCTTATGAATGATGTTGAAAATGTCAAAAAACTAGAGAATAGTATTAAGGACATGGATATGAGAAGCGTTATAAAAAGGGGGGCTGATAAATATAACGGAAAAAAAGAAGAAAAGGTCAGAAAATATGATCCTGACCAAGATCCAGAGATAGTAAAAAAATACAGAGAAAAATTACATAAATTATTAATAACGAATAATGAAACCGGTCCATATACATCAAAAGATGATGAGAGTACAAAAGCTGCACAAAATATACTGGGAAGTGTAACAGGGGAGGTTTATGGAAATAATGGAACCAGAAATTTCGATCAATATCAGGATGATATAAACGTATTAATAAATAATCAGGAAAAAATTAATAAGCTATTAAAATAAAAAACGTTAAAGTTTTAAAAATATGAAACCATTTCTCATTTCATAGCTAAGATAATTATCTAATGGGACCCGGCGATGAATACTATTACTATATAGTAATCTAAGAGGGTTTAATTTATATTCACTAGTTGAACCATAAACTTATGTTCAACACTAGACTAACACGAAACAAAACCACATTTTTACAGTACTATTAAAGATATAATATAATAACTTTAATATGGCTAAATCAACAGTAAAAGAAAAAGTGTCAGGTACTTTTTCATTCCTTGCACTAGATAAGGAACTTTCTAAAATACCCGGATTCGAAACAGGATCAATATTAACAACAAATACATTTAGTGAAGTTACCGGATGGATCTCAACTGGTTCGTATCTTCTTAATGCACAGATATCTGGATCTCTATTTGGTGGTATACCTAATAATAGATCATTTGGTATAATGGGTGATCCCGGTACAGGTAAATCTTTCGTATGCCTTAATGTAGTTAGAGAAGCACAAAAGGATGATTACTATGTAATATATTGCGATACCGAAGGAGCTGTTGATAAAACGGGGGCACTTAAATTTGGTATTGATCCGGATAAAATGAGATACCAACCTATACAAACGGTTTCACAGTTTTTAACTTTCGTTACTAATCTATTAGATCTAGTTAAAAAAGCTAGAGCCAGAGGTGAGGAACCAAAAATTTTGGTTGTAGTAGATTCATTAGGGATGCTAAGTACAGATAAGGAATTGGCAGATGCGATAAAAGGTCACAATGCTGCAGATATGGGGGCAAAAGCAAAAGAACTTAGAAAATTATTCAGAGTAATAACATTAGATTTAACTGCTGCTAGAATTCCTTTATTGTGTACTAATCATACTTACTCAGGTGGAGGATTTATGCCAACTAAGGAAAGTTCAGGAGGAGATGGTCCTATTTTTGCTATGTCCGTAGTTTCTTTTCTATCTAAAGCACAGTTAAAAGACGGTGCAGGTACTAAAACAGGGATAGTAGTAACATCGACATTAAAGAAAAGTAGATTTACTATACCGGAGCAAATAAAATTTCATATATCATTTGCAAATGGTATGAATCCATATGTAGGTTTAGAAAATTATGTATCTTGGGAAACTTGCGGGATAGAAAGAGGTAAATACGAAGAAGTTAAAAATGCAGAGGGCAAGAAAGAACAAGTCTTTAAATCAAGCGCAACGTCTCAAAGATGGGGTATTAGACATTTAGGAAAAACCGTTGCATCTACCCAATTATTTACTGCAGAAGTTTTTACTAAGGAAGTACTAGAAGCTTTAAATGAAAAAGCAATAAAACCTAAATTCAAATTCCCTGATTTAACTGATCATTCTGAACTTCTTGGTGTATTTGATGATGTTGAATTTGACGATGCCGAATAATACTAAATTTAAATATATTCTAGGTTTATGGAAAACCTTACCTGATTATCCATCAGGTGAGGATCTTCTATATGAAATTAAAACATATCTTATTAAAGAAAAAAAACCAGATGGTGATTTTTCAATTCAAACCATGAATTCCATATTTGGATCGGGATGGAAAAATACGAAACATAATGAGATCATTGATGAGTTAATAAATAAAGGAGAAATAATAGAAACCAAAAAAAGTACAGCTGATAAGATATGGTACAAGATAAAGAAATAGAAAATGATCTTAGAAAAATACCAAACGATACAATATCAGAAAAACTTAGAGTATCGTTAGATGAAATGATGAGAATTTATAAAGAGGAATTAGAAGAAGAATTAAAAACAGAAAATATAAAATAATGGATTTAACCCACTCGGAAAATGTAATACTTAGGAATATACTAGATAATCCTACATACCTAGATACATGTAAGAAAGATTTCTTTAAAAATGAATCGTTAGGATTAATGTTCGAATCAGCTAAAGATTTCTGGGCAAAATATCACCAAATTCCTTCAGGTGAGCAGATGGTCGAATCATTTAAGTTAAAAGGAACTAATAATGTTGATAAGAATGAGATTATGTCTGTATATGAGATAGACATAAGTAAATATGATGATAAATGGTTAAAGGAAACAACTGAATTCTTCGTTGAATATAAAAACTTAACTAAATCTGCTGTTGATGGATTAAAATATATCCAATCTACCCCAGTATCATCAGAAAATATCAAAACTGTTATAGATACGTTTAAAAATATAATAGTAGATAGAAACAATATCGACTTCACATTCGACGAAGGCTTGGATTTCTTTAATCCAGAAAGTCATAAACAATTAAGTTATAATACATTCTCTAGCGGATATCCATTCGTAGATACTGTACTCGGTGGTGGTTTTTCTTCTAAATCTCTGTATGTATTTATGGGTATGCCAAAAGTTGGTAAAACACTTTGGCTAGGTAATATAGCTGCACAAGCAGTTAAAGGTGGGCATAATGTTGCTGTATTATCTATGGAGATGTCAGATAGAAAATACATAAAAAGACTTGGTGCTAATATATTAGGAATTCCGGTATCAGAGTATGGAGCTATAGCAGAAGATACAGAAGCTATGAAAAAGAAAATAGCATCTATTGCTTATGATAATCTAAAAATACCTGGACATTTGGAAATTAAAGAATTTCCTACTTCTCAAGCATCCGTAAATGATATAGAAAGATATCTTAGAAAAATGGAAGAGATTAGGGGTGTTAAATTTAAGATAGTTATAGTAGATTATATTAATATTATGAAAAACTGGAGAAATCCAAATACCGAAAATACCTACATGAAAATTAAGCAAATTGCTGAAGATTTAAGAGGTATGGGTCAAATGAATAATTGGGCAGTAATTACTGCAACGCAAACAAAACAGAGTGAATTTGATTCGTCTGATCTTAGCATAAATTCAGCTGCTGAATCCTCTGGATTGGTAGCAACTGTAGATGGTTTATTTGGTATTATACAGGATCCTATTATGTATATGGATAAAGAATACAAGCTAAAGATATTAGCAAATAGAGATGATGGTTATAAAAATGCATATCAAAAATTTGATGTTGATTATAGATACATGAGAATAAGTGAAGATACTAATAGTCCAATGCACGTAGAATAAAATGAATATTATGATGATCAAAGAAAATACAGAAGAAAATACAGAAGAAAATATCGAGCCTATTGAAGTTCCTAAAAAACAATTGGGCGATAAGATATTTGGTGCACATAATAATCCTACGAAAGATAATGACTATAATGATAGTTTTGAATTAGATCAAAATCATATTATGCTAGTAGAATCGTATGATGAAGAAGAATATATGCATCGGAAAAAACTCGAGGAAGTAGTGCACGAAGCTTTTCAAGGATCCAGATGGATACCACTTAATTATAAAAAGAAAATACCGAAGGATCTTATACCTCATTTATTTCAGGAAATACTAGAAAAATTGGAACTTACCGAATATTCATTTTCTGAAAAATTCGTTTCTATATGTGATTATATACAAATACCATACGCTAAAGCTTATGAGATATCCCCCATAAAATATAAAGAAATGATTATAAATGAATTAGAAGTAAAATATAGCATACTTACTAAAAAAAAGATAAGAAGACTCTTTTAATTAATTATGGAAAAACATATAGTTTTAGATAATCCGACAGTTAATAGAGTTTGGTTTATAACTGATACCCATCTTGGTTTAAAGAATAATTCGGATGACTGGATAAAAATAATGCATGAATATTTTCATGGATGGTTTATACCATTAGTCAGAGCAAATTATAAAAAGGGTGATATATTAATGCACTTAGGAGACGTATATGATTCCAGACAAAGTATAAATCTGAAAGTATTAAACTTAGGTATAGAAGTTTTTGAAATACTATCAAGCATTTTCTCCGATGGTATTTATATAATAATAGGAAATCACGATATTTGGGGAAAGGCTACAAATGATATAAATTCACTAAAATCTTTAAAGTGGATACCTAATGTAAATATAATAGAAGAGCCTTTAAGCATAAAATTTAATAATAAGAATTTTATGCTTATGCCTTGGAGAAAAAATACGGAAACCGAAGGAGAAACATTAGACAATACAACACCTCATGATATATTATGCTGCCATTGCGATATAAGAGGACTTAAGTTTAATAGATATAGCGATGTAGAAAAAGGTCAGGATAAATCGATGTTTAAAAAATTTACAAAAGTATATTCTGGACATATTCATTATGCACAGAAGATTGATAACATCAGTATGCTGGGATCGCCATATCAGATAACTAGAGCAGATATGGATAATACTAAATCCATAACACTATTAAATCTATCCGATATGAAAGAAATAGTGTTTGTTAATGATTTCTCACCCCGATATATAAAAATAGATTTCGAGGATATTCTAGAAGCAACACCAGCTCAATTAAACAATACGTTCAATAATAATTTTATTGATGTAATGATAGATCCAGCTATAGCATTAAAGGCTCCGTTAAATATATTAACCGATTTATTAACTACCCAAAGATCATTAAGTTTCCATCCTCAAAATAAGAATGAGATAGTTACACTATCGCAGAGAATGATGGATCCTGATAATAAACAATTTGATGTATTAGATTTCATAATGACCTATGTTAATAATTTAGATTATTCTGAAGATGTAAAAATGAAAATAATAAAAAGCCTATCAAATTTACATAAAATAGTAATAGAACAGGATCAGGATAAAAAATTGATATGAAGATAAACAATATAGAATGGAGAAATATAGCATCTTACGGAAATAAAAAACAATCTTTAGTTTTTCCTGATGATGCATCATTATTTCAATTAACCGGCGAAAATGGAGCAGGTAAATCAACTATTGCAAATGCTATTAGTTTTGGATTATATGGAAAAATAGAGGGAAAAAAACTAGGGCAAATCCCAAATCGTATAAATGGACATGCTTGGGTTAAAATTGAATTTGAAAATAATAATAAAGTAATAACAGTCGAAAGAGGATTAGAACCATCCATATTTGAAATAACTGTAAATAAAATACCATACGATCAAGCTGGATGCAGAAATGTTCAAGAATACCTGTCAGAGGACTTAATAGGCATCCCATACTACGTATTTAATAATACTATATCATTATCAGTGAATGATTTTAAATCGTTCCTTAAAATGACTCCTACTGATAAAAGAGCTATCATAGATAAGATATTTGGTTTCAGCATACTTAATCAAATGAGAGAAATACTCAAAGGTGAAGTTAAAAAAATAAAAGAAAGTTTAGATATATTGGGTGGAAAATTATCATCTACCCGAGGAATGATTGGTAAATCATTAACAGAGATGGAAATACTACTGAGAGACATAGAAAACGAAAGCAGTGTAAATACCATTAAATTAACGGGGGATCTTAATAATTTTAGAAAACTTAAAGATATACATTCCGATAAAATATCGGATTTCAAAAAAATAGAAAATGAAATTAAAGAACTTGTATTTTCGGCTAATCTAGATCTTATGGAAAAAAGAGGGATATTACAAGAACTTAATAGAAAAATGAAAGTATATGAATCTGATATCTGTCCAACATGTAATTCCGAGCTTACTGGTGAATTTCATGAACATATAAAAGATCAATTGATTATAGATAACAAATTTTCATCTGATGAATTAAATGAATTAGAAAAATCATTAACGTTGCTCAAGGAAAAAGAATCATTGATAGGTATTCAAAAAATAGAGATAACAGAAAAAGGAAATAAAATAGAATTAAAAATAAGAGAAATCTTAAGAGAATTAGAGATTCTAAATTCTAATAAAAATAAAAGTCAAGTAGATTCATTAGAAAGAATCATTAGAAAATTAGAGGACGATAAAATAGAAATCGATAGTGACGTATATAAAACAACTGAAAAAAATAGCTGGATAAAAACATTGGATGATGTACTTGGCGAAAAAGGAGTAAAACAAATGGCTATAAGAACCATATTGCCCTCTTTAAATTCAGAGATAAATGAATTGTTATTGGAGATGAATTTACCACATCAGGTAACATTTGATGAAGAATTTAAAGCTACTCTATATCACATGGGGATGGAAATTCCTATGGAAACTCTAAGCACGGGTGAAATGAAAAAAGCAGACTTTGTTGTTTTGATAGCTATAATGAAATTAATGAAATTGAAATTTAGCTCGATTAATTTATTATTTCTAGATGAGTTATTTAGTTCAGTCGATCCTGGCGGTGTTTCTTCCATATTAAATATACTTAAATCAAACTCAAGAAAAATGGGACTTAATGTATTTGTAATAAATCATGCCCCAATGACACATGAGATATTTGATTATAGAATAAACATTAAAAAAATAAATGGATTTTCTACCATGGAATTTGATGATATTTAATTAAAAATATTTAGAATATATAGATAAAAGGTATATTCTAAAGGTGAAAAATAATATCGATAAAAGAACGAGAAATATAGGAGCATATGATAGTGAGGGTAATCTACTATCAATAGCTGAACAAAAAAACAAAAAAAACCTAACCCCTCGACAGGATAAGAATAGAATAATAGTATCCAAAAATAAAATACCTGAATTAACTAATATACCATATACTAGTTTTGTAACGGGTATCACTGGATCAGGTATATTTAATATCGGATTATTAGCTCCCAGATTAGAAATACCTAGAGATTATACACCAACAACCATAGCAGGAACAAACAAGGAAATAATAGATACACCTAATACGTATCTATATTTCTTTATTATGTATGATAATCAAAATCTTTCTGGAGGCTTGGAAAGTATATTAAAATCTTACAGCGTCATAAAAACTTTAAGCTATATTACAATTAAGGATTGTTCAGAAATGTTAAAAATGCATTATACTAATATTGTACCATTAACTAAAGAACAATACGATTTGGATTCATATGAGCATTATACATATACAAATGCATCTAATACGCCTTTAATTATTAGATATGCTGAAATCTCCATAATTAAACAAATAACACCGGGAAGACTTGATGATATACCATTGGGATATCCAGATTTTGATTCAACCGCAGACGGAGTATTGACAAGAAAAGGCCCATTACCTGCACCGCCTTATACCGATTTTAGCACCGCTACAGGAGCAACTTTTAACGTGAGTATTATACCAGGGGAAAGTATTTCATTTAAAGATACGACAGTTAAAACACCATGGCAATTTGCACCAACCGGATGGGGCTGGGTATTTGGTCCAACTGCATCTCCAACTGGAAGTAATCTACAAAATCCAATTGTTACATACGGGGCTACTGGGATATATACTGTAACATTAACTGCATATAATGCAGCTGGTCAAACAACAAAAACGAAAAATAATTTCGTAATAGTAACATCAATTTAAATTATGTCAGGATTTTTAGAAAAATATAATACGGACGAAGTTTTTTTAAGACTATTAATAGTTTCTATGCTACGATCATTTAACGATAGACTTACTTATATCCAAATTAATGATCAACAGGAAGAACTAGAAATATACGTTCCTTTTTATTTTAGTTTAAGCGGGGATGAAGCATTTATCCAAGATTTTTACATAGAATATAAAAATTGTACAACCGATGAAATTAAGGCGGAGGGAAATTATGATATCTTGCCAAGAGGAATAGTATCATATCAATCCAGCGAGATTAACATAGAAGCATTAACTAACAAGTATGTTAGAATGTCATATACAAAAGAGGATAAAACAGGAGAAATGAAAACATTTTCATCACATGTTAATTCGATACCGCTAGTTGTAACTTTTAATGTTGCCATGAAAACCGACAGTTTACTAGATGCATTTAAATTATATGAGAATGTTTTGGTTACTTTTTTCAAAACATATTCATTCAGTTTCGAATATGGTGGAATGCGTATAGTATCACAAATAGGATTCCCAGAATCGTACGAAGTTATAAAACAGTTAGAATTTACATACGAAGCTCAAGAATTTACCCAATTTAATTTCGTAGTAAGCGTAGAAACATATCTCCCTACTAAAGATTTAACAACAGAAAGATTCAGAGGCAATCTAATGCAAGGTGGGATTAAAATGGAACCTATCATTCCGCCTCACCCAATAGATAAGACTAATGGGGAAATTCTATAATCTATTTATAATTAATCATTATTAACATTTTATTTTGAATATATAGTATTAAGAAAACTATATAAATATGTGATCCGCGTTTAATGTAAATGCATATTAATACATATAAAAAAATAAATTATAAATGGGATTTAGAATACAATTAAGAAGAGATACCGCTGCTAAATGGATTACTAATAATTCGATTTTAGCTGATGGGGAAATAGGTTATGAAACTGATACAACATATGCTAAAATAGGAGATGGTAATACACATTGGGTAGATCTTACGTATTGGAATGCAGGACAAAGTGGTAGCGACTTAACCGTTAAAAAAATGGGAACGACTATACTATTCCCAACAAAAACCCTTGATTTTTCTAATGAGTTTTCACTGGAACCAAATGGATTAAATAGTGTATTTGTAGATTATACAGGAAGTACAGTTAATATATTTGATAGTTTTGGAAATGGAGCTACAGGAGCTACCGGAATGTATTTGAAAGGATCAAAAATTTCATCAGTTGATAAATATACAACAATCACGCCAATAACTATTCCATATTTTTATACAGACGTTAGTATAGTTGCCGGATTATTAACTGCTGTTATTAATAGTAAGGGTCCAGACGGTTTAGCATTAGATGGGATTGGTTGGAATTATAATCTAAATATAAGTGGTAATAATCTAATAATAACACATAACAGTGGATTACTTCCTATTGGATTAGCAACACATGCTACCAATGGCAGTAATATTTTTATAAAAAGCCCGGTTGGTATATCATCAACACAATTTTCACTTGCATCAAGTACAGATCATAACCAATTTACTATATATGGTATAAATAGTATTAATACTGGTGCATCATTAAATTCAACTGTAAAAATAATATGGACATTTGGTAGCTCTATATAATATTAAAAAAATTATCCATAATTATGAATTTTAATAATTCACTTATATTTCCTCCAAAACTTTTTCTTGGTATAATATTACCAAATCAAACTACAGTGGTTGGAACTTATTCAGATCCAACTAATCCGTATAACGGCTTTCCGTATAGATGGAGCATAGTTTTAAATATAGATATACAACAACATTCTAATCCAAATACACCAACCCCTTATTTATATGATGTAAATGATATAATAGTTGGTATGTGGATAGGACAAACTAATGGTAATTCATTTAAAATAGTTGGAATAACATCAACTCTTGGATCAGAAGAAATAACATTAATAATAGAGGATACTGATTTTATGAATCTGATATCATCACCAGATCAAATAGGAACCAATGGGCCATTAGAATCGTCACCTACAGTAATTTTTAATTTAAATGATTTAGGTGAACCTATATTTGATCCATTACAGAATCAAAGCAGTCAATTACCAATTTATAGTTATTGGGTAAATGATTTAGAATCAAGATTTAGATTTAGAAATTATTATCAAAGTTTTTTCTATATAGATCCAGGTAGCAATACTAGTGGAATCACTGGTGGAGATCCAGTATATCTTTCTCCCGAATCTACCTTTATAAAAGTGGATTCAACATCACAAGATGATATAGATAAGCTTTTTGGTTATGCATCTAGCGGAAATCTTCCATATCCAGGACATCTTACAGTTACCCCATCCGGTAGATATATGAGTGATCTTGTAGATCTAATAGGACCAACTGGTAGCGTATTATATTTAGATACTACTATAACAGGAACTAATAATTTAAATTATATCAAACCTGCAACCGGACCAATTAAACCAGTTTATATAAAAATAGATAACAATAGTGCTATACTTATAAGTTCATCAAGTTCTGCATCAAGCGGGGGTGGAGTAGGAAGCGGTACATCAGGAACTAGTGGATCAAGTACAGGTATACCTGGAGATAATGGTACATCAGGGACAAGTGGAACTTCTGGTTTATCTGGAACTAGGGGAACCTCAGGTTCATCGGGTTCATCAGGAACTAGCGGAACTAAAGGAACCTCAGGTTCATCAGGAACCTCAGGTATAAATGGAACTAATGGTTTATCCGGAACTAGTGGTATAAATGGAACAAGCGGAACTTCTGGAACTAGTGGTATAAACGGAACTAGCGGAACTGCAGGAACTAGCGGTAATGATGGAACTAGTGGAACTTCTGGTTTATCAGGAACTAGCGGTATAAGCGGAACTTCAGGAACTAGTGGAGATTCGGGTTCATCTGGAACTTCTGGAACTAGTGGAGATTCGGGTTCATCTGGAACTTCTGGAACTAGTGGAACTTCTGGAACTAGTGGAACTTCTGGTGCTACCGGAACTAGTGGAACTTCTGGTGCTACCGGAACTAGTGGAACTTCTGGTAATAACGGAACTAGTGGAACTTCGGGTTCATCAGGAACTAGCGGAACTTCTGGTAATAACGGAACTAGTGGAACCTCGGGTTCATCAGGAACTAGCGGAACTTCTGGTAATAACGGAACTAGTGGAACTTCTGGTAATAACGGAACTAGTGGAACTTCCGGTATAAACGGAACTTCAGGAACTAGTGGTGTTAATGGAACAAGTGGAACTTCTGGTTCATCCGGAACTAGCGGTAATAACGGAACTAATGGAACTTCTGGTTCATCAGGAACCTCCGGTGTTAACGGAACTAGTGGAACTTCAGGAACAAGTGGTAATAACGGAACAAGTGGAACTTCAGGAACTAGTGGTTCATCAGGAACTAGCGGAACTTCAGGAACTAGTGGTTCATCAGGAACTAGTGGAACTTCAGGAATTAGTGGTTCATCAGGAACTAGTGGAACTTCTGGAATTAGTGGTTCATCAGGAACTAGTGGTAATAATGGAACAAACGGTCTTTCTGGTGATAAATATGCAACTATATCAACTACAACATTAACCATAGCTACCGGAGTTCAATCATTAACAGTAGGATTAGGATTAGCATATACAACAGGACAATCATTAGTTATTGCAAATACTTCAATTAATAGAATGGAGGGTACTGTTGGAACATACAATCCTATTGATGGGGCATTAGTGGGGAACATTACTGTTATTTTTGGATCAGGAACATTTTCAGCATGGGAAGTCAATCTAGGAGGTGCACAGGGTGCAGACGGAAGTAGCGGTATTTCTGGTTCATCCGGAACTAGTGGAACTTCAGGCACTTCCGGTGCTAACGGAACTAGTGGAACTTCGGGTTCATCTGGAACTAGTGGAACTTCAGGCACTTCTGGTGCTAATGGAACTAGTGGAACTTCAGGCACTTCTGGTGCTAATGGAACTAGTGGAACTTCAGGCACTTCTGGTGCTAACGGAACTAGTGGAACTTCTGGCTCAGCAGGAACTTCTGGTTCAGCAGGTTCAGCAGGAACTTCTGGTTCAGCAGGTTCATCAGGAACTTCTGGTTCAGCAGGTTCATCTGGAACTTCTGGTTCATCTGGAACTTCTGGTTCATCTGGTTCTAGTGGTTCATCAGGTTCATCTGGAACTTCTGGTTCATCTGGAACTTCTGGTTCATCTGGTACTAGTGGTTCATCAGGTTCATCAGGTTCATCAGGTTCATCAGGTTCATCAGGAACTTCAGGAACTTCTGGTACTAGTGGAACATCAGGTTCGTCTGGTACTAGTGGAACATCACCTATTTTTCAACGTATTACAGTTGCCGATGCTGATTATACAATAAGTGGTAGTAATAATCAAATAATAGTATACACTTCAATTACAGCAAGAAGAGTAGTTACTTTGCCTGCTATCTCTACTATTGGCCAAGTTATACAAATTTTAGATGAGAGTGGTTCATTTAATACAACTAAAAGAGTTAGAGTAGAAAGAGCAGGTGCAGATACAATAGAAGGTGATAGCTATAATATACAGATATCACCATATTCTTCTGCTAGCTATACAAGTGATGGAGTTAGTAGATGGAGTATTTCGGGTAGACATCCTAGATTATCATCTGGTAATATATTGCTATCAACATTCACTGATTTAGGAACAGGATCTGTTACTTTAGGAAATAATGGATTATATAATTTATTCACGAATATAAGTGGATTAGGTAATATAAGAACCTATGAAATTAATGGCGGTACATTTTCTCTAGTAGATGCTGCAACGAATTATATAGTCAGTGATTATAATGGGGGTTCACCTATAATAAGATTAACTACAGATGTTACCATAATAGATGAGACTACTATATGCCCAATATACACCATATATAGATCAGGTATAGAATTACATATAATCGATTGGGACCAATTAGGGCTTGCTCTCGTTAATAAACTACATCAATCTATAGTAAAAACACAAAGATATAGATTAGAATCTGGTTTAGGTGTAGGTGAAGTTGCCACAAGAAGAATTACTGTTGGCGGTGGAATTGTATGGATCGGAGCAAATAAATTCGCATTAGGTCCTTTTAATTCAACCACTGACACAACTCATTTGGCATATCATGTTGGAGGCGTATGGACATATTCAGCAATCACGCAATATAATAATACACAATATGATAACGGAACAGATTTAGTTTCAGTATCACCTAATAAATATGCAGTAAATTACATATACAGAGGAGTTGAAATTGATAGTGAATGCTATGTAGTTTTAGGAGGTGGAAACTATACATTAATAGAAGCACATGGTAGTACACCACCTATAAATTTACCAGAACTAATAACAAGCCATGCTGTGTTAGTTGGTAGAATAGTAGTAGAACAGGGTACAGATACAGCACAACAAATAGATAGTGCATTTAGTGAAACTTTTGTAATTTCGTCAACTGCTATACATAATGATTTAAGTGGAATCCAAGGGGGTACTGGTGGAGAATATTATCACCTACCATTAAACGTTTATAATAATGTTATTGCAAACGGTGGAATAGGAACACCAGGAACTTCAGGAACTAGTGGTTCATCAGGAACATCTGGTGCTAATGGAACTAGTGGAACATCAGGAACATCAGGAACTAGTGGTATAAATGGAACTAGTGGTTCATCAGGAACTTCAGGTATAAATGGAACTAGTGGTTCATCAGGAACTTCAGGTATAAATGGAACATCAGGAACTAGTGGTTCATCGGGTACATCTGGTGCTAATGGAACTTCGGGAACTAGTGGTTCATCAGGAACATCTGGTGCTAATGGAACTTCGGGAACTAGTGGTATAAATGGAACTAGTGGTTCATCGGGAACATCTGGTGCTAATGGAACTTCGGGAACTAGTGGTTCATCAGGAACATCTGGTGCTAATGGAACTTCGGGAACTAGTGGTTCATCGGGTACTTCGGGTGCTAATGGAACTTCTGGAACTAGCGGTTCATCAGGAACATCTGGTGCTAATGGAACATCAGGAACTAGTGGTATAAACGGAACTAGTGGAACATCGGGAGCTAATGGAACTTCTGGAACAGCAGGAAGTAGTGGAATACAAGGAACTAGTGGTACAAGTGGAACTGCCCCATATAAATCATATATAATGACCACCGGAGCAACATATACATTTACCGATTTTAATACAGTGAATACATTATCATTAAATAAAACTGTAAGTTCATCAACAACAGTTACTTTAAATCAAAGCCCTGTATTGAATGATTTCTATATAGTAAAAGATAGAAAGGGTGATTCAGTATTAAATCCAATTACAGTAGATGGAGGGATATATAATATAGATGGTAATGCAACTATTACAATATCTCAATCAAATAAGCCATCCCTAACATTTATGTTCGAGGGTGAAGAATACATAATAATATAAATCATGAGTTACATTTTAAATAACGAGGTAAGATTTTCAGATTCTCCTAACATAGATGCATTCGGTAGACTAAGAACTTCAGAACCATATAATCTATTTAATAGTACATCAGTTATAACCGATGGTAGCATTGGATACGAAACGGTATTGGGTGGTGGTGCTACTACTACATATAATCAATCTAAATCAGAGGTTCAATTTAATGTTACTGGTGGTACAGGAAGTATATGTAGGGAACAACATGGCTACAATTATTATCAACCGGGTAAATCACAGTTGGTATTATTGACAGGTATATTTGGAGCTACTGTTTCTGATGTTACTAAAAGAATGGGATATTATAACAATGATGATGGATTATTTTTTGAACTTGGTGCAACAGGAGCATTTGGAGTAACTCTTAGAACTAGTACAAGTGGTACACCAGTTAATATTTTTTATGAACAATCCACATGGAATATAGATACTTTAATTATCGGCAATCCATTAAATCCAAGTGGTATACATTTAGATGTATCAAAAACAAATATTTTTATTATAAATTTCCAATGGCTCGGTGTGGGTAGGATCGTTTTTGGATTAGATCTTAATGGTATTATAATTCCGATACATCAAATTCTAAATGCTAATAATAAGACTGAGGTTTATATGAAGACCGGTAACTTACCCGTAAGATACGAGGTTATTTCCAGTGGTGGGACAGATTCAACATTTAAACAAATATGTGCAGCGGTCATCTCTGAAGGGGGTCAAGATGATTTTGGGTTTCTACATACTGTGAGTAATGCATTATCAACAAGAACATTTTCAACCAGACAATCTGTAATATCTGTTAGATTATCAAATAGTTTTTTTAGCCAAGCTAATAGAGTAAAAGCTCGTCCTTATAATTTCGAATTAGTTACAACAACTGCAACAGTAAATGCTTATTGGGAATTAGTTTTACAGAGGGGATATAGTGGTGAAAATAGTTTGGGTGGTGCTCCTACATGGTTGGGACTAACAGGTTCTCCTTTTGACTATACAGTAACAGGCACAACTGTTACAGGTGGGACTATTATAGATTCAGGATTTATAAAAACATCATCACAAACCGGGGAGAGCGTATCAAGTGTAATAGTAGATCCTAAAATTTTTATGAGTATGGATAAATCAGGTACGATATCAGACTGGTTACATTTAGTTATAACTCCTAGTACAAGTTCATCTTGGGCAGGTAAATTAACATTAAGAGGTGAGTATTAATATGAATAAATTTTCATATAACTATAATGCCGATATACAACCCGAGGATATACATAATGATATATATAGCAAATTGAAGATATATGCAATTAATATAACATATAATATAGCTAATAATGATCTTGAAATAATATTCGATTTTAAATTAAATAGTGGACAAAGTAATATATTAGATAATATAATAAGATCACACCCCAAAAAAAAATTAAAAGAGATAATAAATTTTTACAAAATTAATAATTAAACATGGCAAATTTTTCATATTTTTATAATTTAGCAGTACAACCTGAAAATTTGTATAATAATATTTTTACAAATCTTACTGTATATCCGACTAAGTTATATTATGATTTAATGACATTTGATATTGAAATAGTATTTGACTTTTCATTATCTGCTCCACAGCAGGTAATATTAGAGGATACTGTTAATAATAGTCCTCCAAAAGATCCAAATGATGCGATATTTTCAGGTGTTATTGCAAATACTTATAATAAAGTAACAATAACACAACCTGCTAATAATGCTAGTTTAACTATAAGCGACGGTAAAACACTTTCAGTACCATTAGATGCTTGGGTTTCCAATACAAATACAGGGGATCAAGATTCTACTACTTTATACCTAGCAGGATTAACAGGATCTACATATTCAAGTCTTCAAGATTTACAAAATTTATTTCATTCAACCGGCTGGATAAACGGAGGTGATATCACTGATGCAGGTTCTGGTTTAATAACAGTAACAGGTGGACAGGGTGCGATACGAGGAATAGATAGTGAATTAGCTATTATATATTTTAGTGATTTTCCTGCATCAAGTCCTTCCGATGTTATATTAACGGATCTTAGTGATAATTATATTTATGTTGAGTATAATGCGGGTTCACCTAGAATCGTTGCTACTGATATTGCCAGAAATGATAATAATACAAATTTTTTATTAGGTATTGTTTATAGAAATGCTTCCGTATTAAATGTTAATCAGGGAATTAGATTCGGGGTAAAAGATAAAAACCACGAAAGTTTGATTGGTTTACAAGGAGGTACTGCTGGAGAACATATTCATTTAACTGCAGCAGAATATGCATTAATAGGAATAGGAGGAACTAGTGGAACATCAGGTTCATCAGGAACCTCCGGAACTAGTGGTTCATCAGGAACTTCTGGTGCTAATGGAACTAGTGGTTCATCAGGAACTTCTGGAACATCAGGTTCATCAGGAACTTCTGGTGCTAATGGAACTAGTGGAACATCAGGTTCATCAGGAACTAGTGGTGCTAATGGAACTAGTGGAACATCAGGTTCATCAGGAACTTCTGGTGCTAATGGAACTAGTGGAACATCAGGTTCATCAGGAACTTCTGGTGCTAATGGAACTAGTGGTTCATCAGGAACTTCTGGAACATCAGGTTCATCAGGAACTAGTGGTGCTAATGGAACTAGTGGAACATCAGGTTCATCAGGAACTAGTGGTGCTAATGGAACTAGTGGTGCTAATGGAACTAGTGGAACTTCTGGAACATCAGGAACTAGTGGTGCTAATGGAACTAGTGGAACTTCAGGTTCATCAGGAACTTCAGGTGCTAATGGAACTAGCGGTTCATCAGGAACTTCAGGTGCTAATGGAACTAGTGGAACTTCAGGTTCATCAGGAACTTCAGGTGCTAATGGAACTAGCGGTTCATCAGGAACTTCAGGTGCTAATGGAACTAGCGGTTCATCAGGAACTTCAGGAACTTCAGGAACTAGTGGTGCTAATGGAACTAGTGGAACATCAGGTTCATCAGGAACTTCAGGAACATCGGGTGCTAATGGAACATCAGGAACATCGGGTGCTAATGGAACATCAGGTTCATCTGGAACTAGTGGAACATCGGGTGCTAATGGAACTAGTGGAACATCAGGTTTATCTGGAACTAGTGGAACTTCAGGTATAAATGGAACTAGTGGAACATCAGGTTTATCTGGAACTAGTGGAACTTCAGGTATAAATGGAACTAGTGGTTCATCAGGAACTAGTGGTCTTCCAGGTGATAAATATGCAACTACATCAACTACATCATTAACCATAGCTACAGGAGCTCAATCTTTAACAGTAGGATTAGGATTAGCATATACAACAGGGCAATCATTAGTTATTGCAAACACATCAGTTAATAGAATGGAGGGTACTGTTGGAACATATAATCCAACGAATGGGTCATTAACTGGAACCATCACTGTTATTTTTGGATCTGGTACATTTTCATCATGGGAAGTTAATTTAGGCGGTGCTCAGGGAGCAGATGGAAGTAGCGGTATTTCTGGTTCATCTGGAACTTCTGGTTCATCTGGAACTTCTGGTGCTAATGGAACATCAGGAACTAGTGGTACATCAGGAACTAGTGGTATTAATGGAACTAGTGGTTCGTCAGGTACTAGTGGTTTATCAGGTACTAGTGGTTCATCAGGTACTAGTGGTATTAATGGAACTAGTGGTTCATCAGGTACTAGTGGTTCATCAGGAACCAGTGGTATTAGTGGAACATCAGGAACTTCGGGTGCTAATGGAACATCAGGAACTAGTGGTATTAATGGAACTAGTGGTTCATCAGGAACTTCAGGTGCTAATGGAACATCAGGAACTAGTGGTATTAATGGAACATCAGGAACTAGTGGTATTAATGGAACTAGTGGAACATCAGGAACTAGTGGTATTAATGGAACTAGTGGTTCATCAGGAACTTCAGGTGCTAATGGAACATCAGGAACTAGTGGAACATCAGGAACTAGTGGTATTAATGGAACCAGCGGAACATCAGGAACTTCAGGTGCTAATGGAACATCAGGAACTAGTGGTATTAATGGAACTAGCGGAACATCTGGTTTAACGGGAACATCAGGAACATCTGGTTTAACCGGAACATCAGGAACCTCTGGTTTAACAGGAACATCAGGAACCTCTGGTTTAACAGGAACATCAGGAACCTCTGGTTTAACAGGAACCTCTGGTTCTAGTGGAACTTCTGGATTAACAGGAACATCTGGTTCTAGTGGAACTTCTGGATTAACAGGAACTAGTGGAACATCAGGAACTAGTGGTCTTAATGGAACATCAGGAACTAGTGGTCTTAATGGAACATCTGGAACTAGTGGTCTTAATGGAACATCTGGAACTAGTGGTTTAACAGGAACTTCCGGAACTAGTGGTTTAACAGGAACTTCTGGAACTAGTGGTTTAACAGGAACTTCTGGAACTAGTGGTAGTGGTGCTGCTGGAAGTAGTGGTACATCGGGTACATCATCCGGAGGGGGTTATATATTTACTAACGATGGAGGTCTTACTTCAACAGGAACAACACAAGGTACTGCATTAGCATTAACTGCTAAGGTAAATTCAATAACAACGGTCGCACTAGATTCTGGGGTTATATTACCAAGTGCAGTAACAGATGATTTTATAACAGTTATAAATCATGGCGTTAATATATTAGATGTATATCCAGCTACTGGTGAAACCGTTGAAGGAGGAGCTGCTAATATACCATTTTTACTATACCCCGGGCAAGCATTCAGGGCAGGAGTAAGCACTACTGGTGCTTGGGATGGTGTAGATGTTAATCCTTATGATGATGAGAATGGTATATTATCGATGAGATCATTATCTACTAATCCATCTACACCACCAAGTGGGACTTTATATTTATACCCAAAATCAATAGGGGGAAGAATATTACCTACATTTGCTGCTCCATCAGGATTGGAATCTTCATTACAACCCAATTTGGGTAGAAATAGATCTATTTGGTGGCAACCTCTGGGTAATGCAACTACTGTACCTATTACAACAGGTATTGCTGCAGCTACTGCATTAGGTACTGCAACTACTAGAACTGTTGCAGTAACCAATATAGCTACTAGAATTAAACGTCTTGGGTATGTTTCTGCGACTACTCCTGCAGGATCTATGGCGGGTCATTATTGGAGTTCAGCAGGTTCACAATTTACTACTGGTAACGGATCAGGTTTAGGTGGTTTTACTTACTTTGAAAGAATTGTTGTATCTGATGCAAGTGCAGTGTCCGGTGCCAGGATGTTCATAGGCATGACTTCATCAACAGCTGCAGCAACAAATGTGGAACCGAGTACTATAACTAACTGTATGGGATTTGGGCAATTGTCAACAGATGCAACACAGTGGTATTTCTTCTATGGTGGTTCTTCTGCTCAAACACCCATTGCTATGGGTACTGGATTAGGTGCACCTACACTTACAAATACCGCTTGGGATATTGCGATATTTGCTTTTCCTGGCACTGCAGGTAAAATAGGATACGAGATTAAAAATCTTAGTACTGGAACTTCGGTAGAAGCTACATTAACATTAACAATAACTACTCAAATACCAGCATCGACCACATTATTATCGCCAAGAGCATGGAGAACTATTAACGCAACAACTGGCGTAGCAGTTGGATTAGATATTTGTTCAATGTATATAGAAACAGACCAATAAAAAAAAATAATAATATGAAATACTTTATGACTCAGGGTGGCTATGTAGTAAACGAAAACGGTATAGTTATACCCATGGATGAAGATTCACCTTTATATCCAGATTACGCAACTTATGTATTAGGTGGTAATTCAGTGGATTTTACTGATTATATAACCTCAGAAGAAATAGAAGATTCTAAGATTAAAATTAGAAAAGAATATAGCTATAGAATATCTAATATAGAGGGATTTCAAGAAGCATTAGAAAGAAAAATATTAGATGGCACAGAAATACCACAAAATATACTGGATGAAAGAGAATCACTTAGAATAGAATATAGAGATAGAATTGGATAAAATCGAAACAATTCATATTTACTTTAGTATAATACTTAAATATAAATATAAATATGTCAGAAACAGTAAAATTACCGGAAGAACTCGTATTACAAATACAAGCATTAAAAGATGAATTAACGGAGAATATTATAAGAATAGGAAGATTAAATGTACAAAAATCTTTTTATGAAAAAGATTTAATAGCATTAAATGAAGAATTATCATTTCTATATGATCAAGCAGATTTACTAAATACTAAAGAGTCAGATTTACAAAAATTGGTTATAGGTGAATATGGAAATGGCTCGTTAGATACAGGAAGTGGTTTATATACAAAAACCGAATAGAAATATACACTCAAAAAAAAAGATAATATGTAAATATTATCTTTTTTTTTGTTATTTTATTAAATGCTGAATTTGTTTTATAACACTTTCTCCCGTTATAGCTTTATGACATTCGAATTGTTTTTCCGTATTTTTATGCTCAGGACACCAATTCCAATCACCTTTATCAAACTTAAAATCCGGATTATTCCAGCATCCGTGGCATACCGATTCATCTATAATTCTAGTACAATTACTAATAAACTCGTGATCTTTTTCAGTAAAATTTGAAATCATAACAACGTGTTTATTTAAAGCCCATGCTAACCAAGAAAGACCACTGGATAATCCTATAAAAAATTCGCTATGATGTATGCAATTCATAGTATTCGTAATTGATGTATCTTTTAATTGAGTTACGTTTTTTAAATTCCCCGGGGATTTCGAAATATTAATTATCTTATATCCTCTAGCTACTAGATAATCAACTAATACTTGCCAACCGGTTTCATTATTCCATAATTTTAATCCTGCAGTTGATTCATTAGCAATCGTAATATATTTTTTGGCTGATGGATTTTTAAGCGGTATAAAATCAATTTTAGGTTTTATTTCTTTGAAATCTAATCCTAGTATATTTGTTGCTGTTTTCTGCAATGGTATAGTACTAGGTAAAACCGGTTCTTTTTTATCATCATAAAACCATCCGATTCTATACATAGCAAATAAATCATTTACTATTATGCTAGGATCAACGAATTCCAATTCAGGATATGATTTTTTAAATAATTTATTCCAGAAAGTTGATACTACAATATCACATTTATGCTTATTCTTAAATTCCAATACATATGGAATCCAGCATATAGTATCGCCCAAAGAACTAGATTCAAAAGATATAAATACTTTTTTATTTTCTAAATTCATAGAATATGAATATACCAATTCATTATTTTTATTTCTGATCTTAATTCTCCAATCTGTATAATATTCTCTTGAGAGTTTTGTCCACATATTTGGGGTCATTTCACAAGTATGATATAGCGTATTATCATCATAGAAATCTACAGTATATTTTTCATCCACATTACCAATTATTTCAAAAAATGGATTATTAACGAAATGCATATTATATTTTAGAGGTGCAGATATAGAATTATAATTTAGATCTTTATTAAATATATTTTTTTCTATTTGAGTATTTTCTATGTTAGCTATTAATAGATTTCTAGTATCTTCAGATGTATATTCTTTTTTTATTATATTAACAACAGAATACATCTTTAACATTCTTTTACATATTATGCTCCAATCAAATTTAACTATATTTAGCTGCGTTTGATCCGCATAATATTTATAGTTATCAAGGATTTCTTTAATTGCTAATGTAACGGATTCAGTATTTCTTTCCACTATTATCATACCATTAATTTTCTGTGATCCCTCATATGTACCAACTACTGGTAATCCGCAAGCTACCGCTTCCAATAATGTTAAATTTGGATGTCCAGCTTCGAGTACAGATGGATGTAGAAAAATTGAGTGGCTTCGGTATAGTTCTAAAATATCATCCTCCACTAAATTATTAGTAATCAATGTTAGTTTATCATATTCCAACAAATCTTTATGGTGTTCAAAAAATAATTTATTATTTTCAGGCCCAGCTATAGTTATTGGCAAATCTAATTTTTTAGCTGCCTCTATTGCATATCTAAATCCTTTTCTATCAAATGATGAATCCCCGCCTATTCCATTATTTGCTATACATAATAACCTATGATCATTTCTATATAATACAGAAGGATTAAAGTATCCGGTTTCTACCCCATGAGATAAATAGAAAAGTTTATCGGTTTCTTCAAAAAAATCTACAAGAAATTCTGCATGCGTGAAAGATATTACAGATCCCCGGATTGCTTCCAAATTTTGATCATATACAAATGTATTTTTACCGTAATATACAACATGATGATCATGCAGTGAAAATATATAAGGTATTCCTTTTTTTGCTGCTTCTATTGCTAAATTTGCAATATGTATATGTACTATATCAGTATTATTTATATCAACATCATTTAAATATTTAATGTCGCATTCGTTTCCTAATATTTTTAATTCCTTTGTATAATTCCATATAACTTTCTCTACTGCACCCCATCCATTCGGAGGAATTGATATCATGCCTGGCGTTACCTGTGTTATTTTCATTGTTAATTATTTATGTAAATTGTATAATCCCATTTATTATGGATCTAGCATTTATGTCTTTATCTAGAGTATATGTTTTTGTAATTTCGATTTCATTATTAGAATCATAAACACTAATATCCAATACGTCATTATTTATAGTAAAATTTCTATATGCCCAATAGTTACATATTATTATTTGATCCTCTACTATAATATCATTTATTTTAATTACTAAGTGTTTATTTTCATTTGAATTATTATGATAATATAATACAGGAATAGATGGATCTTTTATATTATATAGCAATTCGACAATAAAGTTCTCGATCCTTAATATATTAATTTCGCTTTTTGCAAAATACTCGCTCGAATGTTCATCTATAATTAAAAAATCGGATTCATATTTTTCTAATTTATCCAAAAATGCCAATTCTAATGTAAATTCCATTTGAGTATTATACCATTCATCTATATTAGTTGGGAGTTCAAATACTCTATTAAAATAAGATGGTGTTATACCAAAAAATTGGGTTTCATAAACTAATGAATTTTTACTTCTATCCCTAGTTTCTGTTGTAAAATTTTTAGGTTTAAAGAAAATACACTTTTTGTTATTTAATATCATTTCATCAAGAAGGGAATTTAATAATAATACGTCACTAGATTCAAATACATTATCATTTTCACTAAAATATACAAAATCGTATTTTTTAATCTCTGAAAATTTAAAAGCATTATACATATTCTGACATATTGGCAACCCGTGGCTTTGATTATATACTTTTATAAAGAAAGCATCTAAGCTGCTCCAATAATACGGTGAAATATCTCGGGGTGTCAATGTTTGATTTTTATCAAAAATATAATAATCTATCATATTTTGTATTTCCGATGACACCGGATAATGGCTAACCACCATTATATCAAATCCTATATTTTTTAAAGATAATATTTCTCTCTTTAATATATTCTCTTTCTTAGCTGTATTAGGATATGCACCTATTACTATTAATTTTTTCATCCTTTATGAAAAGTTTTATATTCCTTATCTATCAATGAATATCCATCAGCCTGAGTGGTAATTCTATTTTTCAATATACCCATATTAGTTCCACCGAATATTATATTAAAAAATGTATCCATACAATCCCATTTAGCTAATCTAAGTTTTTCCAATAGAAATTCTCTAGATTTTAAAGGAAACATTATACACTGTAATCCTATTATTTTATTAGTAATAAATAATAAATTCTGGCCTGGTATTTCTTTGATTATATCTGATTGCTCCCACCTAAAATCAAGTGTTTTTGTATCACCAAATGAAAAATACGTAATACCTTCTCTGTTCACTATATCGCACACCTCGTTAACTTTAGCAATAAAATCCATCATTTCCGTTTCTATTATACAATCTCCCTCACATACCATAAGAAAATCTAGATCCTTATCAAATTCTGACATTATGCCAATTTTAAATGATTCAAAACATCCATAATGTGAAGGTGTTAATGCCTTTCCGTATTCTGGATCGCCTATGCTATATTTTTCCATCCTTACATTATGTGGTCTTAATGAAGTATGCAATGGCGGTAATGAAGTATATACTGGATTTTGGTGCAAAACGTATTCTATACCATAATCAATTACATTTTCTAATGACTTTCTTGAATGTATTTCCCTATCATCATTATTCGTAGTCTGTAGATGTAATAATTTAATTTTATGCTTTCTTTTATTGGTATTTACTAAATAGCAAGCTTTTTTTAGCTTATCTATGTTAGAATTATCAACTTTTAAAGTAAATTTATTTTTTTCAGTTTTTATGCTTAAATCGAAAAAACTTTTACCCAAATTATATGAATACCAATTATTACCTTTCACTTTTATATTATCTTCCTTGCCGTTTATAGTAACTATGATATCATCACTAAATGATGCTGCTATATAAAGTTCAAATGTATTATTTTCCGGATTCCAGACAACAAAATAATTTGTTAGATCTAATGTTGATATTAGATCTATAGTTTCCCTACTATTTTTAAATAGCGTTATTTTGCCATCATTATTTGCTATATTATCAACAACTACGATTTTATCCGAATCTTTAGAAAAATATTCATAATAAAATGTTTCTAAACAAAGACCCTTTAAATGTGAAGTTCTATCGATCCAATCTCGCTTGGAAATAAATTTAGGTATGGTTGATAGATAAAAATCTAAATTCATATAGAAATATAATGTTTGATAACCGTTGAATGAATTTAGACGTAAATCTTCGAAATAAGCTTTTTTATTTAATTCGACCATTGATTTATCAAACTCTATTAAAACCTCTATGTCACCATCATTTAAAATAGAATCACCTACAAAAAAATGTATATTATCGTATCCTAATTGTTTCAAATATATAAAATTCTTATCAAATTGTCTTATTATTGAATATGTTACATCAAATGTATTAATGCCCTTACCTACTAGTTTAAAATTTTTTGTTGTATATGTTTGGTTTGAAAAGATATTCATTTTTTTGCTATCCAATATTTCTTGGAATGTGATTATATCGTTTTCATTATTATACAGCGAAAATGTACATATTTCTTGTATGCGTTCATCTATAGGTACTAATGATGTATAAATAACATCTTTACCAGTCTTTTTTAATTGCGATATACAATCTAGTACTATATTAACTTTTTCTTCAGTATCTGCCCAAAAATTAACTACTATACAATTTTTCATTTTTTATTAATGCTCTAAGTTATTTCTCATCGTTATACACTCATTTATAAATCCATTTCTTTCATAAAAATTAACTCTATCAGGAAAACATGAAAGTATAACCTTATAGCAACCAAGATCTTTTGCTTTTTTTATTAATGCATCTAGTAATTTGCTACCTATATCGTTTCCTCTATATTTTTCTCTAATAGCGACATCCTCTATTAAACCTGCTATTCCCCCGTTACGTATTAATTTATTTTCTATGTGTAAAATGCCTGTTCCTATTATATCATTTTCATGTTCAACCACTAACATATGGTTATTATTGGATAGAAAGCTATTAAGTGTAAAATCGCTTATTTCTGAAATAGACCAAACCTCTTTATATGTTTCTAATAGCCCATTATCTATATCCTCTTTTTTAAAATCTCTAATTATCATATGTATAATTTATATCCTTCTATTACTTTATTAGCTACGTATTTTACCTCATCATCAGATAATTTCATATGCAAAGGTAATGATATTATTTCCTCGCTTATCCCATGTGAATATGGACAAGTTCCATACCCATCGCTATACATTTTATAATGGGTATTATCTCTATAATGAACTCCTGGATATATGTTTTGTGTATTTAGATATTCCATGATTTTATTTCTATTTGGAACTACAATCTGATATAAATGTCTAGATGAAACTATAGTTTCTTTACTAGTCTTTATAGATTTTATTGCAGTATTTTTAAAGAAATCATCATATAGTGAACATATTTTTCGTCTTCTTATATTATCATCTTCCAGATATTTCAATCCAACTATTCCCATGGAAGCCATTATAGAATTTCCGTGATATTTATAACCAACATCAACTAATTCATATTCCCATTTATAGCTTCCCTTATCATTGGTTCTTTGATACGTATCCTTGTCTATACCAAGCCAAGATAGTTTTCTTGCTACTGAATCATAGTCATCATTTTTAAAACATATCATACCAGAATCAGCAGTTGGCAAATTCTTAACTGCTTGAAAGCTAAATATAGTAACGTCAGCATTATCACCTATATGAACAACATCCCCTTTATAATCTAATATTCTTGTCCCCGCCATATGTGCAGCATCCAGAATCAATTTGATCTTGTATTTTTTACATATATCTACAATTTTAGAATATTGCCCTGCATTTCCACCCATGCCTACAAATAAAACGGCTTTTGTTTTCTTTGTAATTCTTTTTTCTACTGATTCAGGATCCAAACATAAAAATTCATCCACATCAGCAAATATAGGTTTTAAATTCTCGTATAATATTGCATGATTGGTTGATATAAATGTTAATGGGGTTGTAATAATTTCATCACCATCTGACCATTTATTAGCATCTTTCAATATCTTAACAGCCAGATGTAATCCGGAAGTATTAGAATTTAAAAAATGCGCATTTGGTAGATTTGTGTATTTTTTCCAAGCTTCCTCAAACTCTATAGTTTTATAACCTAATCCAGTCCATCCTTTATCTAAACATTCATTAATCTGTTCAGTAATTTCCTCGTTTCTAAAATAAGGAACAAATAAATTTATATTATTCATATATTCTCTTTTAACATCCCATTATTATAATGATGAGATACTGTTTCATTATTTAGTTTATAATTTTCTTTTTTGTATACATTTTCTCCATCATAGAATAATACATTGATATCAATTGGTATATTTCTATATTCAATTTTTTTAACATATTCCCTAGTTTCTGATATTTTTATTCTTTCGTTAAATATTTTAATCTCATTCTCTAATATGGTAATTTCTAATTCCTTTTCATCTAAATTGTAAGTAAAAAAATAAAAAGCCCATATATTAGTCGAATCATTTACCGGTATAAGCGAAAAATATTCAGAATTGGACGAAACTCCTAATCCAGAATTTGGAAGAATAGTTCTTTCGTCGTTATTGACGATCCAAAGTAATTCTTCATCCTTTAAAATCCTCATGAAATAATCTTCTAAAAAATTCTGACATCCCAATTCAATACATAGGTTATTAAATATATCGCCATCTCTAATATCACTAAATATTTCTAGAAAATAGTTGGTCCTAAATACCATCGATGTCGTTTCTATGCCTTCACCTAAATCCGTATTCATTTTGGATAAACAACATTTCCAATTATTATCTAATTTATCAAAATACCCATTAATTAATTCAATATCAAGATCATTTAAAATCACATCATAGGTTACTGTCATAACTTTAGATATTCCTAATTGTTTAGCTAGCAGCATACCATTATAAAGATTTATAAAAGCAGCTAATGATTGATTCGGTTTCTTTGAGTTGTTTATATTAATTTCTGCTCTATACTTTTCAGTATTGCTATAGAATTTATTATAATATGAATTTGGAATCATCATATTATTTTTATCGTATATGTAATAATCTACCTCTTTTTGTATTTCCAACGAAACCGGGTAATGAGAAACCAATATAATTTTTCTATTTAGTTTTTTAAAACTATTGATGCAATCGAGAGTTAAATTTTTTCTTTTTATCGTATCAGGATACGTAGTTATTATAATCCCCTCTGATTCTTCTATATTTTCGTATGAATCATTTATTTTTTCTGGTTTTATGATTCTTAATAAAATTTCAATATCTTTTTCAATATCACCAGTTATGAAACTAATATTTTCATAATTATCATATTTACTACAATACACATCCAAATTATACATTAACATAGGTATTTTATACTCAAGAGCTTCCTTTAATGCAATTGGATTCAATTCCTTATTATTTCGATCCCCTTTAGATGCAAAGAAAAATAAATCGCTTGCCTCTATGAACGAAGGTACATCCTTTCTTTCACCCCATAATATACAATTATCTGGTTTATCATCTAATAATGGCTTCCAGTAACTTTTGAAATTATCTGCTTGGTTTCCTAAAAAATGAAATTTTATTTTATATTCTTCCAATCTTCTTGCAATTTCAAACACATAGGATTGATTTTTTCTTTCCGTAAATAAACCTACATTCAATACGTGTTTATATGTGGGATCAAATTCTAAAATTCTTTGATTTTTTTGTTTATCCGGATTTTTATAATCTACTGGATATTCTACTATTTCATAAGGGATATCATATATCGAATATCTGAATCCATTAAATGCACTTACGAATATAAATTTATCGGGAAAAAATCTTTTTGATGTTACAGGAAAACTCGAATCGTGAGTAGTTTCTAATATAGTATAGGATCTATCACTTTTATAAATTAATTTTGTTATATTATCATCCATGAAAAATTCTGGAAATTCCTCCATACTAATCACATCAGGCTTAAATTCATCAATTATATCTAGTAAGCGATTCTTATTATCACCAAGTGAATGAAAATTGGATCCCAGTAATTTTTCTACTTGATTACGTTGTATAACAAAAGCAAAACCAAAAAAATCATATTCTACACATTTTATAATATAGTTATCATTTAATAACTTTATTTTATTTAGAGTTACTTGAGGGGCACCTCCTGTACTAAGATGAGGAGTTATTACTAATATTTTTTTCATGTATCTATTATAATAAAGTTATTATACATTTTAATGGCATATTGTTTCTTATATTGGCAGGTAAAACTAGTTATATTATATTTGATATATAAAAGAAAGTAGTAATTAAATGGCTTTCTATCCTGAAAATAAAATACCAAAAACTGGAGCTCCTGTTTATAACGGTAACGGCGAACAATATATTATTTCTGATCCTAGATATTCCTATCATGACGGATTACAAAATACTGACAAAATAAAGAAATCATCTAGCGATAATATATATGATACCACTGGTGGAGCTAATGCTAGAGCTAAACAAATAGGATGTTCAGGTTACCACGAAACCCTGATAGACGGTATTAAGTACTATATGCCTTGCGAAAATGTAGATTCTTATGATTTACGTATAGAGCAACTAGATAGTGCCTTAAACTTCACTTATATAGGTAACTATAGGGTATTATCATGGGATAAACCTTTTGAAAACGTATCATTGTATAAGGGATGGATTATTGATGCATCACATAGCAATAGTGCTGAACCTGTATTGGACGCAGATGATATTTCAATAGAATTTAGATATAGCATAGATGGAAAAACCTGGTCGTTATGGGTTAATGTAGGAACTGCGCTAATGGGTCTTACTAATGAATTTTCATTAATAGATGAAATAGTACTAGATCCAAGTAATAAATTTTATCCTGAATTTAGATTCACATCAGTTATAAAGGATGCTAATGGATCAAATATTTATGATCAAGGTGATGTAATAGATCCTTCCATAGTTATAGTTGCTTTTAATTTAGATTTAACCTATGCTGCTGCTCAAGAAATTCCTATCAATAGACCATCTATCATATGCTCAAATGAGGTTTCAAACAGACCTGTAATTTTCTCCGATTGTAATTTTACATTTAATCCATATGCTGTAAACAAAGCACTAAACCTATATCAGGATTTAAGTTCTATGGTTAATAAAATATTTGGACTAGATGCAAATTATTATTCTATTCAGCCACAAGGTAGAGGGAAAGATGTAATATTAAAGGAATATACACTTTTTGATGTTGTCGAGGAAAAATGCGTCAAGGTAATGCTAAACCAAAACCAATTCCCTGATAATAAAATAAACTTTGATCCATTCGGAACAAATTATCAGGAGCCATTTGAAATACAGATGGATAAATTATATTTTGAATCTATTTTTGGAAAGGGATCACAACCAAGAAAGAGAGATATCATATATTTCCCAATGACTAATAGAATATATGAAATAAATGCTACGTATTTATTCAGAGATTTTATGAATGCACCAGTATATTTTAAAATGGAAATCAAAAAATATACGCCAAAAAGTAATACATATTTTAAAGATCCTACACTTAAGGAGGAGCTCGATGGAATAATGATCACCACCAGAGACCTTTTTGGAGCTGATGTTACGGATGAAGAATTGAAGATAACAAACCCTCAGCAATATGCTACTACTATAAATCAAATGTCTCAAGATCCAATTAGATCCTATGTATATAAAAATCTTGCTAATATAGGATATGATTTAAATAATAATTGGACTATAGTTTTTAATAATTATTATGACATGTCAACATCATTTAATGATGATATCGATTTTATAGCAGAACCACATAAATATAGAACTGCAATAGGATATAAGGTATTGCCGAAATTAGCAGCATCTGAGGAATTAGCATATACTGCTTGGTTTAGTATTAAGGATCTCTATGACAATAACCAGATGTTGAAGCGTCCATTCCCAATTATAAATATGGTACTAGAATCATATGACAGTGATTTTCTATATTTCGATACAACACCCAAAAAACACAGACTGGAAAAATGGCTGAATTACGATAGTAATCCTGAGGGATATGTATCAATAAGTGGGGATCTAACACATACGGGAGGATATCACGTAATCGATATTATAGATGATTATAAATTTAAAGTCGAAAATCTTAATATCGATTTTGATAATGACCTACCAATACCATGGAAAATGCAAAAAGCACAGTCCAGAAACTTAATAAGCGGTATCATGGGAGGTACAGGCGGTACAGGAGGAACAGAAGCTAATATTGGTACCGGATTTAGAATTGACATAGTACACTCCGGTATAATAGATGAAAACAATAATCCATTTTTGGGTGAGGGTAGTCTTATTATAAAATTGAATGATAAAATAATAAATTCACCATTACAATTTAAGCCTGTATTGGGTGATTGGTATGGTTTGGTTGTAAATTTTTCCAATGTATATAAACAAATAGCCATGAATATATGGGGTATGTCATATGATCCAACATCAACTGGCGAACAATCAAGTAAATTAATAAAAATACATGATGATGCCAGATTAATAAAAGATCCAATTATATTTAATCACACTTCTAGTATAAATAGAGATAATGATAGTCCATTCTATGGTGACGATACAAATGGATATAAAATATATACTAGTCCAATTTATTTAACTAATATAAGATTATTTAAGAATATGATAGATATAGATAACCAATCAGCTGTATTAAATCAGAATATAGTTAGAGATTCGCATCTTTCTCATATAATAGATAATGCTAAACCTCTTCTCTCTATTCCTAAATTTGCAAGAAATAAATAAATATGCCAAGAAGAAAGCCAAAACCAGAAAAAGTAATACAAGAAAGGATAAAAGAGAATCTGGATTCTATTCTAATAGACGAATCGAGGGATAGTATGATAGATATGAATTTCCAAGATTTGCCTAGGGTAAAAATATCAGACATGATGAATATTACCGATGAGCAAGCTACTGCTGCATCAGTTGCTAAGCAATTATTGGATTCTATTGCTAATTTTTATACCGATCTTGCTGATGATGAAAGCTCACATGTAGCATGGAAGAAAAAAGTCGATGCAGTAAATATATCTGCCATGATGTTTCAATTGAAATCTGCACAACATGCGATTACAAAAATATTAGAAGAAATAGACTATGGTAATACAGATGTAAAATTATTTGCAGTTCTTGCACAATTACAAGCTCAGATAATGCAGATGCCAAAAGATTATCAATCATATATGGAAAAAATGGAGATTAATTATAAGAAATCCAGAACAGAAATTGACGATAAGAAAGCAGCAAATGCAAGCATAATTACAGATGGAACACAGGAATACACATCTTCGCATATTACAAGCGATGGTGGAATTAGATCTAGAGGAACCAGAGGTATAATGGAAGGTCTTAGAGAAATAATGGGAACAGAGGTTATCGATATCAGAGCTGAAGTAGTTGATGCTAATGCATTAGTAAATGCTAAACAAAAAAAAGTGATGGATTTATCTAATCCATCTAATAAGAACGCGGATTTTGATGAGAATTCCAGTGATTATATAGTAGATTCTGATCTATTTTAAGATATAAATATGGCTAACGTTGCACTAAATAATACAATAGAAACAACATCCTGGACAACAGCAAAAATAAACGAACTGCTAAGGAAGGTTGATGAAGACGGTATAGATTTTAAGGATATTGATAATCCATTTCATGATAACGATCCTGAATTAAAAAGAGCCAAGGTTCTATGGGAATATACAAATGAGGAAATAATCGAAATAGAGAAATGTGCTAAGGATGTTACATACTTTGCAAAATATTGTAAGGTAATGATGGATGAGGGTTTAGATTATATACACCTTAGAGATTATCAAGAATCAGTACTTAGAGAATATCAATCCAATAGATTTAATATATTTTTAGCACCCAGACAGGTTGGTAAATCAATAACATCATCAATAATTTTAGTTTGGTATCTTTTATTTAATCACGATAAAAATGCAATGATTCTAGCGAATGTTGGGGATACTGCAGAAGAATTAATGGATAAGATAAAATCCATCATAAAAGGACTTCCTTTCTTTTTAAAACCTGGAATGTTGGTTAATAATGTAATGTCCATGAGATTTGATAATGGATGTAGGGTAATTGCCAAAACTACAACAAAAACATCAGGTATTGGATTTACTATACACTTTCTTTATATGGATGAGTTTGCTCACATTAACGAGAATTTTATAGAAGCTTTCTTTAGATCCACATATCCAACTGTATCATCATCCAAGGTATCCCGTATCATCATAACATCAACTCCCAATGGGATGAATAAATTTTATGATATTTATAAAGCTGCTTTAGATGGGGAAAACTCATTTAATCCTATTAGAGTAGATTGGTGGCAGGTTCCTGGCAGGGACGAAGCATGGAAACAGGTAGAAATTGGGAATCTTGGTAGTGAAGAATTATTCAATCAGGAATATGGTAATCAATTTCTTAGTTCCTCGAATCTTTTATTAGGTTCGGAAGAACTTAAAAAAATAAAAGCGAATGAAACCGAATATACATGGCGAGAGATAAGCGATTTACATTATGCTGATGTTAATTATGAAAAATTAATATGGCATCCCAAATTTGATATTGACACGTGCAATTCTCCTGGAAATAAGTTTGTATTAACCATAGATCTAAGTGAGGGTGCTAAAGGTGATTATACTGTTATAAATATATTCAAAGTTACTCCACTACCAAAATACATAATAGATAAAATAATAGAATTTGAAGATGAATCGGATTTTTTCGGTTTACTACAGGTTGGTATATTTAGGGATAATACAATTAAACTCGAAGACATAGCAAAAATCATTTATATATTAGCAGAAAGTGTAATTAGCGTGGATAGAGTAAAGATAGCTATAGAAATGAATTATAAGGGTGAATTATTATACGATAGACTTAATAATAGGGAAGAATTTTTTGATGAAATGTTTTTGTATACAAAACATACAGAAGCAGCAAGAATAATGAAGATCGGAATAAAATACAACGAAAAAAACAAATTGAAGTATTGCGAGTTACTAAGAAGTCTAATAAAAGAAAATCGGTTATTCATAAACGAAAAAAAATGGACAATACCCGAGTTATTTACATTTGGGATGAATAAGTCAGGTACATATTCAAGTCAAAGTGGACACGATGATGTTGCCATGACGCTAGTAAATCTACCGGCATTAATGGACGGAAGCGATTTCAACCAAATGGTCAGTGACATTTTTGACGAAATGGAGGATAGTGTATATAAGGATATGATTATTGCAAAATTGGAAGGGGAATTACCATCAGATGAAGACATGAGAGATTTTTCTACCAAACAAGGACAGAGCTATAAGGATTTCAGTAAACTATTATAACCATATAAATACGATAGCTACGATATTTCTATTACTTTTTTGATATATAGTACAGAAGTAAAAATATATTGAAAAATAATGGCAAATAAGGTAAAAATAGACTATTCACAATTTAGAGCATCTGGTGTATATACGCTTGAATTCGACGCGTCTCAAAACGTCATACTTACATCCCAAACTATTAGATTAGTAGTGGGATTCTCTAATAAGGGTCCTTTTAATACTCCAGTTTATATCCCGGACGTAACAACACTAATATCTATTTTTGGAGATGTGGATAGATCTCTTGAAAATAATGGATCATTCTTCCAAAGATCGATACTAACCTGTTTAAACGCGGGACCGGTTTTTGCTTTGAATCTTTTAAAAGTAAACGATGATATAACATCAGCAGATCCTGATACGGTAACGTATAAATCATACTCGCTTGATACTGAAGAAATTAATGGTGTACCAACAAGCAAATTATATTCATCGTATTATAATAAAGAAAGATTTTGGTTCCCAGATACTAATTACTTTTTAGCAACACTAGGAACAGTAGATCAAGGTAAGTTATTAAATTTAACAAATCTTGGTAAATCTCCTATGAGTATAATAATTAGAAAATCTTCTGATTCATCTAAACCAATTAAAGGGTATGATATTTTTGCAGTAGATTGGTACGGATCTGATAAAGTTCCTACTTTTATGAATCCTTATGATTATATGTCTGATTACTTTATAGATGTAATAGGAGTTTATGGAGACTGGACAAACTATCAGGCATTAGCATTAGATCCTAAATGGAGCAACTATTTTACCAATAACGGATTTAAAAAATCCATGATGGATTCATTTCTTGCTAGCCCTGACGTTTCTATAGTAACATCAGTTACCGGATGTATAATCCCTGATTTTGTAGACCTTAATGGAATAAATCAATATATACAAACCTTAATAAATAACAATACGCCTTCTAGTGGATTATTTTGTGCAATTGACGAAAGAGCATTTGATGATATATGTGAGAGCACATCGAGAATAGATTTAGTTGGTCACCATTTAATAGACGGAAGAGATGTTAATAACGAATTTGCTATAACAAGAGTAAATTTCTTAAGTTACGATCAGGCTTTATCTGCAGATTATTTATATGCACAAAATTCTATTGGTATTACAGGGGCTACTGGATTTACCGGACCTGTTGGAGGTACTGCTTATACTGCAGGAATAAATACAGGAACACTATTTACATTAACAGGAGCAACAAGTGGTGTTATATCCGGATCATTTTTACCATACAGCAGTTCTGCATATGATATGGGATTACATTATCTAGAAACATCTGGTGTAACTGGATCAGCAGGAGGATTTGAAACAGCAGCACAAAAAACACAATTGAAAACATTCCTATCCGTATCTTCATCTAGCGATCAGAAATTTATATTGGGTGTTGTTACTGGAGTATCAGGAACAACTGCTACGGGTTTTGCTGAAGCAGATTTAATTAAATTGAAAGTTACAGGAACAAAAGAAATTGGTGGAGAACTTAGAATATATTTTACACATCCACTAGATACAAGTTTTTACAGAGGACAAGGAATAGTAGTAAAGCCTACTGATAATTTAGCTTCACTAAGCTCTAGTTTATATGCAGCTTCATACCAATTTGGTAATTCTGATTACATAGACATAGCAAGTATTGCTACTCCTAGTGGTATAACTGGACCAGGTGCACCATTTGGTGTTGCTAATACGTTAATTGGATACAATGCTTCGAAATTATATCAAGATAATAAATACGCAGAAGTTGTAAATAGTGATGTAATATGGTTGGATACCGTCGGTACACAACAGCAACATCTAGGTTTCGAATCTACTGTAGATAGAGATTTATTTAGCTTAGTATATGCTAGATCATTCAGTAACGAATCGCTTGATAATACAACAATAACAGATATAGCTGCTTTCGGAACAGATTATACTACATATGGTACACAAGCGGGAGCGGGTACAACCAATATAGTTTCACAGGTTGGATCTATAAATTCATTAGTACCTTGTACATCAGTTGATGAATATACAATATTAATAACTAATGACTCTAATGGAAATGCTCCTCTATCGGTTGGAGATCTATTAGTTTCTAAGGAAGTTGATATATGTACATCCACTACAGGTGCAACACAAAAAAGATTAACAAAAGTAAAATCGGTAGCTAAAACTACAACATCAGGAACATATAAGGTTATTGCAGCAAGACCTATAGAAATAACTAGTAATAGTGAAGTTAGAAAATTTCAATCTATAGCTCAATTTACTAAATCCTTTAATTTTACATATCTTAACGGATTTAAAACTAAAGCAGCGCATAGACCGAATGGAACAGATGCAAGAGTAACTGAACTTCTTGAAGTTTTATATACTACCAATATAGCTAAAACCTTGGCATCTAAGGATATTATATCATTCAGATACATCGTTGATACATTCAGTGGTCAAATTTTACCTAGTTCTAAAAATGAATTAAGTAGACTTGCTAAACTGAGACAACAATCATTGGCTATAATAAATGCACCATCTATAGCACAATTTAGAAATAGCACAGATCCTAGATTTACAGATGAGCCTACGAGCACAAACCCGTATCCAAAATTAAATACCTCTTATATCGTATCGGGTGGTAATTTGGCATTGAATCCAACATATACATTCAGTTTACCTACTGATGATGAAGGTGCTAGATTTAGTGCATTTTATTCTCCTTATATAGTAGTAAGAGACGGAAATAGAAACGTAAACATTCCGCCTGCAGCACACGTTTCTAATAATTTTATTAGAAAATTTGCTAACGGTGAACCGTATGCTATTATAGCTGGTCAAAAAAGAGGAATATTAAGTGGTGGCAATGTAGTTGGAGTTGAATACGAATATGATGATGATGATAGAGGAAACTTGGAAGTATTTGGTATAAATCCTATAGTAAAAAGAAAAGGTGTTGGTGTTATCATATTTGGTAACCAAACAGCATATCAAGAGGTAAATTCAGCATTTAATCTAGTTCACGTTAGAGATCTATTAATAAGTATAGAAAGTGACGTTCAAGAAATATTGGCTAATTATCTATTTGATTTCAATGAAGATTCTATAAGATTAGAAATAAAAACTTTAGTTGATAATTATTTAGATGGTGTTAGATCAGGTGGAGGTATATACTCATACCAAACAATAATGGATGCATCTAATAATACACCAGCTATTATAGATAAGAATATGGGTATAATAGACGTTATAGTAGAACCAACTAGAGGTATACAAAAATTCATTAATAGAATAACAGTTACTAGAACAGGTGGTATTGCTGCTGGTGGATTTATACAATTTGTATAATAAAATATAAAGATAATAATTAATTATGGCAGGATTATCACACTATAACAATGGAATATCGGCAATCAATAAACAGGAGCCTGTTTATTTGAATCAATTCGAAGTAAGTATAATACCTCCTGGAGTTATAGCGGGAGGTAAAATATTACTGGAGCATGTCACAAAAGTTAGTGGACTTTCTCTAGATAAAAATCCAGGAATAATACAACAGAAATTTAAATTCGCTAAAAGGAATTATGCTGGTGGTAAACCTGAGAATACCTTTATGGATTTGAGTTTAAGTTTTAATGTCAATTTGGACGAATCTAATTCAATGTATGTTTTCAAAACATTAAGACAATGGTCGGATTTAATATACAATCCGCTAACTGGAGCAATGGGATTAAAAAATGATTACGTCGGAACTATAGTCATATCGATATTTAATAAGCAGGGTGATGTATATAGAAGAATTACATGTAAAGATGCATTTCCAATTAAACCTATAACTCCGATGAATCTAAATTATACATCTACAGATCTATATAAAATAGATGATATGGTTTGGGCAGTTGATGTTTGGGAGGATCTATTCATATAAAATAATAATAAATAAATGTCAGGATTATCACATTTTAACAATTCAAAAGCGGGAATACTTAATAGAGAACCAGTTTTTCTTAACCAATTCTCTCTTATTATAAATCCTCCAGCAGGAATACTGGATGCAGGAAAACAATTTAATGGAGAAAGTATACTTGCACAGCAAGTAAAATCCATAACAGGATTGGCTGTAGATATCACACCAGCACAAACAGTGGAGCAACATTATAAATTTGCTACCAGAAGATATGCAGGCGGTGAGCCATCTACTAGTGATATGGCGTTATCTATGGAATTTGAAGTCAATTTGAATGATAAGAATTCTATGGAAGTATATAAAATATTAAGACAGTGGTCAGATTTAATCTACAACCCTCTAACTGGAGCTATGGGATTGAAAACAGATTACGTTGGATCTATGCTTATTACTGTATTTAACAAAAGAGGTGATATATTTAGAAAAATTAGAATACCATCATGTTTCTTAAGTGAAGCTATAAACCCAATGGATCTTGATTATGAAACTCCAGCTATTTATACAATAACTGCTTCATGGATATGCGATACGTGGGAAGATTTATTCATATAAACGTTAAAGTTTTCAAAATCCGAAACCTTATGTCAATTACAAGCTAAGATAATTATCTAATGGGACCCGGCGATAAATACTATTACTATATAGTAATCTAAGAGGGTTTAATTTATATTCACTAGTTGAACCCTAAACTTATTATCTAACCCCAGTTTTTGAATAAAAGTAATAATTAATAAAGACCTAATTTGGTCTTTTTTTTATGTATGGTTATATATGTAATATAATAATAAAAATTAATATAAATTATGCAATTAGACATATCACCAGAAGAAATATTGAAAAATAAAGAAATGCAAGGTGGTCTTATTTATGATGAAGAAATTATAAGTGAAACACCAAAGTCTGATCTAATAGAAACTACACAAGATATAAAGGAAAGTATAGTTTTGGATCCAGAAATAATTTCTGTACCAAAAGTTGAATCTTCTCTTCCTCCTTCATTTGAATTGGGATGGAAAAATATACCGTTACATATATTACCATCTCGCGGTATTTTTTATCCAGAAGGAACTAGAATGGCAATATATCCAGCAGAAGTTAATGAGATACGACATTATTCTACAATAGATGAAGAAGATAGACTAGGTGTCGAAGAAAAACTTGGCTATATATTAGAGAGGTGTCTTAAAATAGATTTTCCTAATGCTGGTATAGTTTCATATAAACATCTAAAACAAGAGGATAGATTTTTTGTAATAATGGCAATACGTGATTTATCGTTCGTTGTAGGTGAAAATGTAATATTACTTACACCCAATAAAAAATGTAAAGATACAGACGAGTGTCCATTTTCTAATGGTATAGAACTTAGAACCGGTGCTCTAGATTTTTATGAGCTTGATAAGAAAGTATTAAAATATTATAATCCAAAAACTAGAAGTTTTGTATTTAATGTTAAAAAAATTAATAAAAGTATAGAAATGTTTATACCTAGTGTAGGAATAAATCAAGCGATTACTAATTTTATGGTATATGCAAATAATAATTCTATAGAAGTGGATGAGGGTTTTATAAAAATTGCTCCTTTCCTATTTGACGATTGGCAGAAAGTAACCAATACTAGTATACTTTTAGCATTCAGAGAATCTGATAATTGGACTAAAGAAGAATATAGTTTATATTTCGAATTATCAGAAATTATAAAAATCGGTACAAAACTAGGCATTAAACAAAGATGCCCAGTTTGTGATGAGGAGGTCACTGCCGATATTGCCTTTCCCTTTGGGCTCAGATCTCTTTTCGTTATTTCAGATATCTTTGGACAATTACTTTGATATTAAATTCAGATTACGGGCGGAACATAAAGTTGATATGATATGGATAGAAAATATACCATATTACGAATATCAAATATTTCTTGACGGCTTAAATAAAAAAATAGAAAAAGATAATATGGAAGCCCAATCCAGTGATGGTGTAAAAGAGCTGTTTAACTTTAAAAAATAAGATATATATTGTTATATGGCAGCAAGTGATCCCAAATTAATAGCACAATTACTAGATCTTAGTAGAAGTGTTAGCAGTCTTACATTGGAAGTTAAAAAAAATACCAATGTAAATTCCTCATTGACAGAAATAAATGAGGACATAAAAGAATCCAATGATATAGGAAAGGTTGCGGACGCTTTAAAAAATATAAATATAAAAGACCTAAAATCTGAATTTGGTTCTTTATCCAAAAGTTTAAAGGATCTTGATTTTAATAATATAGCCAAAGAATTAAAAAATATAAATACTAAATCTGATGTTCTTAAAGATCTTGATATAAAAAAAATATCAGAGGGATTAAATGGATTAAAAAAATTAGATTTTAAAAACATAGCTAAAGATATAGGTAAAGACTTCGGTAAGGACCTTATTAAAAATGTTGATCTATCTAAAGGAATAGGCGGAATTAAGGATGTAGTTTCTGGATCTATCGGAGGTATAGGTAAAAAATTATTAGGTGCATTTGAGAACGGTGGGGATGTAAAGAAAAGTGGCAATTATTTGGTCGGAGAAAAAGGTCCGGAAATAGTTGATCTAAAAAAAGGTGCTAATGTTATATCAAATAGTAATTTATCAGGGCTTAGCAAAAAAATTAAAGATACCCCAACAGCATCAGAAATAGAGGAAAAAAAGAAAAACCTAATTAAAGAGGATCCTGAATATTTAAGAGATCCTAAATATTTAGCTGATGAAATTGAATATTACATAGATAGCTACGATAGGAAGAAAAACCAGAAGGCATTTAGTAAAAATGACTTTGCGAATTTATTAGCTCCTATTGCTAAGAAAAAAGAGGATGAAAAAATAGCAGGCCCTACGAATAAAAATGTTTTAAAGCCTAAACTAGAAGAGACAAAAATAGAAAACAATATAGTTACTAAAAAACCAAATCTTCTTTCTAAAATACAGGGAACATTAAATAGCGATGATATATTCAATAATATAACTCCTAATAAAATAATTGGGGGAGCAGCTAAACTTATAAACAAGAATAATAACCCATTAGTTAAAAACGGTCTTAATATTGCAACTAATCTATTATCTAATAAATCATCATTAAAATTTAATGATATTGCTAAGGGTGTAATGAATAATCCAGAAATCAATGCTATTACTAGCAAGATATCTAAGATCGGTGATTTTGGAATAGGTGGGGGTATTAAAAAAAATCTTACTAAATTATCAATTCCATTAGCATCTAAAAATAATCAGGAAGCCATTCAACCCGATTCTGGTACATCCTCTAATAACAATGAACAAAAAATACAGGTACCAAATCAAATAAAAAACGAACCTAATTATCAGGAAGTTGCTAAAACTGAAAACGCAGTTAGTACGAAGACAGCAGAGAATGTACAATCTGAGGGCTTATCTAAAATTGATGCTGATAATATGATAAGATTATTATCTGAGATGGTTAATTTATTAAAAGGTCCTCTTAGTGTATCTCCGATGGACTCCCCATTTAGACCAAATTCAAGAAAAGTATAATAAATAATCTGCATTTTATTTTTTTTACCGTATTTATAAAATATATTTGCGATAAAAATAAAACATGGATAAAAAAATCGGGAAAGATAGTATAACTAGTAATGGCCTGCATTTTCATAAAGGATTAAATTTTATGGATGATATATTCATGTCTCATAAGATGTGGGTAGTTAAAAAATCAAAATACGAGGGGGAATATATCGAAGCTTATTCTGATGATGTAGATTCTCCATTTTTATATCCAGATTATGGATCAAAAGATGAATTATATTTAGAGATGGCATCAGTGTGGTCAAAAAATTCTCATTGTTCCAGAATGAAAGTTGGATGTCTTATAATCAATAACAAATCTATAATTTCCGATGGTTATAATGGATCACCAGAGGGATTTCCTAACGTGTGCGAGAGCGATGATAATATAACCCTCCCGTACGTATTACACGCGGAAGCAAATGCAATTACCAAATTAGCAAAAGGTACGCAAAGCTCGATTGGATCAACTTTATATGTAACATTATCGCCATGTTATGAATGTTCCAAATTAATTATACAGTCGGGGATTAAAAAAATTGTATTTTCTGAGGTATATAGAAACCCTGAATCAATTTTTTTCTTAATAGAAGCAGGAATAGAGGTTTTAAAAATAGATAGAAATAAATAATATGAAAAAAGAAACAAGCATTCAGAAGTTGGCTGAGAATTTTATAAATAACAAATCAGAGAAAACATTTAAATATCTATTTGAAAGATTGAGACCCGGCTTATTAAATCATTGTTATCTAATACTGAAAGAAAATGATCTAGCCGAAGATGCTTTTTTAAGCGCCATGGCTAAAGTATATTTTAAAATAGATCAATACCAACAGGACAAGGGTAATTTTTCAACATGGTGTTATAATATAGGCAAAAATGAGTCATTGCTTATCATAAAGGAGAGAAAAAAATACTATTCGCATAATGATACGGAAATGGAATTTATTTCTGCAAAAAATGAAATAGGCGATATAGGTGGTTATTATGTGATGGAGGATGATAGTACAAATTCATTCTTTAATGATGAAAATAAATTCGAAATGATATATGAAGCAGTATTGGAGGAAATAAGGGATCTACCCGATCTATATAGAGATATCATGATAGACAGGGAATTGCATAAAATGAAATATAAGGACATAGCAGAAAAGTATGATATGAAAAAAAGATCAGTAGCAACCAGAATTAGAAGAGCTAGAAATAAAATAACTAAGAAAATAGAAGAAAACCCAAAAATGTAGGAAACCTTACATTTTTATTATCTATAAATAATAAAATATCAAAACCATGTTTAGAATATTTAAAGTAATAAAAGAAATAATATTATATAGGGAATATATAAAAACTATAAAATACGAGGCTATGAATTCTCCTCTATGGAGTAGGAGAAATTTAAGAATCGATTATCTTAATCGTATATACACTGTTGTTAATTTGCCAGCTGCTATATTGATGTCTACCGATTTACCAAAGGATGCTAGACCTTCATTTGTTATAAACGAAATAAAACCAACTAACGAATATTTAAAATCCATAAATTTGGAGGAAATCCTTACTATGTGGATAGAACCTATAAAAAATACAAATGAGGAATCTTATCTTGTTGTATATCAATTTTTGTTTAGACAAATAAGTTGGTTATGGATTCTTAGATTTATCACACAATTGGTATTAATATTTTTAATAATTTATAATTTTAGTACTATATCTACATTTTTTAATAGTCTGTGAATGAAATATTAGAAACAAAAAGAATTGAAATAAATAAAAAATTTGAATTCTTTAATGATCCCAAATTTATTTTTGAAGAAGATAAACATGTCTATACATATGATGGTGTAAAATTTGATTCAGTTACAACATTTATTAAGATATTCAAAAAACCATTCGATTTAGATTTTTGGTCTAAGAAAAAAGCATATGAAAGAAATGTTGACGTTTCTGTTGTACTTGATGAATGGGAAGAAAAAGGTAACGTAGCAAATATATTAGGTACAGCAGTACATGCTTTTATAGAAGATTTTCTAAGTGGTAGAAACCCTGATATTCCTATTGAGGATGGAAAATCACAGTATGCTTTTAGAGTTAATAATTTTTTAAAATTCTACGAAAGAAAATTAAAGCAATTAGTACCTCTTAAATCTGAGCTTAAAGTATTTTCCAGAAAATGGAGATTGGCAGGGACAATAGATCAGCCATTTCTATTTTGGGATAACGAAAGACAAAAAATCCTATTTTTAATAGGGGATTGGAAAACTAATGGTGTATTTAAGAGCGATCTTCATAAGAAGGGAAAATATACAAAGTTGCTTAGACCTTTCTCTAATTTATGGGAGAATCATCTAAATGAATATTCTATACAAATAAGTTTATATAGACTTATATTGGAAGAAGAATTGGGTATAGCAACCGATGGTGGTTTTTTATGCCACATTGGACCTGATACTGAGGTAAAGATGTATCCAGTATTGGATTTAAGAGAACCACTAAAAGCATATCTGGATCAAAATAGATGTGATAATTTCGATATTTATGATTTAAATTAAGAAACCTTTTTAAAAATTACACTTAAATATATAAAATAATAAAATATTATGTCACAAAAAGATAAAAAAGAAAAAACACAAAAAGTAATAGCTATGGATGTTAATGGACCAGAACCAGCAAACTTCGATATAAATGATACAGATAATCCTGGATTTAGCGTTGATAATAATCTGATTAACGAATTAAGGGAAAAAATAATAGTTAAGAAAAAAGAACTTGCCGATAATGTATATGCTGTAACGTGTTCTAATGAATTATTTTCTGCATATAAAGATTTTGTAAAGTTTGAGGCTGAATGGTCTTCTACTGAGGCTATTGGTATTATTGAATTGGATAAGCAAATAAATAAGATATTAGGTGAAGGTATTAAGGATGGCGTAGTTTATCTTAGTGGACTTCATTTGGAAGCTAGTCATTATTTTATATCTAAAATGAAAGGTAAGGGATTAGACGAAGCTAAGAAATTTATTGCATTATATAAGCCTTTTGATCAGGCATTATCAGATGTTAAAAAAGAAGCAGGTATAGTAAAAGACTTAGAATCACAGTATAATGCAGCAATGCAAGGTGTTACTTTGGGATAATTATAAAAACTATAAAAATTATAAAAAAGCTAGTATATCACTAGCTTTTTTTTTATACATATATTTTTAGATATATAATATAAAAATATATGATATGGAAAAATTTGAAGAGTTTATAGCAAAAAATGGGAGATATATCGTAATTCTTTTATTACTGTTAATTTATGTTAAATCGTGCAATTCTGATAATAATAGTGAATTCAATAGAAAATCTCTAAAAGAGATAAATAATAGAATAGATAGGTTACCTACATACAAAGATCTCCAAATAGAAGGATTAAAAAATGAAAAGAGAATGATACAATCTACTAATAGAAGAATTTTGGATGTTAATAGACAGACCGAGATTGATTTGGAGATAACTAAATTAAGATCTGATTCATCTAAATAATATATGGGAAAAAATAAATTAGTAAAAGGATCGATAATAGGGATATTTATATTTCTTTATTTAATGGTGTCGACCATTTCTATGATAAATTCATTTGATTTTTTCCATTTATCTCAGGGAGATACAATGGCTTGGGTATTAGCAGTATCTTTTGAATTGGGGTCAGCGTGTTCTTTGGCTTCTTTGATAATATTGAATAGAATAAACAAAACCATAGTATGGATGTTATTTATTACATTGACATCGTTTCAAATAATGAATAACGTATATCACACATATATCAATCTTAATGATTTTAAGGGATGGATAGAACTATTTGGACTTGAGGATGAAGAGATAATATATCAGAAAAGAATATTATCAATAATAAGCGGTGCAATATTACCTTTAATTTCTCTTGGGTTTATAAAATCATTGGTTGATTATATAAACCCTGATGATGTAAAGATGGATGATTCTATATTATTAGAAACTGTATTGTCTGATGATAATGTAGAAAATATTAAAGTAGAGGAGATTAAAAGTGATGATATAAATACAGAAAGCAGTATTAATAATAACCAATATATTTCACACGTAGACCCAACTAAATTAAAATAAATAATAAAAGTGTCAAACTCAGAAGATCAAAATATTAATAATTTCGGTGGTGGTGATTCTTCTAGTGCTGGAGGATCCATATTATCAGGTGGTGGAGCAGATTTCACAACTGAACCAGGAGCAAGCGGTGGATTTAAGACCGAATATAAAAACATAGCGCCCAACGAAACATTGGGCATGGATGTAGTAAATGCAACATTTAAAAGGTTTAATGATCCTAGTAAACTTAGATTTATTAAAAGCTCATTTGAGGTAATCAAGGGACACGAAACATTGGATCTCATAGATCTTAGTACATTTTTTCATCCCCTTCAGAGTTTCTCTGATATCGAAAAACAGACTATGGTAATAGGATCTATGACTTCTGTTAATATGAGTCCATCATCATTCGGAAATACTAAGGGAGAAGTTTCTCTAATAATAGCTAGAGCCTATTATCTTCCCGAATCTGAACTTGATGAGCGTGTTCTATTTTGGGATTATTTGGGGTCTCAACGAAATATAATGGGAAAATTCATGGTATTAACTGGAGCAGTTAAGGATGGATACGTATGGAAAGGATGGGACGTTGATCCATTTTTAACATATAACCATGCAGAACCAGCAAATAATGGGCTAGGAGGACTTATATTTAGCAATCCAACCCCGCATAATGTAAAATTAGTAGTAATAATAGCAAATTAATATGGCAACAAGACCTATAGAATGCCCATACACCACACCGGAGGGACTTAAGTTTAATAATGGTAATTTAGTGCTAGATAACGGTAGCATGAATCTAGAGAGTTTTCTATATATGAAGGATCTGGATTTAGATATTAGTACTTTTGCTAGAAATAAGGTAACATTAAAGCCACAAACATGTTTTATGTTAACAGAAAATAATATAGGAGATGATATGGGATACGTATCATTTATTATAGTAAAGGCTATATTTCCAGCAGGTATAGTAGAATCTAAAAAATATCTGGAATGGACATATAATGGTAATACCAATACGATGGGAGAACTAATGATTTTATCCGGGGATCGAATATCAGCAAGTGATTCGACATACGAGGGATGGGATCTTTCCAAACCTGGTGGATATACCGACGGGTCTGTAGGAGCTGGTGGTATAATCTTTTGTAATACTAGCGTAGATCTTTCTATTAAATTAGAAATGTTAATAGCTAGATAATAATATAGTAAAATTTCATATCTCTATGTAGATATATAATCAGTAAAAAAAATGTAAACCATGGATTTCATAAATCAAGTTAAAAAAGTAAAAGCAATGACAAAATCACCTGAAGTTAAAGCTTTGTGCGAAAGTTTCCTTAATGGGGAATCAATTTCTAAGGATGAAATAGCATCTACCATAAATGAGGCTATATTATCTGAAGGTATGGAAAATACCGATACCAACGTACAAGGTATAGATTTAATCAGGAAAGAAGAAAATGAAATTTCTAAAAAATCAGCAGCAGCTCTAATGGAATCTTGGTCTGGAATTGGTAGAGTTTCTTCAAATAATGCAGGTTCTTATATAGGAAAAAAAGAGCCAGTTAATGAAGATAATGCATTACTTGAAAGTATTTCTAATTTAGCATCTGATGATTCTGTTGCTAATTCATTTATACAATCACAGGGAGTAAAAAATCTAGGGATTAGAGATGCTATATCTCAAATAAAAGAATCGTCAATATACACATATCCAAAAGCTAAAATAGTTTGTGAGCAATATGAAAATTTATTAGATGTTAGAAATATAGGAGAATTTGCATTGATCCACAATTTTATAAATGAGCTTGATGGGTTTATATGGGATTCTACTGTATCTGCTATATCTGAAAAATTAAAAGCTACCTCAGATAAACTTAGCAGAGAGATACAAGTTGCATATGTTTTGGAAAGTATTAAAACCAGTGGTAATTCTTCATTCTATTCAGATTTATCATTAACTTTGAATGAATGGATGGTTTCTGAAAATAAATCTAATGGTCTTTTAGTTAAATCTATTTCTAAATTTTCATTTAATCCTGTAGTTAGAAATCTAATAAACTTTTTAAATATCAATGAAAGCACTGATAATAGAAAACTGAATTTACCTGTTAATACTCAAGGTGAATCTGGAGTATCTAGCGTGTATTCTCCTGTATTGTTCGAAAATGGGAAAACTTTTTTCTCTATAGGACAAAGTATATTTGAAGCAGATAAAAATGAATTGAGAAAAATACCTAATGGAGAAATTTCTGAGGTTCCTAGTGATTATATAAAAGTTCTAAAATCTGTTAATAAATCAAATGTTAAAATTAACGAAAATGGAATAAGTATACAATTCGGTAAAAAAACTGTTAGATTAACAGAGGAAAATGAAAATGTATCAGTATATCTAGGTAATACTAAATTGAAATTTGGTGATAGCGCTACATTAGCAAAAATAATAGGACTCGAAGCATCAACATATTTAGGTGTCGATGAATCTATTATAGTTAACGATACTGTTGTATTATATGAAAATTATTCTAATATAGTTGAATTGGATTTTGCCAAAACTATAACATCAAATATCTATGAAGGTGTTTCTATTAATCTTTTAAAATGGGATAATAAAATATATCTTAATAGAATAAACGGAACTATGAATGAAAATTCATTCTATAAAGTAAATGGAACACAAGCAGTTTCTATGGTTAAAAAATATATGGGATATGATATCTCTGAAGGTTTAACAGAATTCTTGGAAGGCGAAAATAAAATAAAATCTATCATGATAAATGATAGAAATAAAATTTTAGAAAATATAACTAAAATAGAAGGCGAAATTTCAAAAATCCAAAAATTAGTAGAATCTAATGTAATATACAGAAATTCCAAAGAAATATCTGCTGCTAGTATAATGCTAGAAAAAGAATTAGGGATATTGAAATCTAAATGGAATGATGTAAATAAAGAAATAGTAAAAGTTGAAAAAGATATAGTTGGTATTGATATATCAAATCTTTTCGAAGACGAAAAATTTTCTTTAGGTTCTTCTATAAAAATTAAAGAATCAGGTGAAACTGGTAAAATAATGTCTATTGATGCTACATCTGGTAGATATACAGTTTTATTAGATAATGGTAAAACTTCTAATTTTTTTGTTAATGAAATTAGTGATATAAAAGAAGCTGCTAAAGAGGAGGAGGAAGAAGAAACTAAACCTGCTGAAGATTCAGAAAAAGCTGCAGATAGTGCCGAAGGTGAAGCTGAAGGCGATGAAGTTAAAGAATCTAATAATCTAAATAAATCGGAATTACCAATATCTGATCAAAAGAAACTATTAAAAAGTTTTGCTGATTTACATGGATTTGCTAAAGCACCAGGATCGGAAAAATCAGAGATTAAGATAGAATTAGATTCTTTGCATGGTTACAATATAAGTATGAATGAATCTAAAGAAGTAGTTGTACCAACTTTAGCAAAAGCTCCTGGAAATAGTAATTTAAATAAAGGAAAAGACGAAAGTCCAAAAACTTTGGCAAAAGCTCCTGGAGATGATAAGAAAGTAAAAGGAAAAACAGTAGGTACTGCATCTTTATCGGAAGCACCTGATGATAGTAACAAAGATGTTAAATTTGATGCCAACGATGAGAAAGATACTAAATATCCAATAGGCTATAATATAAAAGAAGGAGCAGTTGCTGATGATACAGTGGAACAAATAATCGATGACGTAACTCCTGAAGACATAATAGAAATAGCGGAAGATCTAGCTAAAGATCTTGGTGAAACTGAAGAAACAGAAGAAACCGAGGAAACTGAAGAAACTGAAGAAACTGAAGAAACTGAAAAGGTAGAGGAAACTGAAGAAACTGAAAAGGTAGAAGAAACCGAAGAAACTGAAAAGGTAGAGGAAACTGAAGAAACAGAAGAAACTGAAGAAACTGAAAAGGTAGAGGAAACTGAAGAAACTGAAAAAGTTGAGGAATCAGAAGAAACAGAAGAAGTAAAAAAAAAATAAGCACTAACTTTTATTTTACTGATAGAAGTGCAAAACATTCTGATATAGGTAAAGATTTTTCTAATCCAGGTAATGGAAATTTCCAAAAAGCACCGTCTGGTAAGAAAGAAAATGACATCGAGGATGGTATAGATAAACCTAAAAATTAAAAAAATGTAGTACTTTTTAGTACTACATTTTTTTTATATGAAATCTTTTAGTATTTTTAACTAAGATTGATAAAGATAAATACTATGGCAAAAGAATATGTAAAAAATAGCGAATTATTAATTGCTATAATAGAATCAAAAGAAAAAGGAGTATTAACTTCCGATACTATAGAAATGTTTGATCTTATAATAAATGGGATTTCTAAAAAAATGTCATATAAGGATCCTAACGACAAAGAAGATTGTATGGCATTTGCTATGGAGGATCTTTGTAAATATTGGAATAGATTCAATCCTGAAAAATCTAATAATCCATTTTCATATTATACTCAAATAGCTAAAAATGGTTTTGCTAAGGGGTGGAAAAAAATTCATCCTCCAAAAAATCCTAAAACTATCCCATTCAGTTATATAACGGGTGATGATAATTCATATAATATCTAAATTTTAGTATGAGCAATATAAAAAAAATAAAGCCTAACGGATTATACAAAAACGGATTATTCGAACCAAGAAATCCCGATAAGTATGTAGGTGATATACATAATATAATATATAGATCCTCCTGGGAATATAGATTTTGTAAATATTGCGATAATACCGAATCTATAATTAAGTGGAGTTCTGAACCTATAGGAATAGACTATTATAATCCGCTTGATAAAAAAGAGCATGTGTATCATGTTGATTTCTATATGAAGGTAGTTAAGGAAGATAATACTGAGCAAGATTGGATAATAGAAATTAAACCAGAAAACCAAACAAAAAAACCCGTATATGTCGGATCTATAACAGAACCAAAGTTAAAATCATATAATAGAAATATGGGAATTTGGATAACGAATCAATCTAAATTTAAGGCAGCAAAAATATGGGCCGAAAAAAGGGATTTTCGTTTTGGAGTAATAGATGAAAACTTTCTATTTAATAGCATATAAAGAGATCTACTTGCACTAGACCGATATATAAATAAATAAATAAATAAATAAATGGCAGGTTTCATAGATAATAATACTCCGCAGGCATCACCGGTCGTACAAAAGATAAGGGATTCTGTTAAAAAACTTAGCAAATTTGGAATGAAATACGATGACATGGTTATTCGTAATTCCCAAGCTGTTGGTGTAACCGAAGCAGCGTTCCTAAATAAATCCAAAACAGATGCTGAAGACGAGAGTATGATTTATACTCTTGCGAAACAGGATATAACATCTAGACAATTTATATCTTATTTTGATAAAGATTATAAAGCAAAGAGAGATTATCTTCGGACATTTTCATTGAATCCTGAAATCGAATGGGTATTGGATACTATTTGTGATGAGTCCATATCTTATGATCCTTCTAATTTTTTTGCATATCCTTCATTTATTGACTTAAGTAATCTTAATGAGAAAATCAAAGATGATCTATATGAAGTATATAAACAAGTATATGACGTATGGGGATTTAGTGATGATATAACAGCATGGCAATATTTTAGACAATTCGTTGTTGAAGGATTTCTTGCGTTTGAGATTGTATACGATAATGATGGAATCAATATCATAGGATTTAAAGAACTTGATGCAATAACATTAATTCCTAGTGTAGAAAAACAATTAGACGGATCATATTTAAGTGTATGGATACAATATCCTCAAGATATCAAAAGAAAAAGGATATTATACGAACCCCAAATTATTTATATGTCCTATGCTAAGGGCAATTCTATATCTAGAGTAAGTTACATGGAAAGATTAATCAGACCATATAATATACTTAGAATAATAGAATATACCAGAGTTATTTGGGCAGTTATGAATGCATCTTTTAAATTGAAGATGACTATTCCAATCGGTACAAAATCACAGCAAAAAGGGATGCAAACTCTGGGTGAGTTAATGAGCATATACAAGGAAGACATACAGCTAAATGACGAAAGCGGAGAGCTTACAGTAGACGGAAGACCAAAAATGCAATTTTATAAAAATTATCTTATGCCTTCTGGTGTAAATGGAACACCTACAGTGGAGCCAATAAATACTGAAGGACCTAATTTAAATGATATGCAACCTTTATCATATTTCTTTGATAAGTATATACTAGAATCTAAAGTACCCCCGTCCAGGTTTCATAATCCAGATGGTGGTAGTACATCTTCATATTCTAATGGTGCAGAAGGATTAGATAAGGAAGAAATAAGATTTGCTAAATTCATTTCGAGATTAAGATCTTCATTTCAGGATATTCTTTTAAAACCACTTTGGATACAAATGGTTAAAAAACACGAAGCCCTTGCTAACGATTTTGCATTCAAAAGTCAGCTAGGATTGGATTATTGGTCTGATAATCCGTTCAAACTAAATCAGGAAATAGCTAAAATGACCTCTAATAAGGATGGTATAATTGCTATGGGCGGATTAATGGGTGATGATGAAACCCCATTTTTTTCTAATGGTTTCCTAATAGAATCATATTTGGGATTATCTAAAAATGATATCGATGCTAATAAGGAAGCAATAGCTAGAAAGAAAAAAAATAAAAAAACAGCGGGAGCACCTGCATCTGAAGAAGCATCACCAGAAGGTGAAGCTCCAGAAACAACTCCAGAAACGGAAGGTGCACCTCCAGCTGAACCAGTAACACTTTAATAATATGGCAGGATTTTTAGATTTCTTAAAACCAAATCAATCAGCACTAGGTAATATAATAAAAAACTTAGGAGCTGTTGCTAAATTTGGTATGCACTATGATGATATGGTTGTGAAAAATTCACAAGCAATCGGTAAAACAGAAGCTATGTTTGCTAATCAGGATTCTAGCGGACTTACTTCAAATGATGCTTTTTATTGGACTGCATCATATCAAGATACTAAAGTTAAAAAATATATTGCTTATTTCGATAGAGAGTACATAGAGAAAAGAAACTATCTTAGAAAATTTTCAATAAACGGAGAAATCGAATTTATCTTGGACGTATTAACAGACGAGGCTATAGTTTATGACGATAGAAATTATTTTGCATATCCATCTTTTGCAAATTTAGATGTAAAAGACAATATAAAAGAAAAATTGACTTCGCATTATAATAGATTATATTCGGTTTTCCAATTTCAAAATACTATACTTGCTTGGCAATATTTTAAACAATTTTTGGTTGATGGATTTCTTGCTTTTGAAATAATATATGATAATAAGGGTAAGGAAATAATAGGATTTAAAGAATTGGATCCTTCCTCATTGCAACCAGTCGTAGAAAAGATAAAGGAAAATGAATATAAACAGTTTTGGATCCAATATCCAGGTAATCCTCAAATGACCAGGAAAATAACAAATGAACAGATTATTTACATATCATATGCTAAAGGAAATACTATATCAAGAGTTAGTTATGTTGAGAGATTAGTTAGGTCGTATAATATATTAAGGATAATGGAGAATTCACGAATTATTTGGAATGTTATGAATTCCTGTTATCGTATGAAATTTATAATCCCAATTGGTACGCAATCACAGCAAAAAGCAATGCAAAATCTGGGGCAATTAATGGCTAATTATAAGGAGGATATAACTATAAATGATGCATCTGGTGAATTAACTGTTAATGGTAGACCTAAGGTTCAGTTTTATAAAAATTATTTATTTCCTGAAAATAATGGGGTTTCCCCTGAGATATCGTCATTAACCCCATCAGGCCCAGATTTTAATGTCATGGAAAATGTACTATATTTCTTTAATAAATTAAAGATGGATTCTAAAATACCATATGCTAGATTTGCTTCCAAAAATGGTACACCCGCAAATTATCAGATAGCAATAGATCAATTAGAAAGAGACGAAATAAGGTTTGGTAAATTTCTTAGAAGAATTAGATCAATATTCCAAGAATTATTAATTAAGCCTCTTTATATACAGATGTGTTTAGATCACCCAGAATTAGCAAAGGATAGAGCATTTAAAGCAAATTTGGGCCTTAAGTTTTGTAGCGATAGCGAATTCGAGGAAATGGTCGAGATGACAAATTTTACAAAACGTAGTGAATTCATTAAAGGACTCGGAGAACTTAAAAATACCGGAACGGTCGCTGAGGGCGAAGAACCTGATTCATACTTTGATAATGAATTTTTAATACAAAGATTTTTGGGTATGAACTTGGATCAGTTGAAAAGTAACGAAAGATATAAAAAGGAAGAAGCTGCTGCAGGAAAGAAAAAAGAAGAACCAGAGGAGGAACCAGAAAAGGGAACAGGAAAGGAAACTCCAAAGGTAACATTATAAAAATAAAAGGGAAATATTTAACATATTTCCCTTTTATTTTATTTTTAATCCCGTATTATAGATTTATATTTGTAATAAATTTATATAATATATGATAAAAGAATTAAGACTGCTAAGAGAGATGGAATCTCTTGTTGGAAATGGATCGCAAAAGGCAAAGCAAAAAATAATAAGCGATAATATAACGGAATCTCTTTCCTATCTATTGAATATTTGCTTTAATCCATTCATTACAACAAAACTCAATAAGATTAAGTTTAACGATGAAATATCAGAAGTTAATCATAACCAGTGGGCAATTTTTGTAGATCTCTTAGAAGAACTAAAATGTGCACCAGCAGCTAACGATACGCTACGTATCAGAGCTAATAATCTAATATCAACAAGAATATCTGATGATCCATTGGAGGATATAGAACTTCGTACGATATTGATGAAGGTTATAACAAAAAGCATGAATATTGGTATAGGTGCTAAATTGATAAACAAAGCTCTTGGCAATGAATTGATACCGGATCCTTCTGTTATGCTAGCCACCGATAATAGGGAAACCATAGAAAAATGGTCAAGAATATACTGTGAAGAAAAATATGATGGCGTCAGGGTAATAGCATTATTAAAAAATGGAGAATTTACGTATTTTACTAGAGCTTTTAACGAGTTAGATGCATCTAGACTTTCCCGTATTACTTTTGCATTAAAAACAGCAATAATAAATAGCGGAAAAAGTATAATTGGCGATTGGTTTTTTGATGGCGAACTTACCGATTTGAATAGAAAATCAGTAAGTGGGAAAGTTACGCAGATATTAAGAGGTACTGCAGATAAGGATATAGATGAAAATATGCTTTTTAATGTTTTTGATTTCGAGGAAGCTGTTACATTGTCAATAGGAACAGGTGTAATCGAATATGTTGATAGAAGAGCAACATTAGAGAAAATACTTTCTTTCCTTCCGGAAGAAAGCCACGTAGTACTCGGGAAAATGTGGGAATTGGAATCAGCTGATGGTATAGCAGAAATATATCAAAGAATAGTAAACGAAGGTGGCGAGGGAGTTATATGTAAAGATAATAGTGTTTATGAATGTAAGCGTTCTAAATCTTGGGTAAAGATAAAAGAAATAAGCGAATGTGATCTTGAAGTTATAGGTTGGTATCCAGGAGAGGGAAAAAGAACTGGGTTTATTGGTGGATTTATATGTACTGATGCATCAAAAACTGTTAATGTTAAAGTTGGCTCCGGATTTACAGACGAAGATCTTAAATCCCTTAGCATATCTCCCGATGATAATATAGGAAAGATTATAGCTGTATTATATAATGTCGTGATAGAGGATAAACATAAAAATAGATCTTTATTTTTACCCAGATATGTAGTTACTAGATTCGATAAGGATAGTCCGGATGATCTATCAAATAAATATTAATAATAAAATAAATAAAATATGGGAATGTCTACGCGAATATCATGTTATATTTCTGATAAGGATGCAACTTATCAGAAATATAAGGAAGTATTGCTGGTATGTAATGCAGCAAAAGTCGATTTACCGAAGGAAGTAGCTGATTATTTTGGGTATAAGTATCCCGAACTTTGTGCTCTTGAGGAAAAATTGGAATTAGATTTGGAGGAGGGTGTTCATTATTATGAAGCGGAGGGTCATGAGATGGAAGAAGGTTTTGATGTTATACTGGCTAATCTTCCTGTAGGTGCATATAAATTACGATTTACTAATTCCTATTAATTTTTAAATAATATATGATACAAGAATTATTGACTGAAAAGCTTAGGCCTAAAATGCTTAAACATATGATCCTTCCTGATAGGATCTCTAAAATATTTGAAAATGGATTAGGACAAAATGTTCTTTTAAGCGGATCTCCTGGTTGTGGAAAAACCACGTTAGCTAAAATACTAGCTTCTCCTTTTCCTCATTTATTTATAAACGTATCTGATGAGAGCTCTGTTGAAGTAATTAGAACTAAAATAACTGATTTCTGTTCAACCATATCTGTTATGGATGGATTATCATCCAAAAAAATAGTAATTCTCGATGAGTTTGATGGTGCATCTGATCAATTTTATAAAGCTTTAAGAGGGACTATAGAAAAATTTGCAGCTAATAGCAGATTTATAGCAACGTGTAATTATATAAATAAAGTTCCTGAAGCTATACAAAGCAGATTTGAGGTAATTGATTTCAATCCAGTTAGTACAGAAGAAGACAATTTATTGAAAGCAGAGTGGGATAAAAGAGTAAAATTAATATTAGGTAAGATTAATATAGGCATAGATGATTCTGCTCTTGCTGAGTTTCAAAAAAATTATTATCCCGATTTTAGAGCTGCATTGAATAAGATTCAGTCTTGGATGATAGAGGGAGTTACTAATATCGATTCGGATAAAGTTAAAGAATTCGGATGGTCATATGAGGATATTTATAATCTCATTATCACCGAAAAGGATCCTATTAAAAATTATCAGAATATAGTAGGAATGTACCAGGGTAAAGTTGATGACGTTATGTCAGCACTAGGTGAGGAGTTTATAAATTGGCTAATCAACAATAAACCGGAATTAAAAAATATAATACCGGGAGTAATTGTATTAGTAGCTGATCACCAAGCTCAAAGAACACAAGTAATTGATCCAATGGTTTCATTATTATCATTGGTATTCCAAATCCAAAAATTAATAAACTGATGAAACACCCTCAAAAATACAAAAGAATAATATTAGTAGGAAAAGCAGCATCTGGAAAAGATTATGCTAGAGTTGAATTGCAGGAAAGGGGATTTACCTACTGCAAATCACATACTACTAGACCGCGTAGACATGATGAAATTAACGGGGAGGATTATCATTTTATAAGCTTAGATGCAGCTATACATCATTATATAATGAAAGATTTATTTTATGAATATGTTATCTTTAATGGTTGGGTATATGGTACATCTCTGGAAGAATTTGATAAATCTAATCTTTTTATAATGACACCTTCAGGAATATCCAAAATGAAAGAAGAAGACAGAAATGAATCTTTTATAGTTTATTTTAATATTGATTGGGAAGTAAGAAAAAATAGATTACTTTTAAGAAATGATGTTGACGGTGTTACCAGACGTTTGGATGCGGACGAACTAGATTTTAAAGATTTTGATGATTACGATTATATGGTTACCGACGCAATGTATGATCCTACATGGCTTTTTCACGAAATTAAAAATTATTTAATAGAAAAACATTATGTTAATTAGATTAATTAGATTGATAGCAGGAATTTTATTTATAGCAACTGCACTATTTACATTGCCCATACTCTTGGTAATTTGGGTTATTACCGATATAAATTACACCGAAGAAATAATGGAATGGATCATATCAGGATAGACGAGATAAGCTATTTAGAATTAGGTGATCTGTTATACAGAAAAATCCCATGTCCTGGATGTCAGGGAGGTGGATGTCCAACCTGTATGGGTCAGGGGTATTGGGGGGAAGAAAAAAATACATTAATTTGGGAAGAATTAAGTATTACTATATATAAAAAAGATAAAATATAATAACTCGTATGGATACATTAACTAGAGAAGATAGAATTAATATAATAAATATAATTATAAATAAAATAGCTACTACTGGTAGAAATTTTTTTAGTTATAAGGGTGCGATTTCGAAAATTACATATAGGAACGGAAGACTTTATATGTTTAATGAATATACAAAAAAGGACATGTCATTGTCCACTAAATATGGCTATCCCCCTCGTGGATTTTCAGGAGGGGGTACGCTTTGGGCATTAACTAAGGATTTTAAGGATTTTATTCTAAGCGGAGAAAAATCAAATCATAACCATGGATACGGAGGATTATATTGTACGTATTGGGGTTATGAAGAAAAAGATATGCTAGAAATACAAAAATTGGCAAAAGAACTTGGGTATTTATAATATAAAATAAACATTATGATAAATGTAATAGTTGATGGGAATTATATTTTCCATAAGACATTTGGCGTTTTTGCTGGATATGATAAAAATATAGATCCAGGTAAAATACTAAAAAATAAATCGGATCAATCTTCTTTTATTAGAAAAGTATCTACCGATTTATGTGCTGCTCTAAAATTAATACCATATGATGGAAAATTAGTATTTGTAACTGATAGTAGAAGCTGGAGAAAGGATATAGAAATAGAAAACGGTGGTTACAAATCGGGAAGAATCAAAGACGAAACCGTAGATTGGACTATTTTCTTTGAGCTATTAACTGCATTTGGTGATCAATTGGAAAAAATGGGATTTATATTCTCTAAAGTAGAAGGAGCTGAAGGTGATGATTTATTACTCTATTGGTCAGATTATTTTAAGGCAAGAGGGGAGAATTCTTTAATATTAACTGGTGATCATGATATGTACCAGCTAGCAAGGATGAGCGACGATTCGTGGATTGTTGTATGGAATAATAATTCAAAAAAGAATATTATTGCTGTTCCCATGGGATGGAAAGATGAGTGGTTAGAAAAATCAGAAATAGTTGAAACTATTGATATATTTAATATGGGATCATCTATTTTATCTGATAGGTCTCAATTTAGAGAATTTCTAAAAAATATCAAAATCGACGAGATTGATGACAGAGCTTTTATATTTAATAAAATACTAATAGGTGACGATGGCGATACCGTTCCTAGCGTATGGGAATATAAAACGAATATTGGGCTAGAAAATGAAAAACTTATTAGATTTACCCCAAAAAAAGCGGAAACCGTTTATAATGCATTTTTATTATCTGAATGGAAAAATTTAGAATTTGCAGAACTTATGGATGATAAAGAATTTCTAAATTGGGCTGCTGGATTAATATTAAGAATTAGTAAGGATGTTGCCAATAGTAATAATATAGTAAAAGTAAAAGTAAATATAGTCAGAAATTTCATTTTAATGTGGCTTGACCAGTATGTAATCCCTAATTTTGTTGCTGATTCCATAGTGAATGAAATAAATAGAGCTGATGCGCTAGAGGTAAAACCCGTAATAATCGATAGAATGAAGTTATTAAAAGGAACTGATTGGGTAACTGAAGATTACCAGCCTCGACAATTTAACCCATTTACATTTTTATAAATATGGAATTATTTGATATAGTTAAAAATATATTTTCTAAGAATAATTCCAAATGGGATTCTATAGGAAAAATTGATAAATCTAGAAATTTCTTCATGATTAATAGGATAATGAGTATTCAATATCCATTGCAGGCAAATCAATTTAATAAACTTAAAATAACACCGGTGTATGTTGTAGATTGGTGGAGAAATACCCTGGCTAGCAGATATTCAAAAACGCCTAATTGGATATACACACTAACTAAGAAAAAAGAAGCTGCAGCCAATAAGAAAACAAAGGTGGTAGATCTTTCCGCTACCGAAAAATTTATTAGAGAAAAATTTAAAATATCATCCAGGGATCTAATGCAGATTAAAAAATTCTATCCTGAAAAATATAATGCATGGGTATTAGATATATCTGATCAAATAGGATTAAAAGAATAGTACTAATGATATATATGGAAAATAGAAAAAATGACAGATCTAATAATAAAAAAAGTAATAGATACTTTATCATGGGATACTATTTATGAGGTCAATAAATGCTTCAAACACGGAATAGGCGAGGGTACAAGCGCTATCCCTGGATTAAAAAAGAAAGTATTCTCTGATAAGCTAACAAAGAATGATATTAGGAATGAATTAAGATCTATCCTTAAGTACGTAATTTCTAATAATGTTCCTGAATTTGTATATGGCAACTGGATGATATTTTGGAATGATGATATCAGGGATATTTATAATGAGGAAGATATGGAGAGTCTGGATATACCAATTTCTGGATTATCAGGTGGTCCTTCAATAGAAGTTATATATACTCCGCAGAGAATATATATGGGAAATATAAAAATAATTGGTGGTAAATTACCAGAAAGCGATGATAACATAGAACTTAATAGAATGCTAAAAAATGCGGAAGATAACGAACAGTACGAATTGGCATCTAAGATAAGAGACGTTATTAAATTGCAGGATACAAAATAATAATATAAAATGAAGCATATAAAAAACATAAATGAATATTTTGATATTGGAGTATTTGGTGATACCTATGGATATGGTGGAGCTAATGGTGTGCTAAGAGTGAAATATAAACCATATGATGATTTATCTGTTACAGTTGGTCCTGATCCTTCTATAGAAAAAACTACAAAAGGCGCTGAATATAAATTGGGTGATGTCGTTAAAGGACAACCTATAGATTCTAAGAAAAAAGTTACCGGTGTTATAGTTAGAGCTTTTAAAAATCCTGACAATCAACAATTTCGATATTTTATACAAATTTATACAAAAGGTGAAAGAACAAAGGCTGTGATAGAAATAAAATCTAATGATATAGAATTTGCTGATGGAGGTAATCACGGTAATGTTGATATGTCATCCAAAGAAAAAGGCGCAGATATACCTGCAGGCGTATTTAATTCTAAAACCGTATATACATCATCACAATTGGGATTAGAAGCTACCGCATAATAAAAAGAAACAATTGCAATAAATTCTGTATAATAATAAAATTATAATGTTATTAGGACAAAATAGATCAAATATTTCTTATTTAGGATTACCAAAAAAGATGTCATCATGTGGGAATAAAATATCCTCATATAATGACCTTTTTTCTGCTCTTTTGTCTGCATGTATAATAAATTCCGAAATATTATCTAAAATAGTATGTCTAGATGTTTCCGAGTTCGTATTCCTTCCCAGTTTTTTTGATAGCGTAATGGAGGAGGAAGATATAGAATTGTCCGATAAAATAGATAAGATAAATACGATTATAAATAAGCATTCCATGAGAATATTTATTTATGTAGGGAAAGATTATTTTTTAGGAACCCAAATCGAGGATGTAAAAATAAAAACTATAGCATTATTAGATTCTCTTTCTATCTTACTTGATTCACTCGGAATTGATTATCCATCATTAATAGTTAGAATTGGTTCAGCTTATGGTAATAGGAAAAAAACGATGAAAACTTTTTGTTCTCGACTTCCGCTGCTAAATAAAAATACGGTTAAAAAGCTTACCGTTACTAATGATGATAAACCAAGTCTTTTTTCTATAACAGATTTATTATCAGGAATATATTATGAATGCAGCATACCTTTATGTTTCCGATTATTGCCACATCATTTTAATAACGGAGGACTTACTATAAGGGAAGCATTATTTTTAGCATGCTCGACCTGGGATATTAAGGATAAGCCAATTTTCTTTCATTCAGAATCTTTTGAAATAGATGAATATGGAATATCATTAAGCCCTGTTAATGCTGATTTATTAACTAGAAGAATACCTACGTTTGGGCTAGATTGCGATGTTATAATAGATTCACAGTTAAAAGAAATAGCATATATGCATTATATAAAAAACCATAGAGGATTTTTACCGATGGTTATAAATAAAAAAATAAAAAAATAATTTAATAACTATACTTATGTTTAAATTGGATGCAATCAAAAAAGTTTTATATCTTGATATAGAAACTGCATGTATAGAGAGGGATTTGGATAAATTATGGATATCTAATCCAAGATTGGCGCAATTATGGGAAAAAAGAGCTGATCACTATAGAGCGATAGATCCCAAATTAGATATATGTACCAGCAGTGAAATATTTCTAAAAAAAGCAGCATTGGAGGCAGAATTTTCTAGGATAGTATGCATATCATTTGGATCGTTTGATGATGACGGAAAAAAAGTATTTAAATCATTCTTTGGAGATAATGAAACTGATATACTCAATGTAGCAAACAAGGTTATAAATAACGCTATGGCAAAAAATTGGAAGTTATGCGGACATAATATAAAGGGATTTGATATACCATGTTTAGGCAAGAGAATGCTATATAATGGTATAAATCCATCAAATAATATCCAAATGATAGATAAAAAGCCATGGGAGGTTCCATTTATAGATACGTGCGAATTATTATCATTTGGCAGTTGGTCTCAAAATAGAAACATAACATTAGATCTATTAACATGTTCATTAGGTATACAATCGCCAAAAGAAAATATGGAGGGTTCTCAGGTTAATCTAGTATATTGGGATGATCACGCTTATCGTGAAATAGCAGATTATTGTGAAAATGATGTAAATGCAGTTATGTGTATAATGGAAAAACTCTGTTTCTAGAAAAAAAAACAAAAATACATAAAAGCTTTCTTCGATATATAGAAGAAAGCTTTTTTTATGCGCAATATATTAGGATTTGCTATATTTTCCGATGAATATCTAAACGAAAAACAAATCAATAGTTTTTATCACGATGAACTTTGTCCTATTTTTTGGAAAGCCAAAAAAAATTCGGATGGGAATACTACATGGGTATTTGATCAAAGAATAAGAAAAAAATTAATAAGAGTAGCCAATGATTTCTTTTCCAATTTTAGTGAGATCATAGGAAATAGAAAAATAAAGGATATTCAACTTACTGGCTCGCTTTCCAATTTTAACTATACTGATTTTTCTGATCTTGATATACACGTTATGATTGATCTTAGTGGAATAGATGATGATAATAAGAAAGTTCTGGTATCTGCAATAAACGGAATAAGATTTATATGGAACAAGAGACATGATATATCGATAAGAGGATATGATGCAGAATTATATCTGCAGGATATAAAAGAAGAACATGTTGCATCTGGTTTATTTTCTTTGATGAATAACGAATGGATAAAAAAACCTATATTCAATCCGCCGGAGATAGATGATAGAGATATAGATCTTAAATATAACTTATTATCAAAGGATATAGAAATATTACATGATCGATTAAATATATCGGGATTAACTGCAGCTAATGCTAAAATGCTTTATGCCCGATGTATTAAACTAAAATCTAAAATTCATAAGATGAGAAAGGAAGGTCTATCCGAGGGCGGTGAAATGTCTATAGGAAACCTCGTATTTAAAAAGCTTAGAAATGAGGGATATATAGAGAAACTAATAGATATTATATCTAAATCCTACGATAAAATTTATACAGAAAAATGATTATATTATTACCGATTAAAGGGAAATACAATAGGAATGATAAATTCCCATTTATTACTATCCCGATGGATATGCCAAATGCGGAAGAAAAAACATTTGATGATTTTCAATGGTGGGCATATTCTAAAGATTTTGCTAAATGGAGAGCACAGAATCCAAGATCTTGGGTAGCAGATTCTGAGAATAATGATATTAAATATGCTGATTATTCATTTATACCGGAAAATTCCGTATATAATATTTCATCTAATTACGCAGCAATAGATAAAGATGCTTTAATGTCATATAATAATTTTGGAAAGGATCTATCCGTTTATGAATATGACGATTCAGAGAAAAGTGAGGATGATAAGAAATTCTTAAAATTCCATTTTGCGTATAATAAATTAATAAGCGATGGGAAATTAGATAAAAGTATAGCTGTATCATCTATATCAACTAAATCGGACAAAGCTTTATTTTTATTAATGAAGGATGATAAAGGAGAAAATTCTTTGCCCACTTTAAAAGCATATAGAATAAAACAATTTGGTGCATCCTCTGATAAGATAAAATTAGTAAATGTTACAGAAATGCTACCTGGTGGATCCATGAATAAATACGATACTACCGCTAAATTACTGAAAAAGATTTCTGACGATGCTATTAAAATAGCTACCGGAATAGGGGTTGTTGGTATAGGATGGGGATTACTTAAGTTTAGTGCTAGAACGATCAGAGGTTTATTTTTATTGCGTTCGATTAGAGGTTTACCTACTACGACTGTTACAAATACGCCCGGACTTATGTCCAGATTGGCAACCAAATCTATGCCAACAGTAAAAACTATATTTGGACAAATCCCTGACATGGTTAAATTTAAAAATACCAGAAATGCAATAAAGTATGGTTATGGGTTTGGTAAAATGGCTGCAGACGCAGGTGGTGGAGCAGCATCTATTGCAAAATGGACAGCAAAAGGATTTTTGAGTGGGGCAAAAGCTACAGGTCTTAGAGGAGGTGCAAGGCTTATACCGTTTGTGGGTGAAATATTAATGGGCGCTGAAGTTATAGGTTCAATATTTAATTGGCAGTCTGATAATCAAGCTCCGACATTTAGAGAAGTTGATAATATAGGACATGAAGAATTTAATCCAAAAGCTCTAAAAGTCGGAGATAGTATAACTATCTGTTGGGCTCAACCAGCAGGAACTGGCGTAGGAATAGCTACATCTTTTGTATATAGTAATGACACTAGAACAACTGCAGAATTAGTTAAAATCGGGGATAATGGAAGCGAAACTATATTCATATTAACACAAGTAAATTCCAAAGAATATCAGGAAGCTTTATCTAAACATGCACTTACACTAATATCAATAAATAATACGGAAGTTATCAATAAGCAATCCGGTGGATTTATGAATATAAGTAATGCCGTACGACGAGTGGTTGATAACGAAGATATTGATTTTAAGATATCCTATGTTGATAGTATTTCAAAATTAGCAATGCCATATGTATATATGGGATCTTGTGATTGGTCCTTGCTATTAGACTATTATAATGATGCATCTGATCAATATATAACAACTGATGAAAATGCACCTGATAATTATGATTTTTATTATAAGAATGAGAATGACAATTATATAAACGTATCCGGTAGATTGGTTACTAATGATGAATTAAAGAATAAAAGCGATAGCGATATTAATGATTTATTCTTTCCAAAAGAGAAAGATAAAAATGAATCTATAATAACTGATTTTTCTTCTTTTAGCGTTATTAATGAGGGTGGGGATGAAGGTTCTTCTCCAGTTACGCTAACCCATAAAGAATTATCAGGACCAGCTAAAATTGCTATTTATAGATTAACTAAAAGTGAATATGCAGATCCTTCCAAGAATGAATATCAACCTACCAAATTTAAAAATTTTATGATAGATCCAGCTGATTATAATGCTAGTGATAACGAATCTATAATGGTTGAAATTAATTATACAGGAGAAGTAATAAATGATCCTAAAAGGGGGATTTATAAATTTTCTAAAGATAACAAGGATAAAGAAGATGAAACCGATAAACACACTTCTCCCGATGACGATAGCGAAGATAATAATGGTGAAAATGATAAGGAGGATACCCTTGATAACGGTACAATAACCGATGATTACTATGTTAGTGCTAAACCTGAAGATATAAAAATAATAAAGCGTAAAGGAGCCACAGTGATAATAGATAAAAATAAGGATGATGGCTTTGATCTAGCTGGTAAATTTTTATCAGAAAAAGAAAAAGAAATATTAGGTATAGATTCTTGGGATTCTATAACATTAGCTAAAGGATATCTTGATAATAAAGGTAATATGATAGAAATCAAGCTTAAAAATAAATACGGAACTTCAGGTAACAGGGTTAAAAAATATAAAATAACTGATGGTGAAGCATTTGATATTGCCAAAAAATTTGTGGATACGGTTGAATCTAGAATAAAATATGAATAAATATAATAAAAGTCAAAAAAATTCATATATCGTTAGTGATATATAGATAATATAAAAATATGTATAAAATGTCAATAAATAAAATGTTAAACGAGAATTTGGTTTTTATTCTAGATAGACAAACTTCTATCCTGGAATCAACTAAGATTGATTCTGAGCATTATGTACTGGAAGGTACGGCTGCTGTTTTCGGAAAGGAAAACAACAATGCAAGAATTTACGAAGAAGCAGAATATCTACCTCATCTAAATTATCTTAATGAGAAAATAGCTCAAAGAAGATTAGTTGGTGAATTAGATCACCCTGAGAAATTTGACGTTTCGCTTAAAAACATTTCACATATAATAGAAGGTCTTAATTACGATAAGGATACAAGAGAATTAAAAATAAAAGTTAGACTTTTAGATACCCCGATGGGTTTAATAGCTAAAAATCTTGTTGATGCTGGTGTACCTTTATCTATATCATCTAGAGCTGCTGGATCAGTAGGTAATGATAAAAAGGTAATGATCAAAAAAATATTTACATATGATCTAGTTGCTGATCCTGGTTTTCAAGATGCCCAACTAGGTAGAGTATATGAAAGCGTTGGATATTCATCGGAAGATTTCTCTAATATTAAGGATAAAGATGTAACTAATAACTTATTTTGTTTAAATGAGCAATTGGGTCTAAAAAATGAATCTGGTATGAAGATATATAAAGTTGAAAATAACGAGGAATTTAATAAACTCGTATCGACATTGGACAAAAATAAACAAACACTCATGGAGAATAATGAATTCGTTACTACTGAAGATCTTAATGGATATTCAATCTTTCTAAAAAAAGAAATGGATGCTATGAATACCAAGATTTCTGAACTTAAAGAGTCAAAGGAATCATTAACTGAATCAGCTATAGAAGATAGAAATACAGAATTAGAAGAAAGAGTTATTAAATTAGAAAAATATTCTGAATATTTAGCTGAAAATCTGGACAATGCTATTAAATACGGAGAATATCTTGCAAAAAATTTAGATGAAAGTATTAACTATAGTAAATATCTTGCTGAAAATTTAGATACTAATATTACATATACTAAATCTGTTGATGAAAATGTAACTAAAGGAATTTCTTATTCTGAATATGTTGCAGAAAGTGTTGATAGAAGTATAGAATATTCCAAATATCTTGCTGAGAAAGTTGATCAGAATATACAATATTCTGAATACATAGGTGAAAATTTAGAAAAAGGAATAGCTTATAGCGAATATCTAGGTGAGAATTTAGAAAAAGGAATAGCTTATACCGAGTATCTTGCAGAAAATTTAAATAATGGAATTAAAAAGACTGAAGCATTAGATGAGACAGTTAATAAAAATATACAATATGCTAATTATTTAGCAGAAAATGTTAACAAAGGTTTGGATTATTCCGAATATATTTCAGAGAGATTAACAAAATCTATTTCATATACTGAATATATAAGTGAAAGTATAAATACTAACACTATGAAACCAAGTGAAACATTAAGAGAAGGCGTAGAACTTTCATCTGAAGCAGGATTAAACGAATCTGGTTTTGGTGGAGATTATACAGATCTTACAAGTAAAATAGATAATTTGATAGAATCAGTTAAAACACAAAAAACTGAATCAGATATAAATGAAGCTTCTAATAAAATGAAGCAAGTAGCCAATACACAAGAGGCTAAAGAAGAAGAAGTTCTTAACGAAAAGGAAAACACTAATAAAACTGGACTTAAGTTTATAGACGAAATTCCTGAAGATTATGCTAAAGTATGGGAATCACTTACAGATGGTCACAAGCAATCAATTATTGCTCAAAGCCACACCTGGAATTTAGATACACCATACCAGATCAGAAACTTCTGGTCAACACGTCAACTTGGAACAGCTCCAATAGGGGTTCAAAAATTAGACGAGAATGAAAACACGGAAATATCCAATACACCAACATTAGGTTATAGCAACGATTATATGGCTGCTATCGCTTCAGCATTGGATAAAAAATTCCAAATAAGATAAAAAAATTAATTAAATCATGAAATTGATTAACGAACAAGAAATCTACGATACCTGGTCACCGCTTATTGAAAGCAAAGCTGGTATTACAGACGAAAATAAAAAAGTATGGTTGACTAAATATTGTCATTACCATTCATTAAACGAATCTGCCGGAGCTTATAATTCATTAGGAGTTGTAAACGGTATGGGTAACGTTGCTGCACCGGTATATCCTACTGGTAATGCTAATACTGCATTTTACAATACAGGAAATCAAGGTTCAGGAGATAAATTCCCTTCATTATTGCCTTTAGCTATACAAGTAGCTGCTAAGACAATCGGGTTTGATATCGTACCTGTTATACCTATGTCAGGACCAACAGGTATCTTATCTTACTTAGATTATGTATACGCTGGTGGTAAAATTGGAGCTGCTTCTGCATCTACTGCTGCTGATCAGTTAGCTTCTGCACCTTCTATGATTAAATTCCCAGTTGAGGTAGCAGGAATTACAGGTGGTACTGGCGCTAGCGCTACTACTTTTACTGTTGGTACTACTTACACTGTTAATACTACTTTAGAATTAACATTCATCGGATTATCAAGAATAGATGGATTCCCTATATTTAAAGTAACTGCAATAGCACAAGGTAGCAATATCTCTACTTATTTCAACGGTACTTCTTATCAGGTTGGAACTAGCGGATTCTATACAGTGGGAACAGCAGGTTCTGCACAATTAGTTAAAGCTTTGCAAGATCATATTCAAGGATATGTTGGAGCTGGTTCTACTAATAGTGATGCTTGGCAAGGTCCTTATGTAGATGGTACTAAAACGTACAACCCTATGTTAAGAGGAACTGGTGAGTCTACTTACTATAACTCAATGGGTCTTTCAACTTTCACTAAATTCGTTGAAGCTGAAACTTTCCAAGTAGCTGCTGCAGTTACAACTGAGCAAATTCAGGATCTTAACAAACAATTCGGTATCGACGTTATCTCAATGATCGAAAACGCATTGGTTAATGAAGTTTCTCAGGCTATTAACAAACACATACTTTCAAGAGCATTTGCTCTAGGATGGTCAAATCACTTACAATTTAGCTTAGTTGAAAGTCAAAACCTTAACCTTAACTTAGTGTTAAGTGGTGCTGCTGGTACAACTTTAGCGTATGTGAAAAAAGACGACACTGCATCAACTATGGTAATCCCTGCTGGTCCAGTATCAGGAGGATATGAAAACTTATCAACTCTACAAAGAAGATTGTTTTCAAGAATACTTGCAGGTGCTAATGTAGTTGCAAATAGAGGTAGAAGAGGACCTGCTAACTTCATCGTTACTAACGCTGCTTTAGCTAGTGCACTTCAAGATATTTCTCAGTTCACTTTTGCTCCATTCTCTAATACTTTAACTCAAAATAATGGTACTTTATACCCTGTAGGTTCACTTGCTGGTATGACCGTTTATGTAGATCAGAACATGAACTACAACGATACCAGAATCTTGATCGGTAGAAAAGGTGGTGACGATGAGCCAGGTATTAAATTCATGCCTTACATGATGGCAGAAAGCATTCAGACAATCTCTGAAGGTACTATGTCACCTAAAATCGCGGTAAAATCTAGATATGCTTTAGTTGAAGCTGGATTCTTACCAGAAACTATGTACTTAACATTATTTGTACAAGTACCAGTTGGTGGTTTGGCATAATACTTTAAATAGTTATTTAAAAGTCCTAAGTTTACTTAGGACTTTTTTTTGTTAGATATAAATAAGTTATAACATGTTGATATATACATAGAAAAATATAACAATCATATGATAAATATGCCTTCCTTCTCTGAGTTTCTTGAATACGATTCACTTATAGAGAGTATCGATATTAAATTGGTAGAAGAATTAAAAGAAATTGATATTACTAACCTTGAATATAATATAAACGAAGGTCGAATTGGTAATATATTAAAAAATAAATTATCTAAATTCCTATTAGGATCTTTTTCTGGTATAGGTATGTTAGATCAGGCGGTAAGCATAATATTATCTTTAGAAATAGATCTGGTAAAGAAAGAATATGCACTTGAAGATACTATAGCCAATATAGAAAAAGAGATAAAAGAAACTAGTGATAATGATAGAAAACTTGCATTGCAAAATGAAAAAGTTGCAAAGATAAGAGAATTTGAAGCATTCAACAAAGCACAGGAACTTAAAATTAAGAAATCCAAAAATGTTGCTAAAAAATTAGTGGATGATAATCATAGAAGAAGAGAATATTTGGAGGGATGCTACGCTGAAAACGCGCTTGCACTTGCTGAGGTTGAATATGATTTAGCAAAAGCCCACTCTGAAGATCAGAGTAAACTTAGTAAATATGCAGATAAGGTAAAAACCGCTAGTGCTGAAGTTGATGCATTAGCAAAGGAAATGGAGGAAGAAGTTGATAGTGCAAATAAACGAAAATCCAATCTGGATGATTTTTCAATCAACCCAGAACCTGAGAAGAAATTATTAACCAAAAAAAGAGGTGGTGATATAATTAAAAGGAAAAATGAATTAGAAAAAGAAATATCCGATACTAAAGCTGATATGGAAAGAAAGCTTAATGCATTAGAAGCTAAACTTAAAAGATCAGATAAACCACTTAGTCCTAGATATTTAGAAAATAATAAATTGGATATAATAGAAATGGCTGCAACTCTTGATTATAAAAGAAATCTTTTAGCAACTCTTTCAAGTTTGGGTAAATCCGTTGTTGGGATAGATAAGAATCTAGATAACAAAGATGCTGTATCTAATGCTTTATCTAAAGTAAATGCAAATGCAAACACTGCAAAATCTGCATCTGGACCTCTTTCTAAAGAACTTAAAAATAAGCTTTCATTAGTTGGTATTAATAAATCTGGTAAATTAACTCTTGATACGATTGAACAAATCAGAAAAAAATTAAATTTATAATGACTTTAAAATTTAAGGAATGGTCAGTATTGAACGAATCTGGCATGGAAGATAAAATTAAAGATTGGTTTAGTAGCAATTTTGGTGGGGCTAATAGTAAATTAAATAATCTATTAGGTGAATATAAATCTGCTGAACTTGAATATCTGGATGAATGGGAGAAAATACATGATGCCATAGATAAACTTTCATTAGAAAGATCACAGATCAAAAGCGATCCTGCGGAATTGAAAAAAACCGATAAATTTATACAGAGAAATAATGAATCTCTTGCTGCTGGTGAAAAAGCACATTCTAGAAAGATTGATTATATAATGAATAAGGTTAAGAAAGTTATAGACGAGGACGAAAGACTTAAAAAGTATTGGGAATTAAATAAATCTAAACTTGATTCAGAAATAGCAGAGGATATGTATAATAGATCTAAGGATCTAGCAAGTAGCACATTATCTGGTGAATTATATAATAAATATAAAGCAGCTGTATTAAAAGCAAAAGATAGGGATACCGAATTCAAAAAAGAATATGGTGATCTTTTAAGCGGTTCTGATTTTAGATCGGAAAGCTCAGGTACTAATAGAAGTAAAGTAATTGGATCTGCTGGTGAAGTCAGTGGTTATGCTAAAATGAATCTTGGTGATTTTTCTAGAAGCGTTAAAAACATGGATCCTAAACAAATAAAAGATCTAGTTGCTAAATTAGTACAGAATAGAAATGAATTATATACGCAAATGGAAGTAGAGAGAGAAGCTCTTAATGATCTTATTTCTAAAAAAGAAGGTGATGGCGCAACTAAGGAAAGCGCTGCTAATAAGGTTACTGAAATCCGTGCTAAATATATGGATAAAATTAAGGAATTACGTTCAAAAATAACAATAGCAAGAAGAAATGATTAGTTATAAAGATTATAGTAAATTAACGGAGGCATCAGATAATACTAAGTTACAAGAGATTAAACTTAATATTGCTAAAAAATTTGATGATATAACAGAAGCTAAAAAATTAAAAAAACCAGGGGATAGAAATTCCGAAATTCTAAGTGTAGATAAGCAAGCTGCTATATATTTGGAAATTTCTGGATTGATGAAAATGCTTTCCGGAGAGATGAGAAAGCCAACAGTGACTAAGCCGTCTACAGATACATACTAAAAAATAAAAAGACATGAATAAGAATCCACAAATAAACAATCCAGTAGCTAAAAATTTATTAGATAGCTACAATTACGGTAAACTTTTTGAAAACGAATTAGTCGATGCACTATTAAATAAAATAACTGCTAATGCTTTGGAGGTTTTCAAAATACTTATATTTGATATAGCACCAAAAAGGGATAGGAATCCAGAAGCTACCAGAGCCAAATTATCACTTATGGCTAATGCTAAAAATGTAAAAGAATTATCTTCTATATTAACTAATGATACTATGGATGTTGATGTGGTAAATTCTAAATATTCGGAAGCAAAAAGATTATATCAGCTTTCACTTGAGAAGTTTGCAGAAGCTTTAGAAAGAGGAGTAGAGATAAGTAAAGAAAAAGAAGAAGGCATACTCGCATACGCTAAGAATGCGGCACAAAAATTACAAAACTCATTTGACAATAGGGCTAAAGAATATCAAGCTGAATTGGATAGTAAAACACAGAACAGCTCAGAAGAATCTTTCTATTTCAGTGACGATATCCTTAATGAAAATGGATTATTTACCGGATATAAAGGTAGAGTCGATTCATTGAGAAAAATGCTAGTAAATTTAATAAGCTCAGCTGAAGGTAAGGATGGTAAAAATGGGTATGGTAGAGATTGGAAGAGAACTTTTCTTGATCTTGATGAGAAAAGAAAAGCATTAGATAACGGAAGAGGCGGATTTGGTGAAAAGGACAAAAGATCACTAGATGAACTTGAAAAACAAGTAGATAAATTTAGACTTGATTTTTTAACTGCATCCAATAAATCTATAGATAATGATTTATTGAAAATTCAAAATGATGAGGAGATCAAAGGATCATATTCGGATGTTACTGATTTAACAACAGAGGCACTCGAACTTAAAACTAGGGCTGATGCACAAAGAAATATTGCAATAGGCGAGATAGGTGATGACCATAAGACGAAGGAAGGTGATTTTATTAAAACCTTATTTCCGCTTAAAAGAGGTGATACCGATGCTGATGATAAAATAAAAGAAAGCGGATTAATAGCAGCTATACAAACAGCTATTGCTAATGGTATTAAATCAGCAGGTACTTTGTTGAGATCTAAAGGAGGTCCTAATGGTAAATATGGTCCTGCTACTACATCTATAATAGCCACTATACAAAAATCTGTAGGTAATAAGAATACTAATGGTAGTTTAGATCAAGCACTATTGGATGATATTATATCATCTGACTGGGTTTCTGAAAAAGATAAAGCAGCCATACAAAAATCTTTGGATATAATAAGAGGTAAAATGCACGAAAGTAATACTGGTGTTATGAAATTTGGTGATTTTCTTAATATAACTATAAACGAATCTAAGATAATAATAAACAATTCAGATTTCGAAAAGGAACTAGCAAACCAATATAAAGATATAACAGGTAATGATATGACACGTGCAGCTTCTAATAAAATAGGGGACAATGAGGGTGACGATATTACAGGATCTGCAGGGAAAGAAGTAGATAAACTTGCTTCTTCTCTTAGAAAAAATTATAATTTAAAAGTTGAGGGTAGTGACTTTATCAGAAATGATGGATCATTAAAACCTGCATATGATACTAAATTCATAAAAGCATGGAATTCAGCTTTAGCTGCTACCGCAGAAAACCCAAAAGATTATTCATATTTCTTTTTTAATAACGGTTTATATAATATCAATCTTGCTAGCACATCATTAAAGTTTCCTTGTAACTGGGAAAGATTTGAAAAACTGGATGAAAGTGATGATCCATTAGTATTTTTTAATAACTATCTTAAAGGGTGGGCAACTTTTGGTATGATCAGACCAGCTGAAAGATATAACGGAATAAATTCCATATTGGGAATGAAGGATAAATTAAAATTGCCTGGAGTATACAATAAGATGGATTTAACTATAGTTAATAAGGTAACACCGTTTATAAAATTTGATGATTTAAAAGGTGGTATTAAAGAAGCATTCAGAATACTTACCGATGATGATGATTGGGGAGGAAATGAATTTGTAGCATTTAATAATTTATTGGTTTCTGTTGCTAATGCTATATCATTTGATGGTGAAAAATTTATAAGCTGTTTAAAATGGCTAAATGACGATGAGCTTAAATACAAAACAGAAAAAATAGCTAGTGATTCCATAATTACTAGTACATCCTCCGATACTGGTAAGGTCGTACTCGGTTTTGCTGGTAGCAAAATAATAAATAATACAGTAGCTTCGTACGAGAATATAGAAATAAAAAGAGGTTTAAAATCTCATAAGGATGTTAGCAGTTTGGATCCATTTCTTAATTACGGAGGTAATAGGGGACAAAGAAAAGCATTATGTAAAAATTGTGAATATATTGGGTCCGAGATATATCCAGGAATCAAAGTACATTTACAAAGAATGAACATGGTGAAATTTTCAGATTTCCCTAATGACAGTAAAGGGTTTAAGTGTAAGGAGATTAAATAAATATTAATATAGTTTAAAAAAGAGGACATCGTCCTCTTTTTTTTGTGTATGGTGAAATAAATATATTTGTTAATACTATAATGTATATGATTTATGTATTCGAAGGACCAAGAAATTCGGGGAAAACTTATCTTTCCCAAAAAATATCGGAAAATATAGACGATTTGTCTAGATTTCAATTCGATTTTGTTAATTATTTCGATCTATTGAGATTAACAAGTAAGGATAATACCGAGGCCCATTCTTTTGCTATGGGTAAAGAACTCATGATTATGCAGATTGCCAGAGATTTGAACGGTAAAAATTGTATAGGTAACTTTATACACGATAGAGGGATTCTAACTGTTCTTGCTTGGGGTTTATCTGAAAATAGAATAACCAAAGCGGAAGTAATTAGGCAAATTGAATTTATAATAAAGAATGATTTATTATCAGACATTCATATTATTTATATTTGTGGAGATAATCCGGATACGCAGGATAGGAACAAGGATCAATGGGATTATGCTGACAATAACGATTTAGAAAAAAATGCATTCGAGTTTGTTATATCTAAATTTAATGAGATTAAACCTAATTGTATACAAAAATTCTATAATAACTTTAAACCAGATTCTCTTGAAAAATTGGAAAATATTATAAGAGAACATATAAAAACAAATTAAAACATGTGCGGAATTTTATTAACAACGGCAGTAAATAATAAGGATGTCTTTGATTCTATTAAACATAGGGGTATAGAATCATCATCGGAAACATTCGGTAGTGTAACATTATGCCATCATAGATTACCCATACAAACTTCTGATGGTGATGATTGGAGTCAACCCATAGAGATATCCGACGGTATTTATTTGATGTTTAATGGTGAGATATTTAATTATGATACTGAATTATTTTCATCTGATACAGAATATCTATGTAATCTGTTTTCTGGATATAGCAAAAATAGTTTAGAATTTTTTAGTGCTATGTATATCCCACATATTATAGGATGGGACGGGTTTTGGGCAATTGTAATATACGATACGAAAACTCAGGATGTTTTAGCATTTACCGATCCTCTTGGAAAGAAATGTTTATATAAAAATGAGCTAGGCGAGATATGTTCAGAGATAAAAGGTTTATATACACCAAAATCTATTATGGACGAAAAATATATTAGTGTAATTAGAAAATGGGGATATAATAAGGATAACAGAACACCATATGAAAATATAAAAAGATTATTACCTAATAACATATATTCGTATAATATGGCATCGCCTATGTTTGATCATATATATTATGAATATTACGTAGTTTGGAATTCGCCTATACCTGAATTAGTTAATGCTGATTACGAAACCCATATGAATTGGCTTTGGGATAAGATGGTAGAAAGCGTAGAAAATAGATTGGTTTCTAAAAATTACCCAATTTCAATTTTAGTATCAGGAGGACTCGATTCATCTATAATAGCTGCTATACTTAAGGGTAATAATTCAGACGTAACTTGGTTTAGTATAGAGAACGGAGAGACCCCATTTATTAATGATTTAAGCGCTTATTTAGACACACCCGTAAAATTTCTAAGCTATTCTATGGATAGTAGTAAAAATGCTCTTATATATGCTAAATGGAATGAAAGCCCGATTGATTTGGGATCTGTCATACCGCAATACCATTTATTTGAAGCTATTCGTAAACATAGTGATTTTAGAATAGTTATTAGCGGAGATGGAGCAGATGAATTATTTGGTGGGTATTCGAGGATACATGAATACGATTCACAAAAATCAGATATATTTGAAGAATTAACATTTTATCATTTACCTAGACTTGATAAGATGTCAATGGCTCATACCTTGGAATTAAGATCACCTTTTCTTAATTTGGATATAGTTAGATTTGCTATGCATCTTCCTATAGAATGGAGAACCGATAAAAAGATATTGAAAGATACATTCGAGTCTATATTACCCGCTTCTATTTTGGACAGGAAAAAAGAAGCTTTAAAGAATCCGGAGATAAAGGATGATAAATTAGCATACAGACAAAAAGCAATAGAACTCTTTTTATCCAGAGCATAATATTTCTATTTTAGTTAGATATATAGCTTAAATAAACTATAGAAATGACAAAATTGGATACATTCGAAACTTTTTCATACAATAGAGAAGCGATCGATGAGGATTTTAATGTACTTGACCTATTAGGAAAAGCATTTTCTACATTGGGCGAAGGTGTAATAAAAACTATAAAGCAAAAATTCCTAGCATACATATTAGAAAAATTTGGCATAAAAGAGGAATCAATTATGTCAACTATGTTACAGCAAGCATTTGACTCTATACCACTTGCAGATTGGCCATCCATAATATCAGGAGATGATATTAATCTTGAATATTTTGCTCCTGTATTAGCAGCATCTATACAAGGAACGATAGAAAGAAAAGGATTTGATGGAATTGCAACATCGATAGGTATAGAACCTAGAGGATTAATATATACAACACTTGTTAATTCATTAGTTGGCGAATTGGGCAAAAAGAAAATAGAAAAAGCTATAATGGTTGCATTTAGTGATATATCTAAAGGTGCAAAAATAATGGATAAATTACCACCAGAGGACAAAGATGCAGTAAGTAGTGCGGTAAAGGATCAAATATCAAAAACATCGGGAGCAAACGTTAAATCAGATCAACCTGATATGATTTCTAATTTTTTGAGCGGATTTACTAAAAGTTCTTAATAAATAAAATAAATAGATTACTATGAATCAACACGATGTAGCAAAAAGAGAATTATTAGATTATAGTGAATTTTTAAAAAAAGTTCACGATGATACATATAAACCATTTTCAGCAGAAAATCAAACAGACCAATCAGAAAAAACTGGTTTATCGAAAATAAAAAGAGAACAAGCATACGACTTTGTTGGATACGCAGATTCTGTATTTGCTGGTAAATCAAAAATCGATACACCTGCATTAGTAGTACCCGGAGACAGTGGTACTGTATTCGATATGGATACTAATGAAAGCAAAGTAGAATTGGAGTTCATAAAGAAATTAGAAGAATTCTAAAAAAATATAATATACATAAAAAAAGAGAGCATATGCTCTCTTTTTTTATGTTACTGATTCTATAAATTTTTCTTTTGCTAATTTATAAATTTCTGAATGCTCATCAAAATTTTCATAAATTTCTATTACGTGTAAATCAGGGGATATATTTTCTTCTTTAAAATTTTCTAGTAATTCGTGATATATGAATTCGTAGCATAAAGAGAATCTTTGATTTTTTGAATTGATTTTTTTGAGTATACATATACTCTTATCACCATTCGTTGTTTTTAGCGTCATTGATCCCTGCCAATAATACGATATGATTCCATCTGTTATCATATTTCTGATAATTAGTATACCCGAATTACTTTTAATCGTATTCTCGTTACTTTTTGGTGGGGGTATTCTAAATATCTTTATTTTTTCTTCTTCCGTTTTAAGTATTTCCAAAAAGATCTCTGAATATCTATAAAGTGTTTCTAATGATGATTCAATAGTATCAATTACTGTTGATTTATCGTTATTACTTAACATATTAAAATTGAAATTTTTAATATATTTTTTATCCTTAATTGTTAAACCTGGCTCATCAATATTTAATGATTTGTGTTTCTTGAAATAATTTAGGGATCTTATTATTTTTGATACAGATTTTAATATCGAATAGCAATTTTCGGGTTTTAAATTTTTACTTATATGCTTTAGATAATTTAGAAGTATATATTCTTTATGTTCTTGATCGAATGGTTCTTCTATAAACCATGTATGATTTATCTTTTTCATTTTGTATTTTTAATAATGGTATATATATACCTACAATCAAAAAATTAAAGTGATATATAATAAAAATAAACTTAGATAATGAATAAGATATATGACTATTTAGCATTTAATGATTCAAAGAATCCTTCAAATACTGGAGATTATACTTTTGGTATGGAAGTAAAATATGTTGATATAGATATACATAATAAACCTGAAGAATATACAGATATAAATGATGCTAAAGCTTTTATACAATATACTGTAAATTTCATAATAAAAAAAGCTGGAATAGATTCTATAGATTTTGTGATTAATTCAATCGAATTTGAATTTGAAGTTGACGATTCACCAAATGCTCCCAAAGAATTTGATATGGACTTAGTTCCAGGAAAAACTATAGATTTTGGACAGATCCAAATAGAAAAGGGTGATTCGTGTATACCTACATATCCTACCAAATTGGAAATAGATATGAATAAATCTACAGAGCCTAGCAATTTTGATGTCATTGTGCATTTTAATAAATAAAAATTAAATAAAAATGAAGATTTTAAAGTTTCCAAATTTTATAATGAACGAAAGTGCACCTCTAATATATGATGAAATTACGGGAGTTAAAAAAGTAATGGGCGATTTATATGAAATTACTGCGGAGGATTTTATAGATTCTGAGGGAACACCACCATTCGGTGTAATATTAGTAACTAAGGATATACAGAAAAGTATATGTCTAAGTTTCTTTGATTTTAAGGGTAAGCAAAAAACTGAGTTATGGATACCAAAGGAGGCTATAGATATAGAGAAAAAACAAAACGATTATATCATTACAATAGATCCTGATAAAGAATGGTTTTCTAAAGATGCTAATATGAACTTAGTTGATGATTTTATAGAGGATCTATATGATTGCAAGATGCGTGATAAGTTATATGATTCATCTGCAATAAATACAGTAAAAGAGGACGTTATTAGCATAATGGATATACTTGATATAGAATGCAATATAAGGGATATAAAAAAGATATCAGATAATAATGAATACGAGGTAACTTTAGATAATGATATTTTCATAGAGATAAAAAAAAGAAATTCTAATGATCTTATTGGAGAATTTAAATTTTATGTTACTGAATCATCTTCCCATCCGTCATTTGAAATAAAAAGTATGTCTGATAAGATACTATTATCTTTTTATCTTGATGATGCCTATACAACTGAGGAGGAATCGGATATAAGCAATATAAATAAAGATCCCAAATTAAATTATCTTCTAAAAAAATCATTAAATCTTTCTACCAATACGGACAAGGAAAGACTTTATGATTACTTCTGTGATTATATCAAATCTAACAATTGGGTACATAATAATGAAATTGATGCTAAAACAGAGGCTTTATATAAGGAAAGATCTAAAAAACTGAAAGAATTGAAAAAAATCATATCCAGTTTTGTATCTAGCGAAAAAATAGAAAAAGTATATCCTAGTAATATTTAAATATTTAATGAAACAAAACACCTATTGTTATTCTATAAAAGAGTAACGAGATGGTGTTTTTACTTTCTTATATATTATTAATCTAATGTGGAAAATAAAAAACATATTCTCTTTTAATCCATTAAAAACCAAAAATAAAGCTATGAATCCTGATACTGCAATGTCTCCAGAAGAAAAAATAGAACTAGAAACTAAATATAAAGCTATGGAATTCCAATGGATCAAGGGTGATGATCAGGGAATGACTGAAACTTTTTATGAATTGATAATTAATGATGAAGATGTTTTTTTATCCTTTAATAGCGGTAAAAGAATGAATTCTGATTTATTAACTGAATATATGATATATTATCCGCTACCTATAAATATAGAAAGTGTAGACCAGATTCAATATTCTAGACCTACTAATGTTACTTCTGTTGTAATTTCAGAGAAACCGAATCCAGTAGAATCCCCGATATATAAATTACTGAAAAAACAAAAAAAGAACCAAGTTGATGTTTCCATCAAATTAAAATTGAATTTACCATCTAAGGATCTTTATAATATATTAGCATCTTCATTTGATGATGCAGAAAAAGAAATAATAGATTTCGTTTTATCCGATATTGATATTGATGATATCAAAGCTGCACTAGCCGAATCGATCAAGAAATCATATTATATTAATGATAAGACTGAAGCAAAAGCTCCTGTTGTTAAAAAAGAAAAAATTAAAGATGTATAAAGATAAAATTGTAACAGAAACCCCTAAATTTAATTTAATAGAAAGGGAAAATAAAATGGGAATAGTTTCTACTGTTGAAACAGTAATGTTATTGCCTTTTATTAGCGATGATAAAGGTTTGCCATTAATGATTGGGGTTTTAAGAGAAAGAAATTTTTTTAGAGAAGGCGGATATGCACAAAGTTTAATAACAGGAACTTGCGAGGATAATGATGATTATTTAAAAACCGCTAAGAGAGAATTAAAAGAGGAATCTGGTTATGATGTAGATGACAACGATAAGTGGTATTTCTTAGGTACTGTAACTGGTAATAAATTCGTAGATAAGGAATATTCATGTTTCGGTATAGATGTTACCGGTATAGAGCCAAGTAAACCTATTACTGATGGTTCTGAGCAAGAAGAAGCATCAAAATTTCATTTTATTGCTGCTAATGATGTAGTTAAAGCTAAGGATGTATTTATACCTGCACTATTCCTTAAATTGTTTAAATTTGTAGTCGGCATGGATTTATACAATAGAGACGATTCAACCTTTGGCAAAGAAAAAGGATTTACTGGAGAAATTTAATTTTTAATAGATATGAGCAATAGAAAAGAAAGAAGATTGATGCTTAAGCAATTAGGTATTTTAAATCTTAATAAAAAAAAACCAAGCGATGTTGGTGCTAATATAGAAAAGGGTAAAAATTTGCATCGTCAATATTTACAGAATGTAAAGAATGAGGATAATAGAAAAAATTCAGTAGAAAATACAGACAATGCTTCATTTTTTAGCGAAAATATTGATGATAAATATTCATCTTTTCAATCATTGTTAATGAAAAAAAATTGGGACGAACCCGAATCCAATACCTAGAATGGAGAAAGTAATTAAAGTAATTTTTTATTTATCTAAATATTCGCCGAAAGAATCTAAAAAAAGATCTCCGGTCGGATCAGATTTTTATATAGTTGATATAACTAAGTTAATAAAGGATCTAGGATATGAATTAGATAATTTAACTAATGAATCTGAGTTCATTATTAACTATACTATTCGAAAGAAAATTACGCAAGGAATATATAGTACAAAGAGTGATGGTATACTCGTGTGCTATAAAAGTTTAAATGATGATTTTGTTGAAAATCTTGAAGATTTTCTTGACGAATCAGAAACTACAATAGAGTATACTATTCATAATCTATAAAAAAAAGATTTTGAGTAATATATGTCAACACTACCCCTAAATCCACAAGGCGGGTCTAATATAAGAGGAACTATAGAAAGAAGGTATCAGGGAGTAATGTCTGATTCAGTAGAACGCAATAGTAATCTAGGATCAGCAAATCCATATAAGGGTCCTACTGCTCGTACTCTTTTTTACGAAGCTGGAAAAAGAACACCTGGTAAATATGGACAATTCTTATTCTATTCTTTAGGTAATAATGATAATAATTTTATAGATTCTTATTATAAATCAGAGAACTCCGCATATAATAGATCTATATCCTCACTAAAATCAAAAAATCCATCTGCTGGATTTTTGATAAGAGATACTGCTGATTCGGAAGCAGTTGATAAATCAAATCAAGGAACTATAACTGGTGGGCTTAGTGGAAATTATGATAAGAACATAATAGGAGGAATAAGTGCTCCGTATTATTGGAAAGATTTTCTATATGCTAGATATTACGGTACTATACCTAATAACTATATGGTGACTCTTCGAAGATTTCCTACTCCTGTATTAGATAATTTAAGTGTGCCTGATGCTATAAAGAATAGTTCGGTTATGCAAAAGGAAGGTGCAGGAAGACCAGTAGCTCAGGCTATTACGTGGTTCGGAGGAAATACAGGTAATAAACTAAATGATTTGATATCATTTACTACTGGATTATCATTTGAACAAAGAACACAAGAACAAACATTGACGCAAAATGCCTTTTCTAAAGGATTTTTTGAAGATCTTCCATATCAATGGATGAGCAAACTGGCAGAACTTGGTACGGGTTATGATCTTGGTGGTAGCTTTGCAACAATAGTAAATGGTATGGCCATAGCTTTTGATGATAAGAATACAACTATAGAAAATGTAAAATATCAAGGCCTTAGAGAATTAGCTAAAGATCCTACTAGAGGTGGGGTAATGAGCGAATATATATGGGTTCCTGTTGATACTATAAGTAAAACGAATATAAGAACTGCTGGATTACCTTTTGAGTGGGGTCCATTATCCATAGTATGCGAATATGATCTAACATCAGTAGGGGAAGTTAATACTAAAGCAGCTATGCTAGATCTATTAGCAAGTTTATTATCGATCGGAACTAATTATGGTAATTTTCTGACACCAGATTTTAGATATAATTCGAATTATCCAGCTCTTGGATTTCCCGGTGGAGATGCAGGATTGGAAGAATTTTATAGGGATCCTATAAGTTTTATGAAAACATACGGAGCTGAATTGACAGATATTGGTAAGAATGCGGTTGCCAGCGGTAACGGTGAAGGTGATAAAAATACGATAGGTGGTGTACTTAATATAGAAAAACCTGAAATGTATAAAGTATCGGATACTACCAAAATAGATTATTCTAACGTTGAAAAAGGCGTGGGTGGTGTATTAAAAATGATGGCTACTACATCATTTCTAGAAAAATATCAAGCTCCTGCTAGCTTTTTAACAGGTGCACCGATAGGAGAATGGCATTTAACTATCGGTAATCCATGTAATCCCATAGCAATGATTGGTAATTTAATATGTAAAGGCGTAAAAATTGAATTTAATGATATATTGGGACCGGATGATTTCCCAACTATGCTAAAGGCAACCTACACGCTGGAGCACGGAAGAGATAGAGAAAGAGGTGAAATAGAAAGTATCTTCAATAGAGGTGACGGTAGATTATATCAATCAGCACAGCCTACATCAACATCACAACAATCTTATAGTGCACATATGGATACAGAAGGCCATAATGTACCAACAACTGCAGCTGCAGGTTTAAGTAATACCGTATATAGCGAGGACGTAAATAATATGATAAAAAGATAATGGGAGTTTTAATAATAGATACTATAAGCAAAAATAAAAGTGTATTTAATCCTGATCCTGGATTAAGTTCTGCAAAATATGGTATATGGGATCTTACTAAATCTTCTGTATATTATTCATCTACACCTATATTTGATGATGTTTTTATAGTTACCGAATACTATCAAATGCGTCCTGATTTAATTGCTGCTATAAAATATGGGGATCATTCTAAAGTTGGATCTTTATTGAAATATAATAATATTAGTAATCCTTTTGCTTTAATGGAAGGTACAGTATTAGCTATGCCCTCTTATAAATCAATAGAGGATCCATTTACGCAAAGAAAAAATAAAAACCAATCTAATCCAATCTCTAATACAAATAGTAACCCAAATGAAGTATTTAAGAAGACCCAGGAGCAGAAACAATTCAAAGTTAGTGACGGTAGAAAAAAATTCTTGGATTCTAAGATTAAGAATCATCCAGTTATGATATTATCTCCAAATATAACACAACCTAATGAAACTACCATACTTAAGAAAGATGGTTTTCTAATATTTGCACCCGATGCAGGTGGAGGAGGATTCAATAAACCAATTTAATAAAATATGAATTCAGATACTACTAAAATTGCTTCTATAGCTCTTAATAATATTAAGCTGGATGAAATGTTTCAGATTGATACATCAGGTGGATCTGATAGCCAAACAGCTAAAGAATGGATGGGTTCAACTGCTGAAAAAGCAACCGGTACAAATAGCCCATTTGTAACAATAAATGGCTATAATATAACCACATATATGTCAAATTTTAATTTGGAGCTTAGTGGTATTTTGCCTGTTGTTAGGTTTTCTTTTAATGCTGGTAATCCTGTTTTTATATCTAATAATTATCCTAAAGATGGTGATATAGTTTCTGTTTATATGAGATCCCCGGGGGATTATTATAAACCATTTAGAATGGATTTTAAAATACTAAATGTATATAGTGATGTATCTAGTAAATATTCACCAGAGGGGGAAGATTCAATCGGTAAATATTTTAAATTTTCAATTGTCGCCGAATGCTTTATTCCTGGTTTATATTCTCCTAGAATAAAATCATTTCCAAAATTAACATCGATGGATGTTTTATTAGAGGTTTCCCAAAATCTGAATCTTGGTTTTTCTACTAACGACAAATCAACTAATGATATCATGACATGGATATGTCCAAATTATTCATATTATGATTTTATACATGAAGTTGTAGCAAGATCATATAAAGATGATGAAAGTAGTTTTTTTGATGTATGGATAGATTCGTATTATAATTTAAATTTTATTAATATGGGATCACAATTTTCATACGAGGGAATAATAAAAGATAAGGTAGTTTATATACCAGGATATACTAACAGAGGACTAAATGTTGATATGAATATACCAGGAGCATCAACACCAGCTAGCGTATCTGCAAATATTCTATTAACAAATAAAGGAGTACCTGGTGAAAGCCCATTTTTGATAAACGGATATACGCTAACATCCAGAGCAGGATCAAATAGCAATAGCATGGGTTATATAACAACCATTGGATTTTATGATGATGTTGCTGAAGTTGATCAGCCATATAGTAAATATATACAATATGACATAGAATCAATAACATCTGATAACGTGAAGCCTGGATCTATGCTACAAAAAGGAAGAGTTAGAAGTAATGATTATAAAGAAGAGACCAGGAAAGAATGGCTTGGTGTATTAAATCGGGATTCTAATGGTAATGGGGTTCATGAAAATTTTCTTCATGCCAAATATCAAAATCTAATAAACCAGAATGATACCACTAAGATGACATTGGAGGTTGAATTAGAAAATTATTTTCCTGGAATAATAAGAGGTCAAATCGTACCAGTAGAAATATATGTTTTTGAGGGAGGAAATCGACAACAAAATGTTGGGAAAATACCAAATAAGGAACCAAATACAGGATTAAGCCCAACACTGGATTTATTTTTATCTGGTAATTATATTGTTATCGGGATTACTGTATACTGGGATCCATCTAGAGGTATAAAACAAAAACTAATATTATCTAAAAGAACGTGGGATGCTAATATATCTGGTGCTACACCAAGAGCATTTCCTATTTCTATAATTAATAGAAAGTACTAAGAATAATATAAAAATAATAAATTGTATGTCATTAGGAGCAACAGATAAACAAAGAAGCTTATTTCTAAAAGGATTTAATCTTTCGAAACAAGGAAATTATGAAGATCCAACATATTTGGGATTTAAAATAGTAGTGGATTTTGGTAGTTTACCTATCAATGCTGATGATGGATTACCTCCAAGCCCACTATTTAAAAAAGGCAGTTATTTTACCGATAAGAATACACTATTTGGTACAAACCCATTTGGACAGGAACAGTATTCACAAAAAAGCTCTGGTAATGATGGTGACGTAGCATATTATTCAGCTATTAGTTACTTAGAACAAAGAGAATTTGATTTTATAAATGGCGGAAAAAGGGCTGATGCTCTTAAACAATTTGGTATTACGTTTAGTGATTTGCTTACTAATTCTCCATGGTTTATACAATCAATAACAGGTCTTGATGAAATGATGAAAGTTCCTAGACCTGGATATCAATCACAGGGAGAAAATGCATATACTGCTTTTAATCCCCAAAGAACAGCTGGAAAAGTATTAGAATTTACGACTCTTGAATCATTAAATTTAAGAATGACTGCACTTGCAGATCTATATAATACTGCAACGTTTGATTATGATAATATGAGAGAATTACTTCCAAGAAATCTTAGAAAATTTACTATGTACATTTTTGTTTCTGAAATTAGAAATTTTTTCAAAACATCAAGATTAATAGGATCATCAACAGCATTAACTGCAATTGATGATTTATCTAGTTTATTAGGTTCTGGTAATAATCCAGGTAGTAATCTCGGAGTAATCGGAGAACAAAATACCGAATTTGGTAAGTCTAATTTCAGTCCATCCAGTGTGTTTAATTCTTTTGTTGGTAATGTTATAAATAAATCGGGAATAGATAGTGATCTTTCATTTTTAAAAAATCAACAGGATACATCAGGTATAAAGCCTATGCTTGTATTCGAGTGTAGAAATTGCGAATTTGATTTTACTGAAAGTACACCATTAAAAGTATCGATAAGCAACGGGAGTTCTACAGCTGATCCGGAAGGACAAAAATTTAAAATTCACGTCGGTAAAGTTAGAATGAGAAATCAGTATCCAAATATAAGAACTGATGGTAAACCATTGATAATCGGTGATGGATGGGATTCTGCTAGAACGTCGGTACAAAAGAATCCTATTAATAGCGATGATATAATTTCATTGGGCGGTGAATTACTTACTAACTTTATAAGTAACTCTGTAAATGATCTAATAAATGAAGGTGTAGCTAGCTTTATCAAACCTAATGTAGCAGGAATTGATAAATTACTTATGGGTAATGTGTATAGTTTTAATCCAAGCGAACTAATGACTAATCTTTCGTATAATAGTGCTCAGAATTTCTTAAATGGCCTTTCTGGTGTAGAAGCAGGATTTAAAAATACTACTTTGCCAAATCCGCAATCTATGGGATTAGGAGGGCCTGCTGAAAGGGTATATCCAGCACCTAAGGGTGATGTATATCCAACTAATCCTGGTAAAGATTTAGGATTGCCTGAAAGAGTATACAAAGCACCGATTGGTGATGTATATCCAACAAATCCAGGTAAAGATCTAGGTATACCTGAACGAATTTATAGTAAACCAGCAGGTGATGTATATCCAACTAATCCTGGACCTGATTTGGGAGTACCTGATAGAATATACCCAGCACCATCGGGTGATGTATATCCAACTAATCCTGGACCTGATTTAGGTGTTCCTAGTAGAGTATATCCAGTACCAGCAGGTGATGTATATCCAACCAATCCTGGACCTGATTTGGGAGTACCTGATAGAATATACCCAGCACCATCGGGTGATGTATATCCAACTAATCCTGGACCTGATTTGGGAGTGCCTGATAGAATATACTCAGTTCCAAGCGGTGATGTATATCCGACTAATCCTGGACCTGATTTAGGAGCACCCGAACGTATTTATAGAGGAATTAATGATAAAGCTTATGATGATAAAACTATACAAAGAGGATCAATAGATTCAGAAAGCGTTTATACAAACGGTGATTTTAATCCATATCCAGTAAATATTGATAATAATTCTATGTATACTAAAGTTTCTAAAATATCTTCTGATGGTGAATTAAGGGATCCAAGTAATACATTCACTCAAAAACCTGAACCTGTATATAAGCCAGTAGAAAATACTATAGATAATAGAGCAAGGAATATGGGAAGGATATATCCTACTACGATTGGTGATTTTATAGCTAAACCTCCAATAGATTTAGGAAACTTAAAACCTGATACTAAGTATAATATAAGTACTGATGGATTTAATTCAGATAAAAATGATTTTGTATAATTATGCCAAGTGAAAAAACATATTTAGGAAGGATAGTAGATATAAAAGATCCTCTTTATCAAGGTAGAGCTAAAATAAGTGTATTCGGTATATTTGATGATATACCAATTGAGGATCTACCATGGGCTGAACAGAATGCTGGACTTGCATTTGGTGCTAATCACGGGGGTGGAAATATATCTATTCCAAGATTAGATGCTGTTGTATCTGTTCATTTCGAGATAGAGAATTATTACAAAATTACATTTGATTATCTTAAGGAAATATCGAATGATCTATTGGAAGAATTGAAATCCGAAAATTCCTATGAGGGTACGCAATCTCTGATATATGATGGGGAAGCTTTACCCGGATTATTAAAGATGCTATATACCAGAAAAAATGGATTAGTATTAAAATTAGGTGATGCTACTATACAATTAGATACACAAAATGGCGGAACCGATAAGGAAAAACTTAGAATCGTTTTAAAAATGAACGGGGATGAGATTAGAATGGAAAAAAACGGGGGAAAACAAAAAGTTATAGTAAATTCATCAAACATAGAACTTGGTGAAGCGGCAATAGAAAAAATAATTAAAGGAAGTACATTCTTAAAATTGTATAATGCGCATACACATCCAACCGGAGTTGGCCCTTCGGGTA